TCACGCATGGGGTCACGAGTTCGAGTCTCGTACGCACCGCACCGAGTCGTTTTAAAAGCAACTATCTTATTGGTGCGTTAGTTCAGTTGGTTAGAATACATGCCTGTCACGCATGGGGTCACGAGTTCGAGTCTCGTACGCACCGCTATAAAACGAGGAGCCTTAAAAAGTTCCTCGTTTTTCGTTAAAGTGAATTTGTGTTGAAAGTAACATGAAAACACTCATTACGAGCTATTTAGTTGAGCTACGAAAGTAGCATGGAGCCATTAAACTGAATATTCCGAAAGGTTCATAAGTAAAGGCACGAACTTTATACAGTGTGCCGACTTGTGTGCGGAACATTCTCCAGATAGATTTCTATCCATTGGTTCATCATCTTCTTTAACATTTTTAACTAAATGGCAAAATCATGGTGAAGCTAAAATTCATTGTACGAGACGGCTTTCTTGTTTTGCGAATAAGCGAAGGTAAAGAAAGGTACTACAAATCCGTCAAAAGTATTCTTGTTGGTAATCCTAATATTCTCAAACACTGGAAAGCCGACAAAGAACGTTTTTCCACTTACGCTACTTCTTATCAGGAGAACAACAAGGCATTGGAGGACTTTAAGCAAGTATACCGTAAACTATGCTTAGAACATCCCGAATACAATGCCCGACAAGTTGCGTCTTATTATTCCCATTCAAAAATTCTAAATAAGACAAACGGAATTGAGACAGAAGCTGCTGGTTCTGCTATGTTTTTGGAACAGTTCATGGAAGTGGTTATTGAACGTGAAAAGCAAAAGCAGGGCTGTAACTTTGAGTGTTATGAGAAACTGCTTACCAAATGTCGTAAAATCATTCCAGACTTCAATCTCATCAAATTCTCAGACATCAACTATGATTTCTGTTCTAAAATAGCTGGAATATTTGCAAAGTACAGTGGCTTCAAAGGCACGGCAAAAACATTTAGAGCTATTCTTGGACGAGCTTCAAAAGACCGTGAAGTAGATTTTTCTCTCGTGCGCATAGGTGATTTCAACTTCAATGACTACAACCCAGCAAAATATGAAGACGATATGAAACACCCAGATGTGCTGACAAAAGACCAAATTAAGGACTTCATGCACATTGACCTTTTCAACCTTACCCCAGAGTGGGCAAACAGAGAAAAGGTGGAACTGTACTATGATTTCTGCGTGTTCATGCTACAGTCATTTTTTGCCCCCTGTGACGTTATAAAGCTGAAGGTGGAGCATATTACCAGAAATCATACAATCCTCGCCAGACGCAAGAAAACGCACAAAATGGTGGAGATTCCAATAACACCCAAGATGGAGGAAGTTATAAATAAATACTCTGGACAATCAAAGGATGGTTATGTGTTTCCAATCATGGATGACGAAGAAGAAAAGAAACACGTTACGAAGGACTACATCTTTAAGAAGTTTCGACAAAAACTAAATATATGGCTTAAAGATGTGGGTGATGAATTACAATGTGATTTTGATTTGTATGCTTATGTGTTTCGGCATACTGCTATTACGGTTGCGCTCGATCATGGTTTGCCTATAGCTTACATTGCTTCTGTTGCTGGAACGAGCGTGGATGTCATTCAGAAACATTATTACAATGGCAATAGTGTAGATAACCAGCTAAAACTTCAACAGGCATTTATGCAAGCCTGTATATAAAAATGACCGCCACCTACTCATCACGAGCAAGTGGCGGTTCCGCAACTGATATTTATGTGGTTAAATAATCTCTACTGTGTGACAAGTTCCCAATCCTCTGCAAACACATCGCTGGAAGACGGAACCCATGAATCGGCTCTTCCGTCTGGATTGATAATCAGCATCTGGTTGGTATAGTCAATATGGGCATCGCTGCGAGCCATCAGAATATCTTTTGCAATCTGAGGGAGCGACTGCATGTTGGGAATAACATCCGCTTTGATATTGGCTGGAACTTGCTTGATAACAAACATGCCCTTGCCATTCCATCCTGCTCTGCGAATAGCACCACCAGCTTTTAAGAACTTGATAGCAGTACCGAAATCATAATTGGTCGGAAATACCTGTTTATTTGACATCTGAGCCATTCTATCTGCCAGGAGGTAGCAATACTCACGTTGAGATTCGTTCTGCGCTGAGAGGAGAGTTTTTGCCAGGTAATTAAGCTTATCAAAATTCATGCTATTGATGAATTTATTACCTTTCTCATAACGTTCCGATTCCTCTTTATATTCAATGTTCATGCGGTCAAAAGGAGTTTCCGCTACTTGGTAAGCTTTCTCGAAAACATCTTTAGGAGACCAACCGTCACGTACAACACCATCTTGATTTATATATTGGACGTGATAGCCTTTGCGTGGGCCAGAACTATGACCGCTTACAGAATAACTACTAATATAGCCCTTTTCATAAGCCTCCAGCTCATCCATAGGCTCTGCCGATACTGTGTTTGTATTGAAATATTTTTGCATGATGATTCTGATTAGAGATTAATACGTGTTTCCTTCTCGCTGCACCAACAATAGATGTAACCGATAAGTGCAAGCGTAAAAATGCAACCAACGACTCCCCATAACCATCCAGGAGCATTAAAATGTTCAAGTGCTAAATACGCTGTAAGGGCTTTCCAACTCCAATGAGGTTGAGCTGGAAGTTGTTTTCTACTAATTACTTTCATACTTTGTCTGTTAAGTTATATATTCATTTCATTATCAGTCAACTATTGTAAGTAAAAAGAGGCAAATTGGTAAAACAATGAAAAACCAATTTGCCTCGCAATCCTACTAAACAACCTAATTAACCTCAAAACTAAACTTTGAACCGCTGGATGGATTCGCACCACCTAATACACAAGGTATCACGTTGCATATCTTCCTAATTGAATACAGCGGTATGCCAATGACAAATCGCTTGTGGAGAAGGTGAGACTCGAACTCACGACCCTATGCTTGCAAAGCATACGCTCTTGCCATCTGAGCTACAACCCCAAAATTGCGGAACTGGAAGGATTTGAACCCTCGACCCTTGCATTAACAGTGCAACGCTCTAACCAACTGAGCTACAGAACCTTTTGTAGGGCAATGCTGGAATCGAACCAACGTAAAACTGTTTTGCAGACAGTTTCCTAACCACTCGACTAATTGCCCCATGAAAAATATGTTACTTTGCCGTATAGAGTTTCATACCGCAATGGAAATGAGGCATAACTGCAAGGTAATAACCTCTTGTTGTCGGCTTGCCGTATGTATCAAGCTTATCAGCTATCGTGTGATGAAGAGCCTTCTCATGTGTGCAAACTCCGACAACGCCATTATAGCCGACATACTTGAAGTGTTTGCAGTTACCGCATACAGGCTGCTTGTCAAGCTCTATTCCATCATTTTTCTTATTCTTATGCAGGAACTTATTCAGCTTATTCCTAACACGCTTCACAAAACCTATTCCCATATTTGCTTTTGTTTCGCTTTTAATAGTTGCAGAGACTGGAATCGAACCAGTGACTTCCAGGTAATGAGCCTGGCGAGCTACCGCTGCTCTACTCTGCGATGTTGTTACGTTTATGAATAGCAAACCAGATTTCCACAAGTTTGTAAATTCAGTGATTTTTTTTGAAAAACACTCCTATTCTCACGAACCAGAGCGAAAAATAATCATAACAATTTCAAAGTGGAGGTGTAGGAATCGAACCTACCAGTCTTATGGCGAACTACATTTGATAAATCAATGACTTTACCATAACCTCCATTTATACCGATATACCACCAGCTCGGTATAACACTGCCAGCATACGTTCTGGACGATGCAGACTTCTCACGCCAAACGGCTAAAAGCGTGAACTTTGTTAAGTTAGTCGTGAGTACGTTCCCTTGTACTTCGGGCCTATTTTGTGAAAAATAGTCAGAAGTTTCACTTTTGTCAATCTCTTTTTGTACTTTTGCAAACGATGATAGGTGCTGTATCATTATTGTTCGCTCTTTCAGTGGCAAGAGCAATTCGCATAAAAATTGATTGCAATGTGGCAGATAGTATAAAAGCAGTCGCATCTGTAATAAACACTATCGCCAATCTTGTACGAGCGTTCAAAGATTAACAATTGAGCTTCTGACTATTTAATGTCTGTAAGCATGGTACATCTTCATCACGCCTCGGCTTCGGTCGAGGCTTATTTATTCCCAAAGTCAGCTGGAGTCTCGCCCCATTCCTTGTTGTCCCAATGACTGACTTCTATGGAATCCACATCGTAAGCAAAAGCTTTCAAGAAAATCTCCGCTTTCTGGAGGTCTTTGCATTTCTTGTTTGAAGCAGTTGCTTTGTTTTTGAACCACGTTAGAGCTGTCACGCTGTCAGTGTAGATATGCCGAGGTTGAAAATCATTCTCGATAACATACTTGACAGCTTCAACCACTCCAAGAAACTCTCCAATGTTCACAGTTTGATTTCCTAAGTTCTTATAGAAAATCTGTTCTCCTGTAGCAAGATCAATACCTTGGAACTCTGTCACCAGATTTTTGGTTGAGTGAGCAGCATCTACCGCAATTCCTTCAGTTGGTCTATTCATGTTACCAATATCTTGTTGGCGTAGGCGTGACAAGCAATTTACCATCCTGTCTGCCATAAGGAACATATCTTACAGCAGCATTAACCCAGAATTTGCAAACAGGCTCATAAAAACGTCCGTTCTTCTGCGTTATCTTGTAAAGCAGGATAGTTTTTCTATACCAATCACGACCTTGCGCTTTAATAGCAACCTTCTTCCTCTTTCGAGGAAGTTTAGGTTTCTTAGCGATATATTTTTCGTCCGAGTCCATCAGCAAACATTTTGTTAAGTAAAGTATTTGCAGCAGCGTCAAAGTCATCCAAAACCTGTGTGAGGTTCTTGATGTCAACACGCTTCTCCAGAACAGCACGGCAAACAGACAGCTTCTTAACGCTATCCTTTGTTCCGTCCATAGGATCGAAAGTGATACACTTATTGCCGAACTTAACGTCAATTCGATACTGGATCTTCGGGATATACAAAGTCTCAATTGTGGCCTTGAACTCACAAGGAATAGCAGAAATCACCACATAACCATTGCGCTCGTGCATTGGGATAAGCTCTACGTCATACAGGACATTTGTAAGAATCTCACATGTCAGCTTCTTGTCCAGAACGCACACCTTCTTTGGATAAGGTGAATCCTGGTGAACACCGCAATAACGCTTTGTCTTGGGATTCTGTGACACAAATCCGACATACGCATCGGTCTTGTCTGATTTTACAAACTTGAGCTTAGTGCTGATTTTCTCGACTGGCTCCTTTACATTCTCTGTTTCTGGATTGTTGATGTTACTCATTTTTATATCAATTTTTTGAATATGCTAATAAAACAAATGTGGTGCATTTCCCAATTTAGATAGGAAACGCACCACAAAAGTACAGTTAATAAATAAGAAAAACGAATGATTTTCAAACTAATTTTAGCTCTAAATAGTTGATAATCAAGCGTTTAATATCAGATAAGAGTCTTTCTATTACGGACTCATAACTCCCTGTATTTTAGTCAGATAGTTTAAGATTCTGGAGACAAACGACCGTTCCACTGAAAATTTTTTTGTTAGTAATCGGCATTTTGTTCATCTTCCAGTGTTTTGACATCTGGAAAGTCGAATTTACCCAAGTTGTTGCGACTTTGTATCATCTTAGTCTTGACTCCTTTTGAAGCCAAAATGCCGACAATATCAAGAATGTCTGCAACAGGCAGTTTGAGACTCGCCATGTGATTCTCGCACTCCTCCAGCGTTGCATCTGGAATATAGTTAGCCACTTTTACTGCATCGTCACATATAGCAACGTAAGCATCCTCTAAGCGGAATAAACATACGGTGTCTGGCAGCTGCTGCTTATAGTAGCAATATGCCTCATTTGCCTTCTTGTCCATAATTCTACTTGTTTAAGATGTTAAATATCAATTTGAATGTGTTTTGCAAAACATGAGTCGCATAAACCATCATTCCTCTTGTATTCAGAAACTGGAATTTTCTTCATACATTCAGAGCAATAATGCTCGCTTGACCGCTTATTGTAAATTGCGTTTTGAACTTTGCTTTTTGAAGCTCCATACTCACGCATCAGTGCCTCTATCATCTGAGCTGGAGTGTATCGTTTCTCTGATTTCAGCTTTTTATAGCTGTATTTGATGAGTTGGTCAATCGCATAGCTGTGGTCGATGAGGCTCATAGAAACGAGTTTTGTCAGATAATCGACAGGGCCACCTGTGATGATGGCGAGGCGTTCGATGTCTTTTTGACGTAGACGTATCATTTATATAGTTTACCAGCAATTAAAATGTTGGTTTATAAGTTTTTCTTCATACAATTTATCACTGTCTGGTAGCAATGTGGAATATTTAAGCATACGCTTTGCAGTTTCTTTATCAGTAAGACTGTTCAAATCAAAGTTCTGCCACTGCCGCCAAGGGTATTGAGAGTCTTTTATACTTTCATCCAGCTCTCTTTCAAATATTAACCTTTCGTTCTCTGCTTTTCTTTGATAGTCCTGGAAGGTTGTTATAGATATGGCTATTACTATACCTAAGAGAATCAATGCAAAAGCAATGAAAGGCTTGCTTTTATATATTTGCTTTCTACGAGCCTTTTGTTTTTCTTTTTTATATTGATAACCGCAATGTGGGCAGGTTTTCGCATTGTCAGACATTTGTTGCTCACATTCGGGACATTTTATAATTGCCATGCTATTTATTATTAATTATTCGTTTACAAAATACCATTATACCATATATTCCAAAGCTGAATATGAAGAACATAATCCAACCAAGAATATTATCAAAGCTGTCTATTTTATTTAAAACCATTATTGGAAAGACTAAGAAAGTAGTTATATACCACAATATAAGAAATGGTAAGATAGGTGTTTTATGTAACATCCTTTTAATTTTATTACAATTCATTTCTTCTTAGATTTTCTTGTTGCAGAATACCTCAACGATGTGTTGAGCATGATAAAATAACACGGAGACGCAATGAAAAACACAATCCATTTTGTCCAACCGTTTAGCAAGCCGCAAAAATTAGCAATTATAAATATAAATGTAACTATGATACAACACACTAATGCCGTAATCCACAGGTCACTTGCCGTTGTTTTCTTTTGAATTTGGCTATTCCTAACTCTAATTCCGTGCATAGCCAGAAAATTCTCTGCCAGATATTTAGCTTCCATCCCCTCACCCCATTTAGGATAGTATGACTGATTAAAACGAACCATGTGCATACTAAAGAAATTTTCCAGCATTTTCTTGGATGCTCCTGGATTGTCTTGTATTTTATTCAGCAACATCTGCTCGTCTTCTTTTGTAATGGCACAATCATATTTATAAATAGGCACTGGACAACCTTCAATGTTGTTGCCAAGGAGAAATACATCTTTCAAGGAGCAATCATCCAGTTTCTCGACTTTATGAGAAGCCTTAAAATAGTCGATAAAGTGCTGAACGTGTACAGGGGTCACACCTTTATTATAGCGGTCTGCTAAATATGACGTTATGTCTCCAATATATCCGACATAGCCATAATCATAAATCCAAGATGCGAAAAGCGATTCCAACCAGACATCAATCTGATACCACTTGTTCCCTATTGGAGCTTCCCACGGTTCGCTGCCAGCATTTAGAAAGATTTTAAGCTTTCTTCGCTGGAGTATGATATATTTATGATTTATTCCTTTCATTTAGGTTCAATTTTAATTGTGTAGCCAAGAGTGTCGGCAAGTTTTAAGAAATTGTCTACTGTCACCTTATTAGAACCTCGCTCTATATTGGCGATAGTAGGATATGTGCATCCAACAGCTTCTGCAAGAGATCGCTGGGTGTAAATGCCATTACGAGCTGTTTTAAGCCATGTGGCTATAGATGGAATATCACTTAATATAACGATGTCATTGCCCTTTTCAATAGATAAAGCCATTCCTATACAATATAGATAATGAAATGCTTTGTCCATAGCAAAATTGTTAGGTTTGGCTTCAATATGTTGGAGCTGAACAAATGTGAATCCTGTTTGTCTGCACATTTCATTCTTTCCTATATTAGCATGTTCTCGCGCTTGAACAAGCATTTGACTAAATTCAACTCTGTTCATTTCTTACTTTTTGATGCAAAAATACAAATAATATTTGGTACTACAAAATATTTTTAATACCTTTGTTGAAAAATTCTCTATTATGAAATTACATAAATTGACAGATGCAGAAATCTTAGCCCTAAACAAACTAAAAGCATCATCGTTTTCTTACTTCAAACGGCATCTGCCCATCAAATCAAGCAATATTTATATTGCAAAAACAAGCAAGGCTCTTAACAGATTGAGTCAAGCTATTGCTGTAGATGTGTATACTTCTGGAATTGGAAAAGAACGTCTACGTTCTTGCTATGACTGTTTACGAGAACTGAATAAGCATGGTAAATTAGGCGATGTCGAGCCATACCTTCGCCAGTTAAATGAAAAGGTGCAATATTATCTCGGTATTCTATGTGGAACTATAAAACCAGCCGAGACCCATAACATTAACCCTCCAGTTTCTTCTAAGAAAACAAAAGCTGCAAAGCAGAAAAAGCAACAAGCAAATGCTGTCAAAGCGCAACAACGAGCTAAAGCCATGTTTGAATCTCGTCTTCATGCTTACACCCCAGATTCACAAATTCAAAGCCAATACCGATCAGTCCTTACCAGTCACAATCTCACCAAAGATGATGACTATGAATATGGGTTGAGTGATATTGACTGAATTTTGTTGCTATTGTTTTATCCCTCCCCACTGTCACTGGAAAGGGATATTAATTACTTGGTAGTGTTTGGCTCTGTATAACTAACAGGTTCCCATAATTCTACGGCAGTCAATACCACTGGGCACACGATAGTCTCATAGAAGATAACTGACAAGATGATGTTTGGTACATTGATTTCATAATCTACACCATTAATTTGCTTTTCTTTGTTCGCCCAGCCATAAGGTGATGCAACGAAAGAAGTTCCATCGCACTTTTTGAACGTTTTCTTCTCTGCACAAGAAGAAAGCATTAATGCTACAGCGAGCATCATTAAAGTTACTTTTTTCATTTTTTGATTGTGTTAAACTCTCAGACAGACAAGCACAGCAAACTGGAGTTTTGTCAGGATTTTCACCTGTAGTTTCCCTTCGTCATCGCGGACGCTCCTTGTCTTGATGATTAGCCCTACCTAATAAATCAAGGCTTGAAACCTGTGCTGAATTGTCTATGCAGTTATTGAAATTTTACGGCTACAGCAAATGCCAACCAGTCTAAAACGGCTCAACATCGTGCTGCACTTGCTGCCAGGGAGAAAGTTTGTTAATTACTTACTCGCAAATGATAGCGAGCTGACCACACGCTGCACCGTTTTCGATTTCAGCCTTTGTTGCGATGGCTACTGCATAATCGTAGCCCATTGCATCCAATTGATTCTTAATTACATTCATACTTAGTAATCTCCTTTTCTTTAAATGATTTATAATATAATTGCTTAAAGCCTAACTTAATCAAAACATTGATATAATCTCTATACTGTTTACTGATAAAGATTTCGTTATTGTTGCCAACAAATCTATACCACAAATTGTCAAGAAATACATTTGTCTTGTAATGACCTTTATTGCAGTCAATGACAACCAGCTTTCCACCTACCTTCAGATACTTTTTCAAGGTTGTGAATGTTCTCTGTAAATCAGGGATATGATGAACAACGTTTCTTAAATAGAATACATCTACTGATTTTTCTCTAAGACCGACAATCTCATCTTTCCCATCATACTGAAAGTCCAATTGTGGGAAGCTTGTTACATCGCAAGTTTTATATCCAGCCTTTGGGTTATAACCACTTCCGAAATCAATGCGCAATCTTGTCATTATCAATATGATTGTTTCTTCTTACAAGCTCATTGTTCTTAACGGCCTTGCAGTATTTTTCCCAATCACAGAAATTGCCAAGAGGAGTTACGATAATGTCACTTCTATTGTACTTCCCATAATTGCCAAATACTCCAAATGTATGGTCTTTCCACTTGTAATCGTAAAATCCATATCCGTCATCGCCAATCTTAACAGAACCTTCTGGGAGCATAATCTCACCATATCTGGCTTGCAAATCTTCACAAACAATGCTATAGAAACCATCTGACAGTATTGTTTCCAGCAGTTGTGGGTTCAAGCTTTCTTTGCACTTGGGAATATTTATTCTTGTGTTTGGAATAATCTCCTTACACAGAAGTGCCATGTCTCTACGCCTTTCGTATTGTTCTATAGAAGACACACTGATAGCAACCTCAGTTAATCCAGCATCTTTCAATGCTACTATGATGTCCTCATTAAGCAGTATTCCATTTGTAACAAGGCAAATACCATCAGATGTATAGTGACTGACTTTCTCTACAATCTTTACAAGATCTGGGTTCAGCAAACTTTCGCCTCCCATGATAGTTGCTCTTTTCAGAACACCAACCTTCTTCAATGTTTCCTCCATCTTATCACAATCCAAGCGCAACGGTGACTTGAACTTTTGGTAGCAGAAGTAACAATTTCCGTTTACTCCTGTACTTTCGTTCATGTTGCAATTCAGATTTGTGATAATTCTATATCTGAAAATACCCTTTTTCATACCAAGTTAATTCCTTCTACTACACCATTGCCGAGGTGGTTTTTCTCTGAGATATTATTAGGATTGATAGGTGACAACTTCACAAAGAAATGCTCCTTGTCGAACCATTCTTGCAGCTTTTCTGCATCGAAATCAGAAGTGTCAACAAGAGTGAGGTTGATAGTTGTTTTCAGATTGCTCTGTGTTCGTATCTGGCCAAGTTCTTTAATTGACATTTTGTTCTTATATGGGATAAGCCAGTTGCGCTTTTCATCATCAAATGAATGAAGGCTTATCTGAAGAGTGATGTTGTCTTTGACAAAAGAGAAATCACTTCCCTTAATACCAATCGTTGATACGTAATGATGCGTATTAGGATATTTCGCTGTGATAATGCGAATAGCCTCTTTTACAGCTTCGATATTCAAGAAAGGTTCGCCCATACGAGTATAGTTAATCTTAAACTCCTTTGCCTTTGTTGGGTCTGCACCGCCAGCATGACTGATAGCAAACTCAACTTGTGCAACAATTTCTTCTGCTGTAAGGTTACGATAACGCTTCATGTTTCCTGTAGCACAGAATTTGCAGCGTACTGGACATCCAGACATTGTTGACACGCCAATCATCCAGCGTTCTGTACGGTCTCCAAGCTCATTGTTGTCTAACTTGTTTTGATGTCTACCTATTGCATCTTTAGTGTAATAAGGCAGGAAAGTGTCGGTTGTTTCAACGAGGAAACCATCTTCTAATTGAAGACAATACACAACACCATTCTTAAAAGTTTTCTTTCTTAATTCGTTCATTATAATTTATAAATTCCTTTATTTATAAGGTTCGACATTTCTTTTTCAAAATACTGGAGTTGCGATGCTTGTAATGCTGCAATCCACCATTTGCAGTATTTCAAATACTTAGTGTGGTTATTCATTCTAAAACGCCACTCCAGATAGTTTTGTAAGCTACGATTCATATTAATGTAATTTTATCCGCCTATGGCAATAAATCAGATATATAACACCACGCCATAATATGATTGCGACTGCAATGTTCTTTCCAATCGTCAATCCATGATGCACTATCTATATCATAGCATTTCCCAATATCACAAAACTCAGTGACAATGAACTCGCCTTTCTCTGGCTCTTCCTGGATGCCATGCCAGATGGCGTTTTTGAACCACTCCACACCATCGGCAAAAGCAACCCTTTCGGCTGTGAGTACTTCACTTTTTACTGATGGGTTAAATTTACTTGCTGCTACTGCTTGTATCTTCTTTTTATCTATCATAGCGTTACCTTTTATTTTCTGCAAACTTTTCAATCTCGCCCTTAATAGCTTCAATCTTATCAACAAAGCCATCAAGTGTGTCCATAGCTTCTTGCATGGAATCGCCAGTTCTGGAGCATTGCAAGCCTTCAGAAAGATTGTTGAAAGCCTCATCCTCCTCAGAATGAATATCCTGGATGACAGCAACAGCCTCGTCAAGAGCTGCGGTTGCGTCATATAACTGTTGTCTACGTTGTTTGTTCATATATTTACCACTTTTGTTTGTCTTAATTCTCCAGAATATCCTTGATTCCGAAGCACATCCAGAATTAAATCTGCTGGAATGTCATGTAACTGATTTTTACTTTCAGCTAATTCAATCAAAGCGTCACATGCTTGATATAGTGAACACATGCTCTTCTTAGCAAATGGACATGATGTCGTACCAACCATCTGCTTGTATCTGCAATTATTACACGGATAGTATTTATGGTCTTTTGTCATGCTCATACAGTAATGACTTTAGAGAAACGCAACTCTCCAGTGTAGCCACGTCTACGAAGTTCTGCAAACAATGAAGAATCTTCAATGTCTGCGAGAGTAAATATTGCTTTTGAACCTTGTTGAGGTAAGTAATCTGCTGGACGCTTTGATGTTCCAGCATTTGTAGTATTTGTTGATTTTGTTCTTGCCATTTGTTTTATATATTAACGAAGTTGGGAATAATTCATAGTTGTACCGCCAATAGTAATCGACACAATCTTTGCATCTGGTTGCTTTGGCAATGGTTTAAAAGTTTCTGGATATTTGAACCACATATCACTTTAATAATTGGAAATTAATATCAATCACGAGTTTAGATTTGTCTTTCTTGGATATTCCTTTGCTCATCGCATTATAGCAATCATCAAGCATAGCAAGCATGATGCGATTGCTTTCTTCATGCGTCATGGATTCCCAGGATATATTCATAGAGTCAGCCAAATCACGAGCCTGCTGATAAAATTTGTTGTCAGCAGGAATTTCATTGACATCGTATACCGCCGCATCGCCTCTGCCGAAAAGATATTGCGACAGCTCGATGTAGCGGAAATACGAGTCTTTAACTTTTTCAAGCTTTTTGCCCATTGTTACATTTTGACTGGACATAAATCTCACGAAGTTTCAGCATAGACTGGATGAGCGCATCCCCAGTTGTCTTGTCGTTCGGAACAGAGATAACCACATCGCCATACAAGATGACAGGCTTGCCATCAAAAGAACTGATGTTGAAGCGAGCGAGAGCGTCACGCTCTGCAAACTGTTTACGTTCCGCTGCATTAGAAGCAGCTCTCTGTGCCTTGCACTTGCTAATAAAACTTGTGATGTTGTCGATTAAAAACATTGTTACATAAGATTTTCGTATATTTGAATTAAAGATTCCACTGGTAATTCCTCCAGCGGCACGTCAATTGAAGAAGCTGGGTTTTCAAATTTATCACCATAAACGAAACATAGCTGAAGAGCTGGCTTGTCATCTTGTGACATCTGTAGGCACACACCAACACATGAATTTACCCCTACAGATTCAGCATCGCCACTTTCGTCTGCATAGCGCATAGGCGTATCGCTATAAATCTGTTTGTTGCGCTTGAAATCGTCATTGATGATGTGAATAAGAGTCTCTTTCATTTGTTGTATAGATGATCTATATGGTGACATATAATCGTGGCGTTCTTTATATTCAGCACCGTTCTCGCCTTCATCTTCTTCGTCAGTAAGATAAAGTGCATCACCTCCAGCTACATGGATTACGTCTTCTACATAATATAGATTAACAGGATGTGGTTGGCAATCAGCATCACCAAACTTCTCCCAGCATACAAGCTTGCCAAGATACTGATAATCAAGATTCCCAATTGCATCATTGCGAAGCAGCTCTAACACATCTTTGTTTGCTCGTAACTTTTCATAAGGAGGATATATTTCTATGCGGATGCCATTTTCATCATTTGTTGCATCCTCAGAATCCTTACGAACCGCAATAACTTGATTGGTTTCGCTTACGGCATAATACACACAATCTCCAGCATATTCGAGATTCTTGATTCCATATTTGTCCAGAATCTCTTGCAGCTGTTGTTCTGCTGTTTTTATTATCTTCTTCATTTTCTCTACTTTTAAGTTTAACACCACGCAAGCACTTTGGGAGTCATCCAATAAAAAGTGTATTGTGGATATTCCTGTTTAAGAATCGCCAAGACACGACCTCTTTGTGGGTGCTTGGATAGTTTAACGTGATCGTCAGAAACAACAAAATCTCGTTTGCTAACCATTCCATATATAGGTAATGTAGCTTTGATAAACGAGCTAATTGTTCCGATGGCGTTTTGTCTTCTTTTCACTCAATTTTCCTGTTTTGTATAGTTGATGTTTTCTTTGTCTATATTTTCTTTTAGCTTCTGCCCAATAAGCAGCGGATCGTTTCTTTTGTGCCGCACGTTGTTGTGGGTTCAAAATAGACTGCACAAGACTCTTGCTAACATTGAACATTTCTGCCAGCTTACGTTGGCTATATCCTTTATCAGCAAGAATCTTTACAGCCTCTCTCTGCTCATTGGAAAGCTTCCTACGCTGGTCTAACTTTGTACCAGCAATAGGAATACTTTCTGATTTATATGGCATTAATATGAGCTTTCTACTATTTTAATAAGATGCTCCTCATCGAGTTTCCACTCGTTAGGAAGTATGAAAAAGGCAATCTTATCGTCCATTGTGAACGCCTTGTCTTCCATTTCGTCTCCAGCATACATGTGAGATAAAATTTCGTCCTCCAACATTGTGTCCGCAATTGTAACATTTAACTCATCTTCCTTGCCAGCGAATATAGTTATATCTGCTGCACGATATGATTGACCATTCCATTCAATTTCATAGGTATTCATGGCTTATACGTTAATTTTCTTTGTCAGCTCACCAGTGTAGCCAAGATGACGTAAATATTCTATAGCAGACTCTTCGGTAAGTGGCGAACAGTTACCATTTTCGCTCGGCGATGAAAAATCGCCTCGCTGCAATGGGCTAAATGCGGAGACTGCCCTCACAACGTAGCTGCCGTACCCGTGGCCGTTGTAGAAGTTACCACTACCGAAGTTGACGTACCATGCGTCCCAACTGTCGTTCTCGGAACTACTCCAGCCCCAATCATCTTCATCGAACTGGTCGGCATCAAGCATTTCCAGCACTTCGTTCAATTCATCACGATAAGCGATGATTGTTCCAAGCTCATACAAACTTGGAAGATACCACTGGAGGTTGCCTTTCTTGTACTGCCAGCAACGCATAGCAGCAGTCATGCTTTCACCATCTTCCTCGTTCTGCTTCACGATGTTACGAGTAAGCTCCAGACCACTCAATGTCTGCAAGGCTTCTGCTTCACCGCACTCCTTATTGAAGACTTTGCGGTTTCCATCGCTGCACCAGATTTCATTCCACTGGTCAAGAGAAATAACCATACCGATTGTCTCGGTCTGGAGAACTACACCGATTACATCGGACTTTGATACACGCTGTGCCTTAAAATCTGAGATTGAAAGGACACCATTGATTGTTTTAATCGAAATTGAATGTTTCATAACTTGTAATTATTTATTTGTTATAGAAAGTTCTTGCATAAGAACTTGATTTGTTGCTACTTTGTCATTTTTATTCATCTTTAGCCATACTTCGGTTTCATCACCCCAAGGATAACCATCATCCTCTATGCTATCCACATAGAACCAATCAGACGATTCTCCAGCAGGGTCACTCCACCAAACCTTTGCGCCTGGCTTAATGAAACTGTGATAATATTCTTCTTTCTTCTTCTGGAGTTGGCGAGAAATGTCGGTTTCAGCTAACTCCCAAAGACGAGCTTCGATTTCCTCATACTTACCAGGGTTTTCTTCATCTGGTTTGCGAAGCCACACAGTTGTGTCTGGATTATAATCTTCTGGAGCGCCCCCAATTCGGACAACTTCATAAAAATCAGCATCCCACCATTCATCCAGCCACCAGAAAGCCTTACAGCCAACTTTTAACCAAGACCAATAGTAAGAGTAATCCTCTTCATCCAACTCATTAAGCCATGTATCTGGACATTGCCAGGCAAGTTCGCTAAACATAGCATTGCACAACTTCTCGTTATACCCACACTCCAGAAGAAGGGAAACGTGAGTCCAATAGCGGTCTGTTGTTGCTGCATCGTCAAAACATGCCTCCTCAGAATAGCATGGTGCATCCCAATCATTCTCGTATGCTTCAGAATCCTTGAAGAATGTACCATAATTACCACCAATGTCAGCATATTCTGGAGTAATTACATACTGCCCATTTACTTTACGAGCAGAACCTACTTTAACTTTTTGCATGATGTTCTTTCCTTTCAATCCAACTATGAACCCATGAAATGTCTGTAATTCTCTTCAACGGAACCATAGCGTCTTCATTTTCGTAAACGTTGATATACATATTACCACAAGCAGGACTGCCATCTTTATCCTTATCAGCAGTTAATTCAAAGTTCAAATCTGGGAATTGTTTGTTCCCATGTGAGCCAAACCACCAGTCCCAGATGTCATCATAATGAGTTAAGTCTATCTGGTCGAGGTAGATACGCTCATTAAATACCTCACCAGCATACTCAAACTGAATTGCAATGAAATCACGCTGTTCAACTTCTTTCTCGTGTATCTCAAAATTATCCCACTTGCCATTTGTCGCTGTGATTTCAACCCTCCAGTCTTCTTCATTAACGCTAACTTCCATTGAATGAGAAAGATATTCATAAGGTGTACCGTATGACTCTGACAATTCAACATTACGAGCTTTCTGCATACATAAAGTAGCTTCTCGCAAGTCAAAGAAAACCCCAAGAATTTCAAAATTGCAATCTTCCAAAGAGGTGTTTCCCCATTCTTGGGTAACTACATAAATCTTATCTTTCATATTCTAAACTTTTCAGCCCATTCGTAAATAACACTTTCATAATCCTCACCGCCATTCTCCATGTAAGTCTCCCAGCCATTCTCTAAACAAAGCACGTTTTTCACCTCCCAAGAAGTAAATGCTTTGGCGTAATCAATAACTCTTTCCGCATGTACTGAAAGACTTCTATCTTGGTTGATCTGACCGATAGCAAATGCCATATTTACCACGTTTATTCCTTTGTGGGTATATTCTTTTTTCTTTGTCATATTGCATCATTTATAAGTTCCACAAACAATCCAGACATTGTAACCCTCTTGCGCCCAGATATTAATGTTATGCAAAGTTTCGTCTGGTTTTAAGCCTGTTTCTCCTTTCAAATCTTCCAAGAACCATGAAATATTGAACTCTGGAAGATCGTCCTGCATTTCATTGACCTTCTCCTGTTGTACAAATTTCTGCATGGCAATATATGAGGGGAATGTGTAAAAACGATTGCTCACATATTTAGATTTATCACCACGATTCCATACAAAAGCAGCAAACTTATCGTAAGAAACAGGAACGGAAACGACCGTCCAGTACTCTTCCAAATATTGTGAGCTGGAATGATAAACAGCCACCACTTCCATATCTCTGCCATAGTCAACAGCACGATTAGCAGCCTCAATGTCTTCAGCACGATAGAAATGCACAGTGTCTTGCGGTATCGCTTTAGTAGAAAAAGCCTTGTCAATAGCTTCATCATCACAGCAGCACTCGCCAATATACTTCACGCTCATGCCGCCATCACCAGTTCGGTCGTGGTAAAGAACGAAATACTCCTTATTGGGAGCATCAAGCTCATTGCAGAACTTCTCATAAGCTGCCTTTCTATTGGCATCTACGATAGCAAACTGCTCCAACCACTTGATTTTACGCTCCAACTTAGAGTCTTGCGGAAGCTTGAACAAGATTCCGTACTTCAATGCAATGTCAAACGAACAGTCAGTGCCATCACGTCCATCACCACAATAATCTGTAATCTCTCGCTGCATCCAATCTGTGCTTTGAACCTGGAACAACGTAGGGTATGACATACCATACAAGTTATTCGTTGAGATAGCGTAGCCATCATAGAACCGCATTGTTATTGTATGCGATTCCTTATCGTTAAAGATTTGCTCATTGCAAACCGTTATTTCTTCTATATATTCTACCATGATTTTGAGTTTACATTATTAGCAAAATTTGAGTTGTTTGGCAATATTTGCCATTTCCTTATAAGCGATTGCATGACATCCAGCAATCATAATATCGTTCTGATAACGTTCGATGCGCCATTGCTGTCGCTTGGTTGCGTGAACAATCTCATTGCTTCTACAGAACTCCGTATTCTCGTTGTGCCAACGGTTAATTATAAGCCATAAACGCTTACATTCTTTAAGCGGTATGGTAATGCCTTTGGAAGTAACCACGTTCTCGCCATTGTCAGCGACTCTCAATAACACATTGCCGCCATAGAACACCGTCATAGACTTATTCCAGAGCGAAGTGTTGCCAATCAAGCCTTCGTGCCACAACTGACGTATACCTTCATCGCCCTGTGCTTTGAGGTGTTCTATGTATTCACGTTTTGCTGCTTGTTCTTTCTCCCGTGCCAGACGAGCTTTTTCTGCCAATTCTACACGATGCTCATAATTATAATCTTGCTGACGCAATGTTTCGAGCATTTCAGCACGTTTTGCATGGATGAAAGCTTTTTGCTCTTCCACAGACATCACACTAAATGCCTGGTATTCATCGTCAGAAAGTTCTTTCTCTTCGTTCCAGCGATTAAAGGAATACTCGATACCATTGTAATTGAATGATGAGAACGTGTGCTGGTATTTATAACCCCAATCACTTTGCCAACCTCGTAAACCAATGAAAATCTCCAGACGTTCTTTGGCTTCTTCTACACGCTTATTTCTCAATCTTCGCTCTTCGTAAAGAAAAGCGTTAGCCAAGTTTTTCTTTCTTTTTTCAAACAAGAAAGAAACCAAATCACCCTTTTTACGATGCTGGAGGATTTGTTTACCAGTAAATCCCTTACCATCGCAATAGCGATCAAGCGAATGGGATATGAGTGTGTTATTCTTCGGCCAACGTGCGCCATTTTTTTTGCCATAACAATATGGATAAGGGTCATACCACTTTCCCATATTTCTATTGGTTTCAAAGCCACACTTATGGTTGTACTTTGCTGTGATGTCAGACATTCTGATTCCTATAGTTCGATTATAATAAGCATCGTATGTTCCACCACCACAAGCTATGTCCACAAGAGTTCTCAAATCTTTCTCTCCAGCTATCAAAGCCTTAATCACCTTTCTAAATGAGGTAGGATTTACTATATAGAAAAACATCTTCAAGTTTTCATTCTTGGTGCGAAGAATCTTTGAAAAAGATGTAAGCGGAAATAATTCCATAAAGCTCATTGCATTATAAAAATATTTCAATGAAAACTCTTTCTCGATTTTCAGAGCTTTAGAATCCTTGAACTCCAATAAAGAATCATATATAGACTGGAGGTTTTTTCATTACGAAATTCTTTGCTATTGTTTCAGTAATCTCACCGTTCCAGTTAGTGATTCCATCCCAACCATACATGAAATCTCCACATGATGCAGAAAACTTAACCGCATATTTGGGAATTGCACCGAAAGCATAGTTTTGATGTTTACAAGTAGAATTTGAATAACTACCAGTATTCAGAAAATAGACAGGCGTATTGTTCTTAGTGTATACAATCTCACCTATAACGGTAGAATACGACTTAATTTTACTACCATTGAAACTGTAATATCTGTCACCTTGGCGTGATTTTAGTTGATGCGCCCAGTTATGACCGATGTCAGAATGATTATATCCCATGTTGTTTACTGTTTTGAGGGTTGTTTTGTTTATTTATGAATAGGAAATGAATGAAAAGAAGGGGTGAAAAGCTGACCGCATTTTAACATTCATTAAAAGAAAAGACCGCACAAGTAATAAAACTCGTACGGTCTTTCTAAAAGCGTAATGTGGTTAATGTACAAATGGAATTGACACATCTGAAACATCTGGAGTGTCATTCATGTAGTCAATAATATATCCAATGTGTTCAGCGAAAATATCATCAGCACATAAATAGTCGATTTCATATCCAGACTCTTTTCCAGTGGCTTCAAACACCAAATCGCCATAGGTGTCAAAAGAAATGCCGTGAATACAAACATCCAACGGCTCTGGCTCACTTGTATCTGGATTGGCTGCTACAATTGGGCAGTCATCTTCATCTTCCCAGCTATAACTACCGCCATGCGCTTTTACAGCAGCTTTCAATTCATCAATAACATGTTGTTTAACATGCTTGAACAGATAATAGAAATCAGTATGTTTCATTGTTTTCTTCGTTTAATTCATCGTCACCAGCGAAATCATCTATAGTCATGTTTAAGTTGATTTTCAATTTGCGGTTTGCCATCCATTGTATATTATCAATGCTATATCCACACCAACATATTAAAAACTCCTCTACATCGCCATGATAGTTTCGCATTATAAAATCTTCGTCAACATTAATCATGTCAACAGACGTATTGACGAAATTCAATACTACAATCTTCATGTTTCGTGCTTTAGATTTCGCCATCCCAGAGTTCGTTAGCAATTCTAAATGCAAGTTCCTCGTAGCACACCCAGCATATAAACGTATAATGCGGCATCTTTGTCTCGTTCTTGATAGGACTGCCAAGCTCGTCTTCGAGTTCTTCTACAAAATCTTCCATACTATCAATATGGTTGATATAGAAGTCTTTACAATCGGAATGATAGATGAACATTCCGATTATACCAGATGCACAGCCTCCACACTGCAAGTCCTGGAAGAATCCAGTAGGATTAGTGTAATTAACACAATGTCCAGCCATATCTTCCAGCAATTCATTGGCAAAGTCGTACTCTTTAGTGTAGTCCTTGCCAACTTCCTGGAACATTCTCGTCAAGAAGCCTTCTGTGTCTGGAAGATCATCTAAGTTTTTTACCTTGGCTTTATAGCCGAACAATGCCTCATAAATCTCGTTCTCATCAGACATTTCCAACAAGAAATCGTATATGGACACGCCTTCGTCAAGGTATTCAGCCTCATTGTAGCCAAGCTGGTGGAACAAGTCTGCTTGCCACTCTTTATCCGTGTAATGTTCCTCTACCAGTTGATGAAACCAGTCAAGAACGTATTCTTTGAAAGTCATAGTCGTTTATTTTTTATTGTTTACCAGTAGACATTCTGCGAAGCACTTCAGCCTTGTAAACCAGCGCATCGTCAGCGTTTCCACGATATAAACTGGTTAAATATCTATCCAATAGTTCTATATTATTGGATGTTTTAGCTTTATATTGTGCAGTTGCTTTGTACCGCACTTCTTTTTCCTCTTGGTCGGAAAGCACTCTTACAGGAATATTGCCACGCATGGCAATTAATTTCCCATTTACCTCAATTATTATTTCGCTCATAATCACTCGTCTTCGTTATTGTTAAACATTAAATCGTCATGCAAATTGTTTGGGCAGCGGTCATCGAACCAATGCCACACATCAAACTTTGACGTGCCTTTCTCGAAACAAAGGAAGTCCTCCTCTATTTCATCGTCATTATTTACAGGAACGTTGCCAAACTGCTCCCACAATTCTGGAAGCGTTGCTAAATTAACGTGGTCTTCACAGTCATTGCACCAGCAATCCTGACTATCCAATGGGTTATTCACGGATGATTCATATTCATGGGTGTTAGCATCAACCCAAGCCTGTATTTGTACGTCTGAACTACCACATTCAGAGCAATACAATGTATTCAAATTAGCCATAGTTATTTTGAAATTTTAAGCACACTGACATTCATGCTTCTTATAGAGTCGTTTACAATATACCCTTTATTCTTAAAGGCGTTTTTAACATTATAAATAGCACTACTATCAGCCTTGTGCAGCGTTTCATCGCCATGCCATGCACCATCTTTCCAACTACCTTTGGCGCATCCAGCATGATAATATTCAATGCAAACCTCGTTTTGGGTTTTCAGTTTATCGAGGATGAACTGTGCAAGTTCATCCTCGGCACTCTTCCGTGAGTTTACTTCTGGAATTTCAGTTGTCAACATTGTTTTGGTTTTTAAGATGATATTATTGCTCGCTGTCAGTTATGACATTATTAATAGTGATAAAAGCATTTTCCATAGCGTCAATAGCTGTTTGTAGATTGTCAAGCACTTCACAATTGACTTCTCTACAAGCAGCCTTCTGTTCTAACGCTTTTAGTTGATGCCACAAATCAATTATGTCCTCTCGTGTCTGTTTCATTTTGGATATACTCTAAGTTTTACACAATCCACAGCCAATCCGAAAGCTGGATGTGGGTCGAAATATGGCGAACCAACACTTTCCATATCCCAGTCAATCGTGAATCCATCGGGCATTGCCTTATGAAGATCGGCAACAAATTCATCAATATTCTTGATGTCCTCATCATTCAATTCCAAGTAACGATTTTGCTCATTAATTGCGTGAGATTCTGGAACGTCATAATAGTCAAGCAAATTATTAGGGTCGAGTATCAGCTGGCAAATACGAGGTATGGCATAAACAGGAATGTCATAGCTATTCCATATTTCATCCTCGTCATAAGCAAACTCGTCAATAATCACAGAATCATTTTCATAATCCTCCCAATCTTCCTCGCCATCAATGCCTTCAGCTGGAACTTCTGTGATTTCTTCTATCTCACACATAAAGAACGCTTCTTTCAAATCATCAGCAGCTTCATCGCCCAGGCAATGAATGATAAGCTCGTGCTTTGTAAAGCGACTTTTTATTGAGAAATAGTGGGTATCAGAAAAGTCATTAAGCTCGACATCGCTAACATTCTCAATGTCTTCACACTCATCTTCTTCAACCTCTTCAGAATCGCAATAGCTACCCTCGACTTCATCTATATCATCGCTATCTTCAGCTCTGACATACTTAACACGACCGCAAGTGGCTGTTAATTTGAAGAATTTAGGAAAGCATCCAGCCCATTCATATATCTTGTCTGATTCAAACCAAAATATATCATTAAGTTCAGTGTCAGTCACGCCATCTGGATATAAATCCTCCAGCACTCCCTCCACTTGGTCAAACTGCTCGTCAGTAAGCTGTTCGGCAGTGTCTTTTGCACCACTCCAAAATCCGAAGTCTTTAAGACTTATGTTTGATATAATTTTCATATTAGTCTATTCTTTTTTCAAGCCAAGCAATGTACTCTTCCAATTGACGCTCATTCAATAAGGCAGTCAGAAAAGTTACATGCTCTTTTAATTTGTCAAAATCACTTTTCGCCATTTTCTGTAGGTTTGCGTAGAATGAACAAGCTGCTGTCATCACCCCACCATTGGATGTGATGATTTACTTTGAAAGGCACACCGTAACGGTCTGCCCTTTCATAATCTTCTGGATCGCCATCCATCACATCTGGAACATCGTTATAATCAAGAGCATAATTCTTGATGTGCCGCAAATTAAATACAGACATATCCTCACAGCTGTCACTGATAAGAAGCATATCCGCATCGTTCATTTTCTTGCAGATGTCCTCAAACTGCTTCAACAGTTCACGCTGGTCATCGTCAAGCATGATAAGCTTGTTTACTCCATCACGCTCATACTCTGTTCCGTCTTGTTCTATAATCTTATAGGTATTGTATGACAGAGCCTCTTCCTTAGTGTCGTAAATCTTACAGTCTTTCGGAAACTCGTCTGTGTGAAAGCGGTTGTCAGAATAGTCAAAGTAGAACTTTTCCAGCTCCAATTTATACCGCACTGGGGCATGGCATGACTTGTCGAACACCCAGTATTCTGGATTAAATGAGCGTTTTACACCACGAATGACATCACGAATAACATCGCCATCATTCTTGCGAGTAAACAGCGTCTTGTACGATGTCTCAGCAGAAATACCATTCTCATACTTCTCTACACTATCGAACGCCATGTCGTAGTCATCCAGCACTCCAGTAGTACCATCTGGTTTCTGGAATGTTGTCTGAGCTGTGTAGAGCAAGAAGTCTTCATCTTTGTTATCGCACTTGAACTCAGTACGCAACCACTTTACTTCCTGCAACTTGCGGTCAACCATAACAAAGCCGCTATTCTTTGTAAACACTCTAAGTGCATCGTTTCTTTCCATTTTCTTTATATTTTAAGTTATTGTTAATCGAAAAATATCGACTCCCATTCGGTATAATAGCAATCGCTATAATCCTCATTGACATGGCTTAAATCTTCCTCCATTTGCGCTTTATCTCCATTGTAAAGTGCCAAGCAACATTCGTCATCGCAAGCATATTCACCACCCAGATAATATCCATCGGACATAGGCAAGCCACAATTATCACAGACACGAATATCATCGTATGATGCTCCTTCATTAACCTCATTGATGATGTCGTTGATAGTAGACTCCCACTGGTGGCAAAATTGCTGAAGAATAGTCTGATTTACTTCCTCGCCCTGTGGCTTGAATGGATTATGCTTTAAGTTCTTGGTTTCCATTACAGCCATCTGGAGAGAATACAGCAAATCATGCCCTTCAGTCTTATGCCAGAATCGGAAGTCTTGCTTGAAGAAAAGGTGATAAATCCCCCACCACCTCTTCTCTCCAACACACTTTAACTGCTTCTCGATTTGTAGCATGACTTCCAGCATTGTCTGACGTGGAATTTGAATAGGTAAATACTGATACAGATTTGCACCACCTCGTGATGAAGAAAGGATGTGAATTGCATCATTTTCAGTAACAAAGACGGCATCAATGTTGCAATCAAGGAAATCACACCACACGCTTTCTTCAAGCTGGATGTGTGGCAAGTCAGAGCTGTCGTCCAGCAATTCTTTTACTTGTAACGCTTCTGCCAAAACTTGTGATGCGAGTTCATCAAAATTGCCATCCTCATCGTTTACACACGCCTTACATTCGGCAATTCGTATGTATATTGGTTCTAATTCTTTCATGTTTTAATCTGGTTTACAATAATACTGGAAATTGATAGTTGTTTCATCTTCAAGCCAATGCACACTTATGAATGAAGAATCCGCATTGTCTTTCTCGATTGTAAAATATTCGACAATACTGTCGATTAGCTCATGCGCTGGATGTATGCATTTAGGCAGCTCAACAATCAAACGGTTGACCACATAATGCAGTCGTATTTCCGTTTCTTCGTTGATAAAGCCTACAAACGTTGAAGTTCTTGGACTGTGAGCATAACTTCCATCAAACTCACTGAAAAAGCAATCTACCCAATCATCAATGCAAATATCCTTGTCATTGAAAAGAGCTGGAAGTAGATGTTCATAGGTGTAATCTATCGTTTCCATCTGTGAGAATATTTTATGATTTTACCGTTTATAAATGATATTGAACATACTCAGCGAAATTCTCTGCATTATCTTCAATGTCATTCTCTTCACACCAAATGTCATAAGACTCTGATATATCGTATACTTCATTCTCGTTGATATGGAATGAGTTTTCGTAGTCTGACAAATACATGCTACCTACAACAATCTCAGAACGAAGCTGTTGCAACTGCTCATTAGTGAGGTCAGAGAGGCTAATATCTTCCTCTTTGCGCCACTCTTCCAGCTCATCTTCCTCGTAGTCTTCAAGAAGTCGGTCGTGCAAGGGACAATAGGTTCCCATTACCAGCTTTTTCCAGTACACTTCATTGTAAACGTCCTTTTGCATTATTAGGTGATCGTAATACAGGTCAGCTTCCTTTTCAACACATGCGACATAAGTATCATCACATGGGCAATTATCCCATATTTTCTGGAGCATGTCTTTGGCTTTTTCTTCCGCTTTTAAGAAGCCTTCGACTATCACAGGGTCTTTCGCTCTGCTTCCAGATTCTACTCTATATAGTCTAAATTTTCTCATCGTTGTTACGTTTTTGAATTGTTATTGTTCTTTTATTTCTTCGTAATAGCACGATACCTTATAACCGTTCTTCACGAGGATGTTAAGAAGTGTCTGTGCGCTCTTGTAATAAAGATTCAACTCAATATTTACAATTTCGTCAGAGAATAACTGTTTGTCATTCTTGACGATGTTTTCACAATGCTTCTTGTCAGCAAAGAAGTTATACAAAACGTATCTCTCTTCGCCATTTTGCTCATATTCACAAATGAAGATAGCGAGGGCATTTCCTGCGTAGATGTTTACATCATAAACCTTTTCTCTCTGCTTGATGGTTATCTTACCCATCTTGTCAGACCATTTCCATTGTAATGCCATATTCTTTGGGGTTAAATCGTTTAGTTTCTCTTCCGTAATTTTCTACTTATTTGTTTCAATTCTTCGTCTTGTTCTTTACGAAGTTGTGGCAAATAATCATCGAAATAAGCGAAATCCTCTTTGTTGCGTATTTCATTCCAATTTATGCCCATGTTATAGAAAATTATTCTGCTTATTGCCTCTTGAACACTCTTAACAATCGCCCACCCAACAGAATCTGCAACATAAATTTTGTTGTGATATGTTACAAACATGTCGCTGTTGCAGATACCCTCAAAGTGTTCTGTTGGATATATTGTAACCAAGTCGGTTTCTACGGCTGCGCCTGTTTTATATCCACTGTTCCAGCATGTTACATTACAAGCGTGCCATGTTCTATCTGCAATACATTCCTCTTCTTCAACTGGAATTTTAGACTTAACTTCTCCGTTGGCTATGTTACGGCACAGCAAATCGTATTTCCGTTCAAGAATCAATCCTCTATCATTTTCCAATTTTTTAATATTGGAGCATTGCATTTGGAACACTTTTACCGTATTGTTTGTTATTAATGTCATGCTACTTTCTTGTTAATCTGCTCCACCATATCGTTCAAAATCTCATCATTCAGATTAGAAAACCCAATCTGCACATAAGCACCGACTACAGACTTGCAGATTTTGGCTCTTTCAATGTAATCAAAGCCAAACATGTCCTTTGCTACACGATACATGTAATCTCCGTCAGTGAATGTAATGCCGTAGATAGAAGCGATATTCTTCACCAATGTTTCGAGATTATTCTTGCGGGTTTCACGCTTTTCTTCCAAGTATGCGTCAATATCGCTTTTAGCATCTTCAAGCAAGCAATCCTTGTCGTAGTAACCCCAGCAACCACATAAATGAAAATTTGAAGCCTCTTCGCCTTCCTCGTCTTCAATCATGTAGCCATAGACTTCACCGCTAACATACTTATTATATGTTTCCATTTCACCTTCCATCATGGCATACGCCCACTTCTTCCAGTCGCTCTTCTGTTCATCTGTCAGCTTGCGTTGCGGCATTTCCTTTTCAGCTGTTTTCTTTTCAACAAAGGCAAATCCAATAGAAGAGCAGTCCCACTGAGCGTCTGGATGACCCCATTTAGAACCGAGCCACAGCGATATTCCAGAATGTTCATACATTGAAATAGGCAAAGCTACAACCTCACCAGTGTTTTCAAGGAGTAACATTTTCTCGCACATGTCCAATTGATCAGCTATATCTGAAGCGATGCTATCATCACTATCGCTTGTGTCAGCGTCTATATAGCGAGTATATTCTTCACCGCATATAGTTTCTGTATACTCGTAATATTGGTCGCAATAATCATCTTCCTCGCCAGGAACAAGATGAGCATCACGAGTTTTCACAAAATGGTCAATTACAGCTTTGGCAGGAACATAATCATTGAACAGGCTGTCAATTCGTCCTTCAATATCTTGTTCATCACCAAGGTTATATCTACGATGCTCGCAAACAAAAGTTGCGACATTACTCCAATTTCTTGGGTCTTCTGGAGTGTCATCGTAGTATACGTTTATCGTACAGCCACGATATTCTTCTTTTTCACAAAGTTCCATATTGTTTTATGTTTTGAGGGTTGTTTGTTAAATTGCAGACAAAACTGCTTTAGGAATAGTTATATCAATACCACACTCAAATGCCTTGCGCTTCAAGTCACTACAAGCCAAGTTGCATGATATAGGAAGATGCGAAGTGTGTGGCCCATTTGGTATTTTATAGCCACAATGACACACATAGCCATGATTTCCTTCACGGCATAGGAAACCACATTTGCGTCTTAAATCTCTGAGCAATGCAATTTGCTTTGTCTTGGAAATTTTCATATTTCGGTTGTTTTGTTCAATTATGAATAGGCATATTGTGGAGTCCAAAGTTGACCACTTTTACGACTTTAACATTCATTAAAGAAAAGAGCCGTAGCTAAATCAATAGCTACAGCTCCACCCAAAACATAAAAGAACTTGTGAAATATCATTGATTATGTGTGTATCTGCCAACCGTATGAGGGGTCGATTTGCACACTTCCATTCTGCTTATAACCGCTTTCTGGAAAGCCGTGAAAAATCACACCACCATTAAGCATAACAGAGCCATCGGCACGAAGCACTGCAAAATTGAAACAATACTCATCCCAGTCACGAGTCAGTCGAACCTTGTCAGCATTGTTCCACGTTAAGTACGAAAGCAATCGCATCATGCAGTTGCTAAAAGTCTGATCACGATGTTCACGAGAAAGCTCCATAGCTTCCTTGAACCTTTCCTTACACATTATTTCAAACATGTCGTATGAGTTTTAGAATTTACTTGTATTGTTCTTTGCATCCAGTTTGGCTTGCACCAACTGGCAATGGTTAGACCACCACAGGCGATAGAGTGGGGTTTGTATGTTTAGATAACGCTTCAGCACTTTGCGGTCAAAACGTAGCATCAAATCACGGATTATGAAACGGATGATAACGAACATAATATGTCCGATGATATGCAATGTTCTTTTCATAGTTGTTCCTCCTGTTTTTAATCTGGACAACATTCGCCACGAGGGGAGAGAACATAATCGCAATAGTCACACCATGCGTCACCTTCTCCTACGGTGTCGTAGAAGTTTTGCTCGTTTTCGCACTCTTCGATAAGCTCCATATAACGAGCTACAGACGGATGCTTGGCAATTTTGTGATATGCCTTTACACCTTTGCTGTCAAGTATTCCACACGCCACGCACTCGTCCAGAAGTTTCTCGCATGTAGCTATCTGGATGGGATTGGTATCAGACATAACACCATACTCCACGTTTTTCTTAGCTGGCGTGAAATCAATAGGTCGCAAAAGTCCGTCATAAGTAACTTCCTGGACGGCTTTATGCTTGTTCTCGTTAGGATTGCAGCCAACAAGAGCCAATGCCAGTAATACAGCAGATGTGTAGCGGATTATTTGCTTGCCCTTGCAAGTCAAGATAAGTTCGTAAACTCGATTTAGATGTACCTTTTTCATTTTTCTTTAATGTTTTGATTATTCGTGGTGCTTCGGGAGTCGAACCCGACAATGTGCCATAAGCACCTCCAACGTGTTAGTACACACATATCTGTTTGCGTCCAGTGACACGAAATATACGATTTTTCCTCGTCAGCTCAATAACCTTTTGCTCGGTTTCCGCTTCCGTTGCAAAGTTCATCACGCACGGCTGGCGGTACTCTGGAGCATGGATGCGTTTCCAGTTCTTGCAAAACTCGTCCTTGTTGAATGAGCTGTTACAATACTCGTCATGGATAGACCAAAATTCGTCCTCAGTTTTAGGCGTGTAGCCAGTTCTTGCATTAAATTCCTGTTGTGTCATAATTTGTTCCTCCAGTTTTTTAGATATGTACAGTTATTGTTGCAAATTTTATCTCGCTTCTACGTTCCGTCATTTCCATACGGATGCCACGGAAATTCACATACTTACCAATCTCAGCATGGCTATTACCTTTGCCTCCACGCTTAGGCGATGGATTAGTTTGTCCGTCCTTGAAAAGACGGTTTACACGCTTTGCCTCACGCAATTCTTCTTCAGACTTGCGTATTCTCCTATGTTCCACCTTATCGGCAATTATGGCACGTTTACGATTAAGCGCACCAATGTGATGCTTTGAACGCACCCATACTTCACCATTAGCTTCTACGATTACACAATCACCAAAGTTCGCTACCATTTTGCGCCTTTGGTATGGCGTGTCAGGCATAGCAAATCCACTCTTAGCATAGATATAACCCTTGCCGTACTTTTCGTATACAGCTTGCGCCTTACACAAGTCCATCCTCAGCAGATAGGCAAAGTTTACAAGCCATTCTGCGCCCATATCGCTACTATTATTCACGCTTACAGGCAGTAAGTCAGCTAATCTTGGCATTTTCTTAAAATTTCATTGGTTCAAGGATTGCTCTCCAGTCTGTTCTATTGTTATGCCACCCCATACGGATGCAATAGTCTGTGCGTTCTATGCTGCTAACAATAGCATGTTCCACGGCATCATTCCAGCTACACTCGCTTTCACGCATGTATTCCAGTATGCTATTCATAAATGCCACTCTTGTATGTTCGTCACCTTTTGTCGTTCGCATAAGTTCATTTATCATTGCATCATTCCAACGTGTACACTGGTATGCGGCAATTTCCAATCGCCATGCGGTTCTATTGGCGTTTTCGCACATTTTATCCCACGCTACTCGCAACAACACGAAGCATGGAAGCACCGTAAAAACAAGTACAGAAACAATTTTTGCAATTTCATTGATAAGCACAATATTTTCCATTTCTTTTTATGTATTTGGTTAGAAGTGCTGGGAGTGTCGAACTCCATACACGCTTTGCGCATATCCACTATGTACAGCACCAACGAAAAAAGTGCTATGTTGTACGCTTTCACGCACCACATAGCACCGAATATCTTATCAAAAGCCACGCTTTATGCAGCAAACTGCATTGCATCCTTGATAGCGTTGTACGCTTCATTGATAGCCTTGAATTTCTTCTCATCACCGCCCTTGTCAGGGTGGTTTACTTTTGCAGCCTCACGATATGCCGCCTTAATTTCCTCCTCAGTCGCATTTTCAGACACGCCAAGGGTAGCGTAATAATTCTTCATCTTCTTTGCAGCAGCTTCCTTTGCTGCCTTTTTACGCTCGCTCTCAGCCTTTTTTTCCTCTGCTTCGGTAGAGTCGGCAGCATCAGCCAACGCCTTATCCAAATTCTTCACATAGTCCATCTGCTCAATGGTGGCAGTAGTCCACGCATTTAGAGCAGAAACCACGCTTTCGTCAGACCAGTCCAAGCCCTGTTCCACAACAAGTTTGTAAAGCGGCATACCCTTAGTGATACGAATAACGTCACGGAGTTTGCCTGTGTCTTTCTCGCTTTCACGAACCGACAGGATAGAGTCGGTCAGTACGTTGCCGTTCTTGTCTGTTACCATAATGACGTGGCAAGACAAAGCAGGGGTAATCTTGTTAGCTACACGCTTCTTGCTCTCCTGTGCTGCATCGGTGGAGTTCAACTTGTTAGCCTCACGCATAGATACAAGCACAGCCTTTGCCAACGCACGAACCACCGAAAACTTGTCGGTATTACGCACCTTAGCAGTGATGTTGTACATAGTGCCTTTGTCGTTGGCAAGCACGAGTGAGCGAGCCATCAACTTAGTAGCCACATTTACGTTACCATTCACGAGTTCAAACGAAGTTTTTACAAAATTTTCCATAATTTACGCTTTTTGGAAGTTAATATTAAGTTTGCTAAATCGTAGTGGGTTACATATTCGCTATGTACATAACGCCTCCCACCGTGGGAAAATTCCACAGTGTACACGCTTTAGGGATTGCAGAAAACACTTGCTTCGCATTTAGATACAATCCACCCACTGAATTTACAAACTTGTTGTAAAACTTGGTTTCAGTGCTTTTGTTTGTAGTTTCGGACATACTTACTACATTACCAACTAATAACTAATTGATAAATAGCTACTTTGCGCACACTCGCAAACTTTGTGCGCTTTTGCTTTTTGTGTTTTGTCGCTTTATCCGTTTTACGTTGCTGCAAACGTACCTTTGTACGTCTTATTTAGGCACACGGGAAACACACTTTAATAACTAAAATATGTTAGTATGTCGTATGTATCTAAATATCATTATTTCACCACTTGTTATTAATTTCTCACATTTTGTTACATTTAGCCTATTTAGAAAAACCGCTTTTGACGGCTGCAAAATTACTAACTTTGTACGCTTTTACTTGTTACCCATATACTTGCAAGACGAAAACAAAACGCCTTTTTCGCTTTTTATAGCTTACTTTTCATTACGTGCAAAGTGTTCTATTTTGTTAGGGTATCACTCACAAAATGTTACGCTTTTCAATAACCAACTTATAAGGCACATTTCACCCTATAAGCCTAATTTGTGGCTATTTTATACGCTTTACCCACACGGATAAAAACACTACTTTCAATAAGTCAAAGAACGCACCGAAAAAGCCCTTTTAAGTCTTTCGATATTTACCACTTTTACAAATGTGGTTAGGGTTTTCGTGTGGCTTTTAGGTAATTGCCACTACCTTTGCATTAAATTTGTTTGTGGTTTATCATTGAGCATTATATATGGGATAACTGAAAACCACCTAACAGAGTAACCGCTATTACTTGTTTGCCATTCTTTTTGTTTGACGTTGCAAAGGTATGACAAATATTTGGAACTACAAAACATTTTAGCAAAAAATTTTCAGAAAACATAAAAATAATTTGTAAGTACTTGAAAATCAAGCATTTAGAAAAGCAACAATAATAAAAGTTTTATAAATCATTGATTTTCAATAAGTTAGCTAACAAATAGAACTATTTATTGCACAAAATAGCTTTGTTTGTGCAATAATTAAAGACTATAAACAAGAAATTGCACAAAATATGGTAAAATGTGCAATCTATATTTTTCTTGATAATGGAACGCACACGATACGCACAGGCGCACAGGTACGCACATACGAGCGCAAGCGTACACACGCACATACGCACACATACATACACGCACGCACACGCAAGCGTATGATACAAAATTATTTGAATGAAAACGATAAATTAACAAACAATAACAAGAAAGTTTGTAGTTAAATTATTTAACATTTGGAATATCTTTGTAACTCATTAAAAATCAATAGTTTGCTTTATCTTTTGGCGTATGGGTAAATATACTACAAAGTACTAAAACGGCTTAAAACGGCTTAAAATAGCCTTAAATCGAATTTACACAAATTAACAAATAAGGTAGTGTTAAAATAAGGTTAAAAGCAAATAACCCTTTGCAATTATCAAAATGAAACATTACAAAAGGTTACAAAATGATATTATAAGGAACAAAGGAACGGAAACAAAACGTATTAAACAGAAAACGGCTAAAAAAGTAAGGTTTTTGTATTGATATTCAATAAGTTATTAAAAGCAAAGAAAATAAGCAAAATGTTTCACTTTTGTTATAAGTGAAACGGCTAAAACGTTGAAAATCAATGAAATAAATAAGGTTGAGGGTATGCTTGCTGGTGCGGATTCCATATATATATTCTGCCCCAAAATTTGAGTTTCGTTTTTGGGCTGGAAGAACCACCACAACTCTTCCAGCGTTTATAAAACCTTCATATTTGACTTTCCCAGAATTTTCCCCGACCCCAAAATTTCAATTCGTTTTCTAACAAAATGTATAGCTGGATGTGTGATTTTGCTTTAATAGTAGCTTCCAGCTTCACACCATTCCCGAAACATTCATTAACAATTCACAGCATGATTCACATAATTCTCCTAACAGCCACAAACAAGCCACGCAATGTTCCCGAATAGTCACAATCCATTTTAAGCCCTTCTAAGCGACTTTCTATGTAACGGTGGATAAGTTGTCCATTCGGTATAAGAAATGCTGTCAAATCGAAAATAAAGCCGCAAATAGACTTTGTATATGATAAAAAGCATACTGGAAGTTTGTAATTTAGGTAAAAAGAACCAGAATAACGTAATTTTCTTGCTGAAAATGAACATTCCCAGAAAATATGCTTACCTTTGCCGAAAATTCATAAATTGACTCGTACATCTTCCAGATATGAAAACAAAAAGACAAGTTATAGACTTCTTCAAGTCTAACCATTTCGCAACAGCAGAAGACTGTGAAATGGTTTCTTTATTCTGCCAAAACAATTGCGGACTAACTCCAAAAGATTTCCCGACCGTCACAACTCCAGGCTCCATCAATTCCCAAACATTCATCGAATGGTATCGTAATGGATTTGGAATTGGCGATATAGTTTTTGAAAAAGAGACTGGAAGCTATTATGTTGTTAGCAATACTTCAATTACAAGCATACAATCATGCGCTATTCTTTCCAATCTTTGCAAAACTGGAAAGAAATGGAAACCTAACAGCAATGAACTTGATGCCACTGCCCTGTCAAATATTAGCGAAATAGAAAACAAAGCTATGACTATTTCTTTGGCAGAACAAGGCTATGAGTTTGATTACGAGAAAAAGACTTTGCGTAAAAAGTACATACCAGAGATAAACGAGCGTGTAGAATTTTCTCGTGACAACTACATCGGGCTGGGAGTTGTTCGTTCTATCAATCCAGTAGAAAATTCCATAGAGTTCTTTTGTTATTTCATCTATAGCGATAAAAAGATTGGCTACAGTATGCACGAGTCTGGAGTATGCGATGTAATGTCATTCCAGTTTAACCCCATGACCGTAGTAGCCGCAAGAAGGCTTAACAGAGAGCTGGAAAAGTACGGAAAGGTTTGGAATGATAAGTTGCATAGAATCGAGCCTATTGATCCTAAAGTTGCCAAAGGAGAAAAATACTGGTATATTTCGGATAAGATGGCGGTGGTAACGGATAGAGAAAAAGGAACTCCAACGTCTCATTTCCGTTACATAGCTGGTAATTATTTCAAGAGCTATGATGAAGCGTTGGAGTATTTGGGAAAGTTCCATGAACTTTTGCGAGACAGACTTGCGAAGTAAAATGCCAGATTTGCCTGTTTTTAGACGTTCTGGAGGGTTTTTTCTTCTTCTGTGGTAACTTGTATGCTTGAAGTGGAGAAAACGCTCTGAAAGCCGTGTTTTGAGTTCCAATGCTGTATTTTGGCAGCTGAGAACATGTTTGGGCGTAATTTTATGCCCCCATAGGTGTCTGGCTTGTCTTTGGCGAATGTTGAAAAGAAGTCTTCTTGACTGGGGGTGTCTGGTCGGCTATCCAGTTCTTTCTGGAAATACTGGAAGAGCATATTGCGGTTAAGATACTTCTTCTCCTCTTTCACGTCAACAACTTCCAATCCGTCTTCGCTAAACTCAAAATGGTCACATAGGAAATTGTAGATAAGCTTTTCCATAGGTGACAGCTTTTCCCAAGTTTCATCTTCTGCTGAATGTTCGATAATGCTGGCGATGTATTGCTTGTTCAATTCACGCTCTGTATTTACTTCACCATCTTTTGTTCGTCTTGACCGTTTGGATGATTGCTGGAGGTTGCCCATAGGTTCCGCATTTGGATTCTGTATCTTGCCCCAATCAATCTGGCAGACTTTCTCCCCATCGCCAACAAGTTTGAAATCCCAATCCATGATGTTGAACTTTGTCAGACGGTCAAGATTGTCTATTGCTGTTATCTCAACCTGTTCGTCATTAACGTAGATGTTTCTGTCAGCAATGTCGGCTCTGGTGTTTGAGATAGCGGTGCTGGCAATATCCTCAACTTCACTCTTCGGAAGAATAAGCTGGGAGGTGTCTACTGTTGATTGTTGCTTGATAAGTTCTCCAGTCTCATCATCGTATTCCGCATCCTGGTCATATCTTGCATGAAGTTCCTGGTTGAAGTTGTAGAGGAACAGCTTGACATCATCATCAAGACACTGGTGAATGTCTTGAATGAAACTTAGAACTTCTGAAGCTGGAAAGTAAGGGTACTCTACTTTTTGGAAATGCTTGCCGCCCTTTCTTATCTTTGGAAGATTATCTGGAAGTTCATCAAATGAATCATCGGTTTCAAATGGCTCAAAATTTTCAGAAAATTCTCCAGCTTGCTGGTTATTTCTTTTTATATATTTATTATTTATTTCTGTTGGTGCATTTAGACCAACTCGTTGGTGCAAATAGACCAACATTTGAGACACCAGTTGGTGCAAACAGACCAACTCTGTTTCCTCAGAAATGTCGTTTTTCTGGCCTAAAAATACCAAATTTAGTTCTTTTGCAGCTTCAGAATCTGGATCAATATTCAAATATGGTGCAAACAGACCAATTAAGTCTTGCTCTTCGTTAGAAGTTGGTCTAAATGCACCAGTTATTTGTGAAATTGGTCTGTTTGCACCAACTTGATTGGTCTGTTTAGACCATTTTTCTGATTTTGGTCTGTTTAGACCAACTTTATCATTTTGGTCTGTTTGCACCAATAAAGTTGGTTCATTTAGACCAATTTGCTGTGAAGTTGGTGCATTTGTACCAAAATTGAATACGCCACCTGTCATGCCGAATAAAGTTGGTGCATTTGCACCAATATCAACATATCCCATTTCCTCCAGTGGTTCAAATGCACCAACTTGTAGATGCTCTGAGAACTTATGCTTTTGGTCTAAACTGACCAAGTTGTGAAACGCATAAATCAAAGAAGCATATACATTACCATTGACAGAAACATTGTTTCCGTCTACTTTGATGAGGCGCATTGTCTCCAGTTGTTGAAGCGTGGCTTTGACCTTTTTGCGGTAAACACCTTGCGCCTCACCTAACTTGCTGCATGAAATTTTGAATGTGCCAGGCTTGCCAGCTCTGACACGATACAGGTATTCATCCAGTAAATATGTGAATACTGAATGAACCGCTGCATCGCCCAGCATCATAGCTGCTTCACGATGGTGCTGGGAGTACGGTATTTGTGAGAAATCTATTTGTTCCATATTTCCTTGGTAAAAGATGGAGTCGTTTCAAACGACCCCATCTATAAATTGATTATGGTAATAACTTGCGTTTGGTAAGATTCCTTTCGCATTTTGCTCTTTGGATTGTCTTGCCCCACGATTTCATAAGGCTATCATAGGAATCCTCAAACAATTTACATGTCAAATCGTAGAGCTGTGGCAGCATGTTAAGCTCTTTCTCAATATAGTCCATTGCATTGCCTTTATATACAATGTTGTTCATGCGTGTATATACGTTAATGTGATACTTTGCGTTGAACTCGTTGTATAAAAGATGGTATGAGCCTTTTGCGTTAGCTACACCATTCTTGCGAATGATTTGTGTGATACGCTGTCTCATATCGGCAAGAGAAATGTTTGCCACCAGACCTTCGATGATTTCTTCCTTGTATTGGTTGTCATCGACCAGCTGCTTCACTCGTTGTTGTTCAGTTTTGAGTTGAGTGGCAAGACCGATGATGAAGTCTGGATTAGTCAATGCTTTTTCAATAGCAGCTGGAGTTAAATATCCACCATGCTTGCGGATGGTTGGCAATACCTCGCCACAAACCCAATCTTGGAAAGGCTCTGCATTTTTCTTATCACATCGCATGATGACTTTATATAGGTTTTGCTCGTTGACAAAGTATGTCGATTGTTCTCTCCCCAGTGAATCGGTGACTACAATTCGATTGTACCCACCTCTTTTTAACCTTGGAATAACACCATCAACTCTTAGTTCCAAAACCCTACACACATCTGCTAAACAAAATAGCGGATTGTCGCTTGTGCCAGCAATTCTGATATTTCCGAATTGCTCGTTACTGAAAATTTGAATATTATTCATCTTTGTTTCCTTTATTGATAATTGTTTCACAGGTTTCTTGCACAAGTCTCATATATTCTTGTGCTTCTTCTAAAGAAGAATATGGTGATGTCTTTGCATCGTAGTTCACGCAATATCCAGCACTTCTTAGAATGTTGGGTGCAAACGAATTGATGAAGAATACCAAAACTTCTGCAAGCGTATGTGGAGTTGGAATTGCGAGACCATGACAGCTTTCACCTTCCGATCCATTCTGGAATGTAATGTACTCATTAGTACACTCAAACTTGTTCTTGTCGGCTTGGATGCGCATAAGGTAAGTGCGCTTGAAGTGAATCTCGAAATCAACATTGGTTTCGGATTTTGTAAACTCTTTGAGTTGGAAGTCGAAAATGTCGAAAATAGCTCTTGTTTCCTCTTCAGTGCATCTAAGTATGCTGTTGCCGAGGATGGACTTCACTTCCTCTTTTGTGAATTTCTTTATTGAATGTCTCATGCCATAAATGGATTTTGTGGATAATTGTTGATGTGATTGTTGAAATCGTTGTCATCACAAAATGTTGTACCGTACAACTTGCGATGTTCCTCACATTTCTTTTTCAATATGCAGTCTTTGCATAGGATTCCTTTTGCTATCATTTTTGCTGCGCATACGGCCAGCCAGACAAAAATTACGATGCAGATAAAAGCTGTAATCATTATTATGCGTCTATAAGTTTGTTCATTTCTTTAATTGCTTCCTGGCAGCGTTTAGCATCTTCATATCTCTCCTCTTTGATAGCCTCGTGTTTGATGCTGTCAATATATCGGCACATGGCGATAAGGACATACTTGATGCTTTGGACATACCAGATGTTTGTATCAGCTACACATTTCTTAAATTCATCATCATGTTTTATAAACGATAGCATTTGCTTATTGTTGGCAAGGCTTTGACGAAGCAGGAGTGCCATGCCAATAATGATGAACATAGTGATAGCGTTAAGTATAATAAGTGCTGTTATCATATCTTGGTGAATGCACTATCTTTGTTAAGAAAGAGTTCACAACACTCATCGCCTGGTTTGTGAGATTCTGGAATTTCATTCCAAACACCCTGTGAGTCCATTTTTTCTGGATGATAAAAGAAACAGTTATATCTATCCCAGCAACCTTTTTTGTTGCAAGAGAAGTTTACATTCTCTTTGATTTTATAATAGGCTGCTTTAGTGATGAACTTTGCGGTATCTGGAAGTTGAGGCTTGAATTTGTCTGGAACATCGCCTTGGAACCATACATTATTCGAGCGTTTTACGGTTCCATCATTTTTTAGGATGTATATGGTTTTACCGCCAAACCCTTGAAAGTGTTGAGGCTTGGATAACCACTTGTGAAAAACATAGTGAGAACCATTAATGATTTCACGGTCTGGATGAGGATGTGCTATTTTTTCCTTCCAGAAAGCGCATGTAAAGCAAAGTTGCTCTTTGCGCATAAGAATTGTTAAGGGTGCTCGTTGATCAAAATCGTCAACGTTAGTTGGCAAGCCACAGCAAGAACATAATTCTTTACTGGCACACGCCTCCATTGCATCGTAAATTGCCATAGTTGTATGATTTTAGCCCTTCGGCTATTAAAAGAAAAGAAGATGCAAGGGCGCATGTGATGCGCTTCAATTAATATGTAGTCCTTATTTGATGGACTCAAAGATGTTGTTTATTTCATCCTGCGTGATACCAATATAAGTTTTGGTTATCTGGATGCTTGTATGGTTAAGGATTTTATTCAAAAGCACAAGAGCTTCTGCGCTACGATTATTGGTTTCATAAACATAACGTCCGAATGTTTTGCGGAATGTATGAGTAGAAAAATTCCCAATTTTTACTTTGTAGTCATACTTAAAGTCTTTCAGTTTCTTATTTACACACTGAATTGTCAGTGGTTCGCCAGTCACTTTGCTTTTGAATACAAACTCATTCTTGTCTGGGCTTCCCAGTAAGACATACAAATCATGTATTTTCTTTTGAACAGACTTGTTGAAAGGAATTGTCCTCGTCTTCTTTGTTTTTTGTTCTGTTACCGTACAAGAACTCACGTCCAGCACATCCTTCCAATGGAAGTGTAGGACATCTGAAGCTCTACATGCAGTACAGAATGAAAGACGTGCATATAATTCCCAAATGTATTTCCCATGAGTGTGAAGGCTATTCAAAAGTCTTTCATACTCACTGTACTCCAGGTAGTCTGAAGTTGTCAGTTGATTCTTTTTTGCCATAATAAAATGCTTTTGTTTCATTTTCTGTTGCAAAGGTATATAAATGAAACCAATCTGCCAAGTAATATTATTAAAAACTGTGCATACGCTATAATAATTAACATACGATAACAATAAAGGGCGATATAAAATCTACCGCCCTTTATTTGGTTTTGTATTAGAGTTGCGCTATAAAATCGTCAATATTCACGATTATTATTCCAAGTCCTTGTGCCTTTGTTATCTTGCTGGATGTAGCATTAACATCTTTGACAATAAGATGTGTTGTTTTCTTCGATACGCCACTAACAATAGTGCCTCCAGTTTCAATGATTCGTTGTTCCAATTCTGTGTTGCGAACTCCAGAGAAACATACAGCCATTCCAGCACATTTGCCGTTGGTATCTACTGAAATTACATTTGGGCGTTTAATTGTTAAACCATTCTCATTAACAAAATGATGGAATTTATTAAACCCTTTCCAGAAAGATTTATCGGTTTCAAGTCTGGATGCTTCAATACGATTATTGATAAATTCATCATCGTATATAAAGTCTACGTTGTATAGATTCTCTTCTTTATCACCAGGCAAGGAATCAATTAGCTTTCTGGCTTTGATAGTTCCAATGCCAGGGAAACAATCACTTGCTTGCATAAGTGTAGGTAAGTCAATTCCAGATTTGATTTTCTCCATGTTGGCAAGAATGATGTTTACTGTACCTTCTGCAAAGCCATCAATGCTGAATATGTCGTTGGCAACCATGTTGAGAATACGAGATATAGTATTGAATCCAGATTGATAAAGCTTGTCGAACATCTGTTCTCCCATGTTCTCAACTCCACAGGTTTTGAAGAAGAAAACAATTTTAGCAAAACGGATTCCGTCACAGTCTGGGTTTGTACACATCAACTCTTTACCAGACTCATTCCATGATGTTACTTCGCCACAATGCGGACATTCAACGAGTGAATCCCACATTGTTTCTATATCTTCTTTTGGTGCAGTTTCAAGCGTTTGTAGGATTTTAGGAATCACGCCTCCAGAACGAGTGACAAGAATCTTTGCGTTTGGTGCAATCCCCATGTCGGCAATCCATCCAGCATTATAGCCAGTCGGATTTTCCATAATACAGTCTCCAGTATCAACCGCTTCGATTTCTACAACAGGTTTTAGTGCGCCAGCTTTGCTTGCTCGCCATGCAATATTTTTGACTGTTGTCTCGAAGGCATCTGTGAAGTCTGGATGCTTGTAGGCGATAGCATAGAGAGGATTGCCAGTTGTCTGGTTTCTACCGATAGCCTCCCAGAGTTGCAAGCTGTTGATGTAGATAACAATTCCGTCAATCGGATAGAGTTTAGACCATTCCTTGAAAGTTGCGAGCAGCGAGTTTTCTGTAATATCTTTTGTTGTAACAAGCTGGAATAGAGGTTCTTGGTTGTAGTCAGAGCATAACTGTTTAATTGCTTTGTCGAAAGTCTCAAATTCTTTGAGCGATGTGGTGTCTATTCCATATCTAAAGAAAGAGGCATGTGCGATTTCTTGGCAAGGAATATCTCTGTTAAGAAAGCCAGCAGCAGTATTGCGAGGAGATTTGTATTTCTCTGACGTGTATGGTGATACTCTACCGTCAAAATACTCACTCCAGTTCTTGCGATTGATGATGAACTCACCATAGGTATAGCCGTATTGAGTGTTTGATACAATATTTGCAGCGATACAATGCTCTGTACAGTCTTGTCCTTCGTTTTCTGCACCGCCACGAGACCATGCTTCACCTGTTTTTTCATTGTGGAGTAAAGAAAGTCCATCAAACTTAGGCATTAAGACGAGTTGTGTATCATCATGCAAACCAAGTGAAGAGAGCCATTTCTTGACATCGTTGATATTCTTTACTTTGTTCAATGATTTCATAGGAAGCGGAAGTTTACGCTTGCGTGAGTTGGAAACTGGAGACGGTTCTATATGGTCGAACCATTCGTTGTTAGGGTCGATTGTCTTTAGCTGCTCTACGAGACTGTCATATTCCACATCACTGATAGTTGGGCTTCCAGCTCTATATTCTTCGTTGTGTTTCTTGATTGTATCAAGAAGTTCTTGTTTGGATAATGTGTTCATAATTGAAATAAAAATGGGGCAAATTAATCATAGAATCAATTTGCCCCTTGTTTATACTCTTGTTATTTCTTCACATATAAGGAGCAGCAACAATGATCATGCAAGCGATAGTTAGAGCAAGGACAATGCTTGTCTTCCGAATCGTTATGGCAAGGACATTCGCCATTATTGCGCTCGATACCTCGTGTCACTCCTTTGACGATTTTTTCGTTAGGGTTTAGCTTCCACCCTTCTTTTACAAAATATTCCATAGTTACTTCACTCCTGTATGTCCGTAACCGCCATCACCACGTTCTGTTTCATCAAGTTCTTCTACCATAACCCATTCGGCTTGTTCGTACTGAGCAATGACCATTTGGGCGATACGCTCGCCATCATTGATGACAAAAGGTTCGTGACCATGATTGATAAGTTCTACGCCAATCTCTCCACGATAGTCGCTGTCGATTGTACCTGGGGTATTAAGGCAAGTGATGCCATATTTGATAGCGAGACCGCTACGAGGGCGAATCTGTGCTTCATAACCAACTGGGAGTGCGATGTGAAGTCCTGTTGGAATTAATACACGCTCACCTGGAGCAAGAATGATAGGGTGATTAATATTCGCACGGAGATCCATGCCAGCAGAGCCAGTTGTAGCGTATTTTGGAAGCTCGTGCTTTGACTTGTTGATGATTTTAATTTTCATGCCTGTTCTTTGTCTTTATTTTTATTATACTTCATTCCTTTCCTCTCCATCTTGCCTGTTTTGTAGTATTTTCGTTCTACGCCACACAATTTGTCGTATTCCTCAACACGCAATTCCCCTAAGTCATCAAATGTGACTTCGATGTCATCTTGTAGTATTCGGAAATACAATTTATTGCATGAGATACACTTTCCAATACAGGCGTAATGGATTGATTGAGGTCGGCAACTGAAAGCATTTGCTGTTGCCGTTAATGATTGGAATATTCCAACCAAACGTTTAAGAGGATTAAAAACTAAGATGCGCTTTGGTTCACTTAACATGCGTCTTGCCATTATCTTTTATCTTGTTTATAGATTCCCTGTCAAGACGTACAAAGGCGTGTTCAAGAATGTACGAGTCCGAAACGGCAACCCCATCGGTAAACAGATCGTGGCATCTGTCACACATGTACGCAAGGAAATCTGGTTCGACAAAAGATAAAAATAGGTACACTAAGGAACCATCAATTAAAATATGACCATCGGTATTGATGAATAAGCACTTGTTTTCGTCAAGTTCATACGACTTGATAAGTGCCTGTATTTGAAATCCGCACGTTTGCAGAAAATCATCAACAGTTAATGAGTTGTTTTGAAGATAAGAGGTGGCATCGAAAACACTGCCATTATCAGTTGTAGTCCCGAAGAGCAAGTCGGGAAATTCTGGAAATGCCTGCTCGTCACACTTTGTATTAATTGGCTTTCCAGATGGTTTGAGTGTCATTATATAGAATAGCCCTGCTTCTGTTCTTGAACTGAAGGTGGCCAGAGAATAGCTTCTGCTTTATCAAATTTGATGTCACGAATAATGAAATCTGACATGGTGTGTTTGAGGTGTTTGCTGATTCGTTCAGCAGCATCTGTGTTTGATGAAGCTGGAGTGAAGATTGTCTCAGTGTTCATCTTTTCCTTTCCAGATTTCTCGTCCATTATCGGAATCATCACCTTAACGCTGTAGATACCAACGCCAGAGTCTTCATCCTCAGAGAAGAAGTTACAAACGAGTCCATTGACGAGGGTGTCATCGTGGTCAAGTGTTTCGTTGTAGAGCATTTCTGAAATCTTTGTTTTAACGATTTCGATGCTGGCATCACTGAATCTCTCTCTGTTTTCTGATTCGATTAGAGCGTAGGCGGTTGCTTCCGCTTCTGAATAACTGGTTGCATAGACAAGTTCTTCGGTCTTGGTCTTTTGCAGCTGACCGTCAGCATCCTCTTTAGTCCACTCGGTCTTGATTCTGTAATAATTAGATGTTTCTTTCATATAAACTTGTATTAAGTTGAAAATTTCGGTTGCAAAGGTAATGGTCTTTCTTTTTATATACAAACGAAAATGTACTTTTAACATATTATTTAACATAGAAGACTTTGAAATAAGGCATTTAGAAGACATTAGAAAAAGCCAATTAACATAATGAATTTGGTTTTCGATTGTACACAATCATTTTAATAATGTATACTTAGGAAAACGATAATCTGTAGGTTTTTCTATTCTTCAGAAAGTAATTTTTGAAGTTAATGGCAACAGTTGAGACAAAAGAAAAAGTTGATCTTGACTTGCTGGAGAGTATTTATCGAACCAGCAAGAAAACTATACAAGAATATGTAAGAGAAATTGACAGACATTGCCGCTTTAAGTCAGTGCAACACACCGTCAATGATGGCTGTGTGTTAGATGACCGTGGGCGCATCATTGACATTTATGATGCTTGTGTTGAACAAGATGCGCATTTGCGTTCAGTTTTAGAGACGTTGAACTCTCAGATTCTTGGTGAGCGTTATATGATGTGCCGTATGAATGAGAAAGGTCGGTATGTTAAGGACGTTGAAGAAACGCAAAAGGTTCAAGGTTCTTCGTTTATTAAGATTATCAGTGGTATTGTTGAAGCTAAAATGTTTGGATATACAGGCTTGCAGATACTTCCAGATATTGACCCTCGTACTGGTAAATTGGCGCACGTTAATCAGATAGAGAGACGTAACATACTTCCATTCCAAAGGAGAATCATACGCAGACAGGGAATGTGGAATCCTGGTTGGTCTTTTGATGACCCACAATACCGTGATTTTTATGTACTTATTGATTCAGGTAGTCTTGGATTGTTCTCAGCAACAGCACCTTTGATACTTGCAAAGAAGTTCACGTTGGCAAATTATGTTAATTTTAGCCACACATACGGACAGCCGATCATTCATGGAAAGACAGAATCGGAAAATACTAATGACCGTAAGAAATTGGCGAATGACATTGCTTCAGCAGCACAAAACAAGGTGATTGTTACTGGTTTGAATGATGAGGTTGACATAAAGACGTTCACCATGTCAAATTCAGAACATATCTTCACTGGATTGATAGGCTTGTCAAATAAAGAAGTCTCCAATTTGATTCTTGGCTCAGAAGACATGGCTGGAGAAACACAGTCATACGTTGGCTCTACTCGTGCGCATCAAGATGTGTTCCGTGATAGAATCGAAGTGTATCGTGAATATATTGAAAATGTAATGAATGAGGAAATTATACCTCGTCTTGTTACAATGGGTTATCTGAAGCCTGGCAATGTGTTCAAATATGCAAAACGCCTTGAAATGTCGGATAAAGACCAGATAGAGCTTTATCGTTTCCTCACTGACAAGTTCGAGATTAGTGCAGATGAAATAGAGAAGACATTTGGTGTAAATGTCGGTCGGCAATTGAATCTGGAATCTGGTAATGGCGGCAATTCTGGAGGCGTTCGTGGTGGCGATGGCGGTCAGTATGTTATGACAGATGAAGAATATTACAAGCGATACGGCCATCATCGTGGCGGTGCTGTAAATTTTCTTCGGGAGAGAAAGTGATAGGTAGCACTTCTCTCTCCAGTGTACAGGCAAATAGGCTACCAAAAGATGATGAAGATAAGAAGCAAGCTGAATATGAGGCATTGCTTGCAGTCTTTACCAGATTTATAGAAAGTTATACCAATGAGACCGATTCACAAGAAATATTGGAAGAGTTGATGAATTTGCGAGCAGATTTCTTGATACAACATGCTTTATCTGGCTTTGACATAGATTACGATGAAGCTTTGGAAATGTTGCGAAATGCAGAAGGTCTTAATAACGAACAGTCGGCAAAACGTAATATAATTGTAGCGGCAGTGGACAATTTAATTGATTTTGCAGTAGTAGAAGAATATCAAATGGCACGAGAGCTTCCAAGCTTTGATGATGAAGAATTTGATGAAGATGATTATGAAGAAATCTTTGGAAAATACAACAAACGATACGCTGAAGTAGAAAACTCAGACGCTGAATATGCAATGATTATTGCAGCAGGGCTTATCGGTGTGGCAGATAGTACCATGCTCACTTATATGACGCAAGGCGATGAACGTGTAAGACCTTGGCATTTGCAGTATGAAGGGTTCACAGCTCCAAAATCACAATTCCCAGCATGGTTGATACCTCCAATTGAGCATCAATGTCGATGTTATTTAGTGGAAGACAATATTGTTGGGATGGCAAAATGTGTGAAAAATGCTGTGATGAAAGTGCCAACAATGCCAGATTGGTTTAATCGTACATTTAAGGAAAGCGTTGCGTTGGGTGGCAGAATTTTCTCAGACGAACATCCGTATTTTACTGTAGATAGCCGTGATGAAGATTCATTGCATGATATAGCCAAACGGATAAAGGAGAGATATATGAATGGCTAAAGGAAGAGTGCCTGGTGGTGGCATGATAACGCCAGCTCAGATGATGCAGCAGTGGAAAAATGCCCCACATAGGTTTGATTTGAATTTGAATAATTTTGAGGTACGCATAGGACGTGCGGCAGAAGCGATATTTAAGAAGTCATTTGAAATGCACCGATTTAATACCGCTTCTTCGCAACCGTGGAAACAGAGGCGAGATCACAAGCCTCATCCAATATTGAAAGAAACCTCAACATTGAAGAACTCGATAAAGCATAAGACAATTCCTGGAAAGAAACGAGTTGTTCGCATTTATACTGACCCGACCGCTTTTGGAACAGCAGCACGACATAGAGGCTTTTGTTATGCTGCTGTTCATAATGATACAAGCGGCAGTCATACCTACGGCAAGACTGGCGTGAAAAGTATACAGAGACAGTTTATTGGTCATTCTTCTTATTTGGAAGACGAGTTCAAACAACTTGCTATATCCACATTGTTTAATGGATTTCCGAAATGATAGTAGATAAAAAGAGACATGAAGAAATACAAGAAAAAGTAGTTGATGTTGTCAATAGCAATGATGAGCCTGTTGTTGATTTGAAGAATTTAACAGTCGAGGAGGCTGTAAAAGTCAATGCTTTATCTGAAACATATTTAGCATTGCGTTCTATTCTGGAGAAAATACATGTTAATCCAGACGATGAAGATAGTCCATTGTTGTTTAAGACAATAAAATTGGAAACTGGTCAGCTGACTCGTATTAAAACAAATGAGTTTAATAAAGAGTATGCTATTGGCTTTCCTGCTTGTTTCATTCATTATATCAATATGAATTGGCTGGTTGGTCAGTCAAATATCAACGCTGGAAGATGTACGGTGCGATTGCATTATGTCTTGAATAATTTGAATAATGGTGATGATGATGTGGAGTTGAGTGGCTTTAGAGCTTTTGAGATTATCAATTCCGCTATAAACGCCAATAAAGATAAATTTCCAGCTTTGGTGAATAAGTTTCAATTGACGTATTGGGATATGCCAGAAACATTTGATGATGGCGTACAGCCTTATTGGATTGATTATGAAGTAGCGTTTAATGATTATACATCATATCGTTATAAGGATTATGTAGAACGGTATATTGTCATGCCTCCATTCACCAATCATTCTGACCAGTTGAAAGAGAATAATCAAGATGGACATGAAAACCATACAACTCCCACAATTGAAGATGCTGTAAAAATAGAAAATACAGTATCAGAATAATCGTTTGTTTTCAACCTTTCGATAGTTGTATTTCTATTCTTCAGAAAATTGAATATCAAAAGTTAATGGACGTAAATAATCTAAAGTACGTTGTTGGCAAAGCTGAAACTAATCAGCCAGCTATTATTCGTTTCTTTGGTTCCGTAGATAGCTTTTCCACAGATTGTTTTAATGAGGAGTTTTTGTGGCTTCAAGACTATGTAAAGCCATCAAAGATTGTAGTCCTTATTAATTCAGACGGTGGGTCTGTCATGTATGGCATGAGTACGTTCTCCATAATCCAGTCATGTCCGATAGAGGTAGACTGCATCATTGAAGGCATTGCCGCATCAATGGGTAGTGTTATTTGGGCAGCTGGAGACCATTTGTATATGCACGATTACTCTATTCTTATGATTCACAATCCTTTTGTCTATGACAACGACAACGAGGACGCAAACATCAAGAATATGGTAAACGCCTTTAGAAAGCAGATAGAAACAATTTATGTAAAGCGTTTCGGTCTATCAAAGGATAAAGTTCGTGCTATTATGGATGGTGAGGGCGATGCTGATGGCACATATCTGAGTGCCAAGGAAGCTGTTAATGCTGGAATCTTGCCAGCAACTAACATTATCAAGACCTCCAAACAAGTTGTTGAAAAGGTAAAAAGTCAAATTGAAGGCGTAAAAAGTGTTGCGTCTATTTGTGACATAATGAACTCTGCATTGAAAGAAGTTGATGAAAATAAACTTCTCTCAGAAGTTGTTTCTATTCGTACACAGAATAATCAGAATTTTAATCCTGTGGTTACAGGGCAAGAACAAAACACAATGAAAGAGAACGAAAATGTCCAGTTCAATGCCGTAACAGCACAGCTTGGCTTGGAGGCTGAAACCTCGTTGCAGTCTGTTTCTGCACGAATTACACAGCTTATCAATGCAGAGTCAGAGCTGAAGAACGTCAAGAATGAGCTGGGTGAACTGAAAATCAAGTTCAAGGGCAAAGAGACTGAGGTTGCTAACCTCCAGAAGAATCTCTCTGACGTAGAAGGACAGTTGAAGGCATACAAGGATGCAGAAGAGGATGCTCGTAACGCTTCTATTGATGCAATGGTTGAAGATGCAATTAAGACTGGAAAAATTGACGCTGGTTCAAAGGAAGATTGGGTCAGCATGGCGAAAGCAAACTTGGACATGGTAAAGAAGACGCTTGACTCAATTCCTGGTCGTGACAATATCGTAGATGAAATTGCCAATGATCCAGAGAACAAGAATGACGCAGAGGGGGCAATGAAGGATGTCAATGCCAAGCTTGCTGAGAAGGTCAAGGCAGTCGTTGGTGACGTTACACTCAAAACATTCTAATCGAAATGGGTACAATTAATTACGCTGGTAATACCTATGCTGGTGAGGTTCTGGAAGACCTCTTGGTATATACCGCACATGGCAATGACACATATAATGAGGGGCTGATTCATATTGTTCCTGGCATCCAGAAGCGAAAGACTCTGCCTCATGTTTCACTTGGTTCTATCATCCAGGATAACGTAGCAACGCCTACCCCTACTCATGGCGATGCAGACAGCAGCACTGGTAAGAACAAGTACGAGTTCTCAGAGCGTTATTTGGAGCCGCATGACTTTATGGTATATCTGGAGTTTAATCCTCGTGACTTTGAGGATTACTGGAGACCTTTCCAGCCAGAGGGTGAGCTGATTTTCCGTGACCTTGACCCGAAGGTACAGGCAACCATGCTTCATTTGCTCGTAGACCGTAAAGACCAGTATATCGGTGATTCTATCTGGTGTTCAAAGAAGGGTGGCAAGGACACTAAGCTTACTTCGGATGCGCCTGAGACAAATGTAACACTTGGTGGTGACAGCGATGCTGGCCCAATGAAGTACTTTGACGGTTTTGTAGTTCGTTGTCTTGATAACTTGAAGGCCAATTCTGTTGCCGCTGGCACTCGTACAGAGGCGCAGAAGAACGAGGCTGCTACAGGTAAGGTAATTCTTGCTGGTTCAACAGCAATTACTACTGGTGAAGCTGTTGAAAAGGCTCTTTATGCAATGTACCGCCAGTGTCCTAAGAAGCTCCGTAAGAACAAGAAGTTGAAGTTCGTGATGGGATGGGAGCTTTGGGATTTGTATGACGCATACCTTTCAAGTAAGGATGTAAAGTACACAGAGAACGCAGAGGTGAACAAGTACCGCTTTAAGGGTAAGGAAATCAAGGTTATTGATGGAATCCCAGAGCAGACAATCGCTCTTGGCAAGTTCACTCGTGACATGGACTCCTGTCTCTGGATGGGCGTTGACTACGCTACTGACCAGGAGTCAGTCAAGGTAGAAAAACTCCAGGCAAACAGCGAGCTATACTTCTTCCAGATGCGTATGAAGGTCGATGTAAACATCGTGCTTCCTTCAGAGATTGTTCTCTGGACTACTTACAAGTACACTGAGTAATCTAACAATTCAGAAAACTCAATATAATTCTGGGGAGTGGAGTCGATTTACTCCATTCCCCTTTTTTAGATTTCAATCATTATGGCAAAGAAAATCAAAACGGAAGATGCTATACCTGTAGAGGAAGGTCTGGATGTAATCACAGGCGAGAATACAGAAGCAAACGCAAGTGAAGGTGAAAACACCAACACACAGTCAGAAAATACTCCAGAAGTTCCAGTTGAGACAAAGAAACCACGAGCATCAAAGAAAACAAGTGAGGGCAAGACAACTACAGCCCAGTCAGAGGATATTCCAGAGGATGTGAAAGCTATTTTGAAATGTTTCCCTAACGAGGAAGAGCTTTATGTTTCAAAGTATGGCGGCACATTCCCCAAAGACTCTGAACCTTTTGTAAGGGGTAATGCTATTCTTTACAAAAATCCGTTCTACAAATCATAATAAAAATCAATAATGGCTTTAGGTGGCGTATTTATGACCGACACCGATGGTAATATTGGAAAGGAAATTTCCAGCCTTACCGAAAAGGTTTGTGGTCTTGTATTTGACATTTCAGCTCAGACAGATATTTGGACTAAAGGAGCAGGAGTTAAGCTCGCAGCTGCCTTGAAGGACACTGTGGTTGAGCTTAATAGAATTGAAGATGCCGATGAGCTTGGTCTTGCAGCCTACACTGGTGAGAAAGATGAAGATACAAATAGCAAGGATTTTCTTGCTGGCATCCCTTACTACCACATCAAGCATTTCTTCAAAGGTTGCAATAACTCAGGCAGATTGTTTATTTCCTTTGCGGATTGTTCGAGCAATTGGAACGCCCTCGTAGACATGCAGAAGGCGGCTCATGGTACAATCAATCAGTTTGGTGTATGGACAGAGCAGCGTCTATGGAAGCAGACAGACGCATCGGCAGAAACATACAGCATCCAGATTGTGAGTGACTTACAGTCTATGACCAAGCAGCTTGCAGATAGCTACAATGCACCTTGCGTTGTTTTGCTTAATGCAAACACATCTAAGGTAGCAACAACCAGTGGTGATTCAACTAAGGTCGTGTTCAGCAAGATCCCTACTTGTGTTGTTGGCGCACGCTATGTAAGTGTATTGCTTGGACAGGGACTTGATACCGATGTTACAAAGATGCAGTGCGCTTTGGAATCAACGACCCCAGTAGGCAATGTTGGCGCAGCACTTGGTGAGCTTACTCAGTGTAATGTTGGCGAATGTATGGGTTGGGTGCAAAGCCACGATCTGATTGGTTACTTCCCAGACATCGAGTTTGGCTTTGGTGATTCTGAAGTTGAGAGTGGTGCGTTGAAGAACTCAACCAAGTATTCTTCATTGAGTCAGCAGCAGCTTGACACGCTTGATAATCTTGGTTATGTGTTCTTGATGCGATATACTGGACTTGAAGGACATGTATATTTCTCTGGAGACAAGACTTGCTCTGATGGTGATTATTGCACAATCGCTCGTAACCGTACAATCAACAAGTCAAGACGTTCTGTACGTACAGCTTTGCTTCCTTATGTAAACTCGCCTATCAAGGTGAATCGTAGTAACGGACAGCTGTCGGCAGCACAGATTACAGTGTTTACCAATTTGATTTCTGACATCCTTACAGCAATGACGGATGCGGAAGAGATTTCTGGCATGGGTAAGATTACCATTCCAGCAACTCAGAACATCTTGAAGAATGACAAACTTGTTATTCAGTATACTATCGTGCCTCTTGGTTGTGCTAAGACCATTGAAGTTACTGAAGGACTTGTATTATCCGCTTCTTAATGGCAACAATAGTAAATAACGTAGCCTATTCTTGGGCGCAGATTGAGCTTACTGCTCCAGCTTTGACAGGTTCAAGTGATGCTAACCCTACTATTTTGCAGGGTGTTTCAGCAATCAAGTGGAACATTAAGCGTAACATGAAAACCAATTACGGTCTTGGTGGCGAGCCTGTCAATCGTGGTTTTGGCAACCGTGAGTATACAGCATCCATTACAATGGATTACAATACCCAGGTTCAGCTTCGAGCTTTGCAAGGCTCTCTTATGGCACTTGGTGAGTTTGACCTCATTGTAACATTTGCCAATGAAATGGGTACAGATGATTGGACAGAAGAAACTGTAACTCTGAAGGGCTGTCTCTTCAATGAGGATGGCATGGAAGCAGAGCAGGATGCTACCAATATCACTAAGGAATTTGACCTTAATCCATTCAAGATTATTTGCAGTACAAGTGCATAATGGTTGAATAAAGTTTTATGTAAGGGGAAGGATAGAAAATATCTTTTCCCTTTTTCAAACCCTACACTTTCAATCATGCTATTCTCATATAGATAATTCAAAACTTTAATTAAATCATTATGGCAAAAGTAGTAATGGAAATTTTTGACGAGAATGGCAATCTTACTCCAGAGCTTCAGAAGGAAGTTGATAAGAAGGCCGCAGAAATCAAGGAAGAGCAGAAACTTAAAGTGGTGTTCCCTCTGGTAGTTGAAGGCCAGGAGTTCGATGAAAAGAGTGTCTACATTGGCTATTTCAGACAGCCTTCGTTTAAGGCGTTCTCCAAGTACCTTACCGCTTCACAGAGCAACCAAGCACTCGCTATGCGAACACTGGCTACGGACTGTTTCGTTGGCGGTGATAAGGAACTGATTGACGATGATTCATTGTTCCTGTTCGGTTTGATGGGTCAGCTTGGTCAGATCATCCAGATGCGCAACGGCACTCTTGTAAATTTATCAAAGCCTGGGAAGTAAAAGATGACGAGTATTTGCGTCATAAACTTATCTATATAAGGCATTATTTCCCAGGAATAGATATAGAATCTCTAAGCGATGAAGATTTTGCTATCATAGCCAATGATGCAGAATGGCTTGATGAACACCAGATTAAGGTAAATCAAGTGAAGACGCTTGGACTTCTTGCATAGGTTTTTGTACTCCCTACTTTCATTAAGTTGAAGGTAGGGATTTTTGCTTATAGTGACCTATGTATTTCTTGGAAACTCTATTCTTGTAAAAATAAACATGATATATAATGGCTCAGAATTTCACTGTAAATTATGACATAAATGTATTGTCACAGGATGCGGTTACTGCCATCAATAGCTTCGCACAAGCTACGAAAAAGCTTGACCAAGCGATGCGTCCGTTCCGAAAGCTCAATACATCTATCAGTAATCTGCAAAATAATCTGACGAAGCTTAATGCCAAGACATATACCGTCAAGTTAGAAACAAGTAAAGCGGTAAACAATGTTGATAAGCTGATAGGTAGGCTTCGTAGATTGAAAGCAGAAGCAAAAGGTGCTGGAATCAATTTAGGTTCTATCAATACCGCTGGTGGTGTAGCTGCTGGCGGTATGAGTAGTCGTAGCACTGGAGGCAAACGAGTAAAAGCAACTTCTGGCAAAACATCCAGTAGTATTATATCCAGAAATATGCCAAAGAACTTGGGTTATAAGTTACTTGGCCCAACACCTCTTGACACTGGCGGCATTATGGCTGTAGATATGCTTAAAGGCATGGGTATTGCTTATGGTATTGCTGGTATTGGCTCGCTTATAAGCAACTCTGTGAGAGACTACACAGAGTACAATAATATTATGAAGACCGCAGAGAATATCCTTGGTGCGCATGATAAACGTGCTGATTTCAAGGAGCGATTTGCTGCTATGGAGCGACAAGTGCGTAATGTTGGTGTACAGACTAAGTTCACAGCACCACAAGTAGCCGATGCCTCTAAGTTCTTGGCAATGGCTGGTTTTGATGTAGACGCAATTAACAAATCAATTGCGCCTATAGCAGATATTGCTCTTGTTGGTGATACTGACCTTGGTGAGACAGCAGATGTTGTAACAAACATTATGACAGGTTACAATATCTCTCCAGAAAAGGTACGCAAAGCGGCTGATATTATGACGATGACTTTCACGAAGTCAAATACTACATTGATGGAGATTGCAGAGGCGTATAAGTATTCTGCTTCATTGTTGTCGGCTGGTGATGTTCCGTTTGAGGAAGCAACTGCTGCAATGGGTATTCTTGGCAATGCTGGTATCAAAGGCTCCCAGGCTGGTACAACGATGCGTACCATCATGGCAAATATTGTAAATCCGACAAAGAAACAGGCAGCGGCATGGAAGCGCATTGGCGTAAGTCGTACAGACAAGAACGGCAATATGCGTGATGTTGTTGACATCTTTGAAGATTTGAACAAGAAAGATTTGTCGCTGTCGGATTTCTACCAGATATTCCATAAAACCGCAGCGCAAGGTGCTGTATCATTGGCTAACGATGTAGAGGGCTGGAATGACATCATTAAGGCTAACTTTATGTCTGAAGGTCTTGCAAAGCAGTTAGCTGACGAAAAGAAAAATACTATTCAAGGTTTGTGGGCGCAGCTTACATCTATGTTTACAGAAGACGGTATTGAAGCGTTTGATGAGATACAGCAGCCGATAAAAGATTTTCTTAGAAATATCACGAATTGGTTGGGTACGGATGAGGCAAAGAACTTTATTAAAAGCGTAGCAAGAGACTTGATGGATTTTGCCAAGCTGTTGATTGATGTCACTAAGCAGATATACGCTTTTTTTGAAGCTTTTAAAAAGCCTATCAAATGGTTCATCGCCTTTCAGTTAAAAATGTGGCCAATCCTTAATCTGGTACGTGTCATTAAGGCTATGGGATTGGGTTTTGCTGGTGTATTGAAGTTAGCTTCTTCACTTGGCGTACTTTCTTCACAAATGCGTATTCTTGGCAACTCCATGACATTCGTTAATATAAAGAAAATGGGGTTTGCAGGCATGTTAGCTGGTATGAATGGCGGTTTTGGTCTTGGACATCTTACGCCTGTTGGAAATGGTAATGTGTATTCAGAACGTTTTGGTCGTGAGATAACAACAAAGACAGCAAAGAGATATAATTCTATCTATGGCGGTACAAATAATGTAGGTTTGGGGGGATTTGCTCCATTTCTCGGCAGTGCTGTTGGCGGTGTGTCTGGTGCTGCTGTTGGCAATGCTGTTGGCGGTAGTACGGGAGCTATATATGGAGGCATGATTGGCACATTACTTCCAGCGTTAGGGTTTATGGTTAGTAATCCTGTAGGTTGGGTAACGACCGCAGTGGTAGCTATAGCAGGAATTACAGCTGCAATTTATTCTTCAGTTAAAGCATGGGAAGCCGCTACAAATGCCGCCAATGAATATAGAAATTCGATTCGCTTGGTTGATGGAGTAGTTACTGGTGATGGATTGACAAATACGGAAGCTTATTTAAACCTTGTGTACAACAAGGAAATGAGTACTAACGAAGTCATAAAAGAAAGAATACGGCTCAGAAGAGAAGAACTTGGCTTAACAGATCCTGGAAGTAACAACAATTCCGCATCATTTGAAGGTAATGAGTTTAAGAAAGCTTATAATTTATGGTTAGCGAAAGATGGCTTTTGGCATCCTAATGGTGCTGGCAATGAAGCACAAGCTAAGATAAATGCTTTTCTTGGACGTAATGCTGTTCAAGTAGATAAAAATGGTCATAGGCTATGGGATGGTCAACGTTTTAATGGAAGAGACGGTACGATTGGTGAATCCGATTATCTGGCGGCTTATTCTGCATTGTTCATGGAGGGTGCAAATGGTGATGCTGCAAGAAAAGCAAAAGACTCCTATCAAAATCAGTTAAGTGCGATATTGAGAAACCCTCACAGCAAATTTGCAGATATTCAAGAGTTGCAGAAAGACTTTCAGAATCGTTTTATCCCTAAAAATTATGACAAGAACACATTGCCAAAGAACTTCCAGTATAAGTTGAAAGATTTATATGACCCAGAAAAAGGATTTTTAATAAGCAATGAACAACTTGTAGGCAGTTATCCATATCAGACTGGTTTATATACTGTTTTGAATCCGATTTATGGACAACAAGCACCAGTATGGGGCGCAGCTAAAAAGTATTACGAAGGTATAGATACAGGCAAGTTGACAGAGGAGCAAGTTGTTAATTATATTTCTTTGATGGATAATAAAATGGGTGATTGGCTCAAAGAATATACATCAAAGAATATATATGCTTGGTTGGATGCCATTGGATTTGATGCAAAGACAGGAACATTTGTAGCAAAAAATGTACTGACAGCAGAAAATAACGCAAAGATTGCCGCTGAAAAGATGCAAGAGCTGGTGACAATATTGCTTTCGCTTGGAACCCCAGCGCAAAATGCAGCATCTAATTTATTTGCATTATCAAGGCAGTTAAGTACGATTGCAGGTGGTTTCGTTTGGGGAAGCGACCCTTCAAACAATCCACTTTCAATGCCCCCTACAAATGGAAAACAAGTAAAAGTCGGTGATGTTACATATCAATATGGGAATAATGGCATGTGGACTCCTATTGCTGGCTCTGGTTTTGGCATAATGCGGCCTGTCAACAATGCAACCATGATGGACATGCTTGGCAAGCAAAAGAAAGAATTCCAAAATGGAAATGGTCGAAACGGTCGTGGCGGCAACGGTTCAATCACTCCAGCAACACACAATACGAAGGGCGCAAGCCAGGCTGATTACAAGCAGCATTATAACAATCAGACAGCAGCACCTAAACAGGTGATTGTAAAGATTGAGAATCTGATGAATGTGAAGTCAATAGATTTGAGCAAGAAGGATAATAGAGAGGTAATTGATAACGTCAAGCAGCAGCTTACACAGGCACTTGTTGACGTAGTACATGATTTTGATGAAACTTGGCATGGATAAACAATGTCGTTCATAGGAGATATATGGGGTAACGTGAAATTTAATGCTGGTAAGGCTGCTGCTAATGCAGCCTCCAGCATTTCATGGGCTTACACACATTCCCCAGCGCAAGAAGTGATTTATAGAAACAATCGGGCATACAAGTCTGTTCTTGTTCATGTGGCAAAACAACTTGCTATGTCTGAGATTGAGGGACAGATAAATAAACTATTCCCGAAGTATCAAAGGTATCTGGAGAAAACATTGCGTAAGACTGTATTGGAACAGCAAAAGTCCAATCAGGTGCAACTCATTAGAAACCGTGAATCCCAAATGAAAGAATGGGGGCGCATAACAGCAGATGGTGGTCATACCATTATTGCCAAAGACAAGTATGGCAATGCCGTTCCAGAATCTCTCATGTTATTTTATGATGGTGATACAGATATACTTGTTGAAGATGTTAAAATTGTTGGTGATAAACAAGTAAAGGACAGTTACACAACAAAAACCATTTGTTTTATTGACATCAATCCAGATGTTGCCATTCAAAGCTCAAAGAATATAGTTATGACTACCGTACAAGGTCGTGATTATACTCGTAAAGAGTTGGTGTCTGGGGGCGATTTGAACTTTACAGTTACTGGTGAGATTGTTAGCAATGAGGAAGGGGTATATCCAGAAAATGATGTCAAGAAGTTTATCCAGATTATGCAATATGGCGGTGTTGTAAATGTCAACCACTTCCAGTTCAAGCAGTTTAATGTGGATAAGATTATCATTAAGGATTTCAATATGCAAAATCAAGAGTTCAAGAACATCCAGCCATATACATTTACTTGTGTTGCTGTTGAACCCGATGAAGATGTTGTAGTGAAGTCAGATACTATCGCTGTCATTAATCGTGAGATAGAAGTAAGTCCAATGAGCAAGTGGTATAAATTGATTTTGAATAATAAGTATGCTGAGATTGTTGCAAATGCAGCAGCATCTGCTGTAAGCTCTACGGTAAATGCTGGCGTAAATGCAGCAGGAAACGGTCTTGATAAACTCGTAGATAAGATATAATGGCAGCAGTAAAAGGACAGCCGAGCTTTCATATCCTCATTTCTCTTATAGAGATTTGGGATATGAAAGACCCGAAGAAACCAATGGCAGAACCAGAAAGTCCATTGCGCATAACTGAGGTAGAAAGCATCCAGATAGATGATTCGTACAGAAAGTTGATAGGCACTGCATCGGTAAAATTTCCTCGTGGTACGGTTATTAAAAAGACCATAACCACTTTAAATGAACGAGAAAATGCCGATAAGGTATCGGCAACAGTTGATGACGCAGGAGTACTAATAACCACCAGAACCGACTCAAAGGTTGCTTCCGTTGCAGATTTCAAGGTTGGTCAGAGAATACGGATTTACTTGGGATATACAGAAGACCCAACGATTGCAGCTCTCACAAAGCTTGACGCAAACAAGAAGTCGATATTTAATGATAGCGATAAATTGAAAAAGTATAAGGAGAAATTGAAGGTTATGTTTGAAGGCTATATTACAAAATGTAGCATTGATACCCCTATTGAAATACAATGCGAGAATCTTGCCAGTGGCTTAAAGAAGATAACATGCCCAAAGGTCACGGCAAAGAAAAACATGACAGTAAATGATTTCTTAGCTGACAATGGAAAGTATAAACTATTAAAAAACACAGGTTTGTCATTACATCCAGAAACTAAGTCCTGTGAAATCAATATTGGAAAAGTAAATCTGACCAATGACTTGACTGTAGCAGACGTGTTGACGGAATGGGGCAAGTATAAGGTGTTTGCTTTTGTGAAATTTAACGGAGATACACCGTACATCGCTGTCGGACGCTCTTATTTTTCAAACCCAGGCAAAGATTCTGTGCTGAATTATAGCGACAACAAATCAGATATTCCAGAAATCCTTTTTGATTATCATGTTGCCAATAATGGTTTGACATTGATGAATACAGACAAGGACTTTTTGGCTGTTGAGGCTACAGGATTGGATAAGGATGATAAGTTCTACCATATTACTATTCGCAAGAACCCAGATTACGATTCAAGTAAGAAAGGCTCTAAGAAATGGCAAGTGATGAACGAAACCAAGTTGTCAAAGAAAGCCATGAAGTTAGGCGCAACACCTCTTACAAAATCGAAAGATAGAGTAGATTTAAGTAAATATACCGTAATTCCTTATATGTCACGCAAAATAGGCATTACCAAGGAAGCGTTGTTGCAAGAAGCAATCAAATATTTTGAGAGCTATAATATGAACGGTATTGAAGGACAGTTGACATTGTTTGGTGACTTGAACTTGAAGACAGCTCAAAAAGTTCAGCTTACAGACAAACGCCATCCAGCTAAAAACGGCTATTATTTAGTAGATGAGATTTCGACAACTTTTGGTACTGGTGGTTATCGCCAGACGATAAAGTTGCCATATTGCATTGCAAAAATAAAGTCTGAAGATAAGAATGACAAGAAAACTACATAGTGATTTGAGTCAAAACCAGACTATTCGTGAGGCTATCCGAAAGATAGCCTTGCGTGGTTTGGTAGACCCAAACACAAATACGGTTCACGATACAGGTAGAGTAACAGGATATGTCTGTAAGATTCATTCTGATGAAAGTGATGAATTGTTTGGTACGGTAGATGTTCAAGAATACCCTACTATGGCATTTGAAACAACCGATGATATGCCAGTAGGTTTGCATGAAGGTGTATTTCTGAGTGCCATGCAAAACAATATGAATGGCATGGTTATTATTCCCAAGTTATATTCTGAAGTCACTATAGTAACCGACCCCGAAAGTCATACAGAGTATGTTTCCATGTTTTCCCATGTAGACATCATCCAGCTTGATTCGCACGATACTATTACAGTAGGTGTGAAAGAAAGAGAGCCGTTTGATGAAAGTGATGAGAACTCTCCAGATGTCAATGAATTGGAGGAAACTGGCGTATATTCTCAGACAACGTACAAGAAAAACTCTATTGTAACTCAAGTCCAAGATAAAGATGCTAAAAATAAATCATTATTATCTATGGATGGTAATCAGATATATGCAGCAGTTGGTGACGCTGAGAGTGAATACATCCAGAACCATGATAAGATAATAGCAGCACACGATAAAGCAGAGCTGGAATTGAATGGTAGTGAAAGTACTATGAAATTTGGAGGCTCCAAAGTAAAGGTGGAAGATGGAACTGTTTATTTGGGAAGCGACAGTGGGACTGATGATGCCGTACTTGGCGGTCAATTAGCAGATATACTTATGGATATTGTTGGTTATATCAGTCAGATAAAGACAACCACACAACTTGGGCCACAACCACCTTTGAATATGGCGCAGTTCATAGCTTTGAAATCAAAGATTAATTCGTTCAAGTCTTCGCATAGCGGATTCTTGACCAAGAAAGTACAAGTACAGAAATAATGGCAGAAGCAAAGTTAAATTTCAATGAAGAGAGTCTGGATAAGAAGTCCAGCTTATATGATTTGTATAGCCGCTTCTTCCAGGGAATGACTGAAGCGAATAAAGTAGATGCTCCAGATTATTCGGAAAACCCACCTTTGAATGAAGATGGCTCTATCAATAATGAAAAAATAGCAGAAGGGCTTGCCGAATACTCGCAGATATTAATGAAAAACTCTGCTTACATGATGGCAAATGCCATTATTTCAACAGTAAGCAGTGGTGGTTCTGGCAGTAGTGGAGGTGGTGGTCTTGGTTATATTTCACGTTCTGGAGACTCTATGACAGGTATGCTTGGGGCGTTATATGGCTTCCAAGCAGGATATGACAATAAGATGATTTTCGATGTAACCATAGATGCGAGCGACAAGAATGTTGCTCATGTCTATGGAAATCTTATTGTTGATGAAGATGAGATCATTACAGGAAGGCTTATCTTGTCGGATGCTGGCTTGTATTTTGGAGAAAACCAAACTATGTGGGTTGCAGACAACAAATTAAATTTTGCATATCAGAACATCCAGTTTGCTGGCGATGTCAGTGTTGATGGCTCGCTGTCAATCGGTGACTTTAAGATAACGCAGAATGGTATATCTATGGGCGAAAATGAGTTCTACCATAGTGGTAACTGCAATAACAAGGACACAGATTGGACGATGAAAAACGCCCATGTGTATGGAGACCTCATTGTTGAAGGTTCGTATGAGCAAAAAGGTGGTCTGAAAGCTCTGTATGGTTTTGAGTTAGGCGAATATGGCAAGAGGATGTTATATTCTGTCAAGGATGACGCTAATAAAGCAACTGGTCATGTAGCATTGATTTCAGACCTTGTAATAGCCCCGACATGTGGCATTAAGTTAGGAGAATCGTATATCATCAAGGTGAGAGGCGGTGAGAATAGCAACATCATATCAATTGCATCGCCAGGCAAAGTAATGAACCTTGGAGATAGTGATGGAGAAGTAAAAACCACACGAATATCACTTCAGACGGAGATTTGGGACTACAATAGTTCATATAGGATTATCAGTCAGTATGGCGATGGACATTTTAGAAACTCATTAGAAGCTGGATGCAGTGCGTCGGGTGATACTGTATTAAGAACGTACCACAATTCCGATGTGGAGTGCGGTGTTGCTTTTTATAAGAAGGTTCGTTTCGGCAAACTTGAAACTGCCCCCAATATGTATGCAGATGACACCAACACCATATTATATGGCTCGTTACCATATATAAGAGTGTTGAATGATGTGCCAAAAACAGAGCATATCCCATTCAGTTTTCGATACATTCAGACTGAATCGCTGTTTAAGAATCAAAGCTCAGAATGGTCAGCTACATTGGAACTGAATACAGAAGCAGAGTTCTTTAGATTGTCAAAGCCTGTAGAATCTTCCGCTTTCTCAATCTCCAGTGAAAAATACAAGACACGGCTTGCTGAAAATGTGCTGTATTTTGCTGATGCAGTTTATCTGGAAGGTGTTACAGATGGCATAAAACATCAAGGCAATGCTTATTTCACAGGCGCATTAAGCTCCCAGAGATTTGCAAGCGGTTTCGCTGGATATGGTTGGGCTGTAATGAACAGCAAGTTATATGGTGGCTATGCTGCAACGTTTGATGAGTTGACTGTGCGTAAGAAGATGCGCATATATGAACTGGAAGTACAGAAAATATCGGTTACAAATGGCTCTCTATGGGTAAGTGATGCTTGTTCTGGAGACCTCGCAGAAGAAGTTTTATAAATGGCTTTATTCAACTATAAGAAATACAAGGTATCGTTGCGTCACGATACTAAGAAGACGCAAGGCTTGAAAACTGGTGATATAGTAAGGCGGCAATATTTTGACGGTAAAAATCTCATATACTCTTTGATGTGTGTATTAACATACGGAAAGGAAACTGTTGTTGATGAGGAAACGCAAGAGATAGTAGAGCGAGATTATTTTATTGGAGCCTTACTGGAAGGTGATGCGCCATCCAGTGACCAATTACTTGACTTCGCCAGAATAACCAATCTGTTTGATGAAGAACGTTCAGGAGCATTGTATCTGACAGCTTCTGATCAAGAGTCTCCATATATGGACGTTATTGATGGAATTGGCAGAAATCAGAGTTTGTGTTGGCCAGAAGACGTAAGCGCAGACTATGAAGACCCAAAATCTCAGTATGTTATAATCAATAAAGGCAAGGCGTATGGCGAGTACAAAGAGACGCAACAAGATAACAATCGTGTCTTGAAGTTAGGCGTATCTGTTACAGAAGGCAATATTCCAATCGGTATTTCCCAGGATTTTTATGAATATGTTGCAAACCCAAATCGTGTTGTAATATCATATAAAATCAAAGGAAGTAGTGAGCAAACATGGAAAGCATCGTTGGGTTATACTAATGGTGAACATACAGATGCTGAGTTTGATGTACCAGTAACGACAGAATGGCAATATAAGCTCCATGTGGTCACGATAGATTGGTCTGGCAGACATTTACGCACATTTAAGCTACAGCGTGATTGCAACCACGAAGATAGCGTTGAAATTGCCGACTTCAATATTATATTGCTCTCCAGTCTAACCAATTTTAATGATGCAAGCCAAATTCGTGTCGGTAAGCTGTCTGGGTTGGTAGACCCTGTATTCGGACAACTTGATAGCTATGGCGGTTATTTCCAGAAACTTTTCGCTTCTGGCTCTGCCCATGTATCTGGCACACTGACAGCTGGTGATGAGAATGGATTTGCAGCAACATTCTACGCTGGAAAGATACATCGCAATGCGTTTTTGAACTCGTTGGATGTCAATTTTACGTCTGGGATAGACATAAATAAAGATGTTGCAGCACCATGTGGTGTCGGCAAGGTATATTCATTTTCCAATGAAGTTGAGATACAGGCGCAGGAAGCAAGTTGGTTGAAAGAGCATATCGGTAAGGTGTATTGTCTTTCATTTTGGCTATATGCCAAGAAAGCATGTCAAATTTCAGTCTTGCAGAACAGTCATGTTGTTGGCACTTTTCGATTCTCTTCCAGTCAATGTCTTGCTTGGGAAAGGAAAAGCGTAACCTTTGAACTTTATGGAGGAGTTGATGATAATACACCATTGCTTATATCTCTTGCGCCAACCTTTGAAGGCAATGAAGATGGAGCAGAAGAGCTTGTTTATCTGTCAGCACCACAATTGGAGGAAGGCAAGACAGTTACACAATACCAACCGACAGATGAAGTAGTTAAATTCAGTGAAGATTATGGTGCATGGTTTAGCCGTGGTGGTATTGGTGGTACAATTCAAAACCCATTACTTCAATTAAATTTTGATGGAGCTGGAAGTATAGGCACACGCACGAAGTCATTCTTATTGAGAGTTGATGGCTCTGGTTATCTCGCAAATATGAATATTGAATGGGATAGCGATGGTAAGGTTACTTTTGGTGAAAACGTAACATTGAACTGGTCTAACTTAGACTCAACTGTTCGTAAGGAAATTTCCAGTAAGTCCATCAAAATCAACGGAGCTGACACATTCACTATGATGGGCGATGAATCTTCTTCAGCTACAGAGTTTTACCCCAAGACGATAACACTTAATATTGAAGAAGAAAATATAACATCAACATCCAGCCAACGTCAATGGTACTACTTAAAAGACAATGAATGGATTAAGATAAAATCTGCAAACGCCAAGCAGTATGTGGTCTATCCAGATTCGTCTATGTGGAATGATGGTAGTGTGCTAACATTAAAATGTGCAGTAACAATAGGTGCAAATACATATAGTGACACTTTTACTATTCGTAAGCAGCATATTGTCGGCTATACAGTGGAAGTGACTTCCAACCAAGGTAAGTCATTCAAGAATGGCAGTTGCTCAACTATACTTCATGCAGATGTATACTATCAAGGTAAGCTGGTTGCCCCTCAGTATGTCAAAGATAATTTTACATTCGTCTGGAAGAAATTTCATTTGCCAGATGTAAAGAATGAAGTTGATGGTTGGTGGAATGAACAGCAGGATGCTAATGGCAACATTCTCCAAGCAGCAATTGACAGAACACAACAAGAAATAGTATTGGGATATAAGATTACAGGTAGCGACCTGTTTGTGTGTGAATTACAGAATGGAAGTTCAGTATTCCCATATACATTCCCTGTTATTCTTGCTTAATATTTATCTTCATCCAGACAAATTGCTGGGTGGAGATAAAATAATTGAGATTTTCTACCCTTTGCCAATGGTGAGAATCACTATTCATCTATACAGTGAACAAAAATCTCAATAAAAATTATGGCAACAGACATTTCAAAACTGCTTAACAAGCAGCCCAACTCCAGCCAGCAAGCAGCAACGGAGACCGTTCCAGCCAATGAGAAGGTGACTTCTGATGAATGGAATACCTTAGTGCAAGCTGTGCAGGAGAATCAAGCCAGTGTTAAAGTGGTGAAGATGGGAACCAATGAGTACAAGCCTGTTGATGGTGTTGTGACTTTGCCTTATACTGCCGAAGGTTCTGAAGTCAGTTTGAAAACAACTGATGACTTGAAATCAATGGTAAGTATTACTGGCAAAGCCACATTGCACCTATTGTATACCAGTACATCTGCTGGTTATGACACAGGTAATAGTGGTGTGCTTTACATCCAGACTTATGCAAATGGCCAGTGGACTACGCAAGGCACAATGGCTATGGCTTCCAAGAATATCGCAGCTGGTTACGATGAAATTGATATTACCAGTTATTTGTCAACTGGTAGTAATCGTGTACGTGTGTACGTTTATGATGAAGGATTCGGCACTCAATCAAACCCTATAATCTTTGAATCAATTGTACTTACTACGTTAAAAGTAGAATTGGCTTCAGAGTATTATCGTCCTGTAACTACAGACTACCTCCAGCCATCTTATTATATATATGGTGCTGGTGTGAAGAAGACGCTGCATTTGAAGGTCAGTGGTAAAACGGCTGACAGTCAAGACGGATTCAGAGAGATTGCTTACTCTATCGGTACAAACACTTACACAACTTCTTCGTATACAGTAGCGGCAATTAATGACACCAGCTCTCAAACTATCAAGATTATCAATCATGGCGTTCATACGGTTGAGGCGTGGGTAACATGCGTAGATGGTTCTGGCAAGGAACTTGAATCAGAGCATATTGTCAATTCATTCATGCTTGTTGTAAATGAAGAGGATATGACCCCTTACTTGCTTGTTCAGAACCTAAAAACAAAGGTTGTGAATTATGAGCAGATAGTATTGTTCGACTATGCGGTTTATAACCCGAACAATGAAGCTATGAGCATTGCCATTGTTATGAGTGACTATGACAATGTGATGGAGTATTTGCGATTAGAGAATGAGACAATGCCAAATACGCCTAATTCTGTAGAAACAACAGTTGAGGTGGAGAATGATTCCGATGACATTCTTTATTCTTATCTGCATATTTACAGGGTTGTTGGCGGTAAGGAGTATAATTTCTTGAAGGAATCGACAGGAACAGAATCTGAAATCATAACTGTTGATAATACTGAGAAGTTCAGTCCTACAAGCGGTGCTGACTTTTTCTTGAATCCGAAGGTAAGAAACAATAGTGAAGCAAATCCAGCAAGAATCTTAAATGCAGCAAAAGGCAATGTTGAATTGTCTGGAGCTAAATTTGAGAATTTTGGATTTGTCAATGACGGATGGATTAAAGCTGAAGATAAGCAGAGCGTTCTTCGTGTATTGGCTGGGCAAAAGGTAACAATACCTTATGAGCCTTGGGAGAATTTTAAGAGCAACACGGCATCAAGCATGACGTTGGAGCTTGATTTTAAGATTCGTAATGTAACCAACGAGTCAGACCCTATCATTCAATGCTGTTCGATTATCCAGGCAACAGGAAATCCGCTTGGATTGTTAATGCGTCCGCTTGACGGTTATATCAACACAGTCACTCAGTCAACAGAGGCAGACCAGAACTTTGGCTGGATGGAGAATGTGCGCACTCATATTGCTATCAATGTAGTTCATGCTTTACGTTCCTCTTCTACCAATTCAACAACAGTGTCTCTTGTGCGTGTGTTTATCAATGGCGTTCTGAATAGGGAATTTCCGTTTGATACAGCAACAGCCAATGAATTTATTTCATCTATGGGACATGGAGGTATTAGAATCGGACAAGACGATGCAGATGTAGACATCTATTCAATTCGATGCTATCAGAAAGCTTTGTCTTCAGATGATTGTATGCAAGACTATCTTAGCACATTGCCTACATCTGAAGAGAAAATAGCTTTCCGTAACGCCAATGCTATTGTACAAAATGGCGAGATAAACTACGCACTTGCCAAAGAGAAATACAATGTACTTGTGTGGCATGGCTATGAAACATATCGTTTTGCTACTAATAATCAGACAGGATGGCTGGAAATATCTTTATTGAATGAAGATGGCACTCCAGACAATGTGCATAGCGGCACTATTGGTAAGAAATACGGTAAACTTCCCGATAAGGGGCAAGGCTCTACCGCTAAGACCTACTATTGGTGGAATCAGCAATGGGATATAAACAAGATGAAAGCCGATGATGGTAATTCGATTACTGATGATGGTTGGGTAGACGGTAATGGTGAAGAAAGAGGCAATACCTATCAGCTTACCGATGATGTTCCAGCCGCAACCAAATTGGTATTGAAAATCAATTATGCTTCATCTATGCAGAGCCATAAACAAGGCGCAACAGAACTTTATAATTTGCTCCATACAGCAATCGCTGGTCAAAACTCCATGCAAAAGGCTAATCCGAAAGCAAGAGTTGCCGTATTGGAGCGTCCTGTACTTTATTTCATCCAGACTCCAGACGATTCAGAGCCAGTATTCCACGGTTTAGGTACATTTGGGCCAGGAAAGATGGACAAGAAGACATGGGGGTATTCGTCTGATAAGTTCCCAGACTTCGCTATGATGGAAGGTGCAGACAACAATAAGCCTTTGACAGATATGCGTGTGCCTTGGGACGATAAGGTGACATATAATGCTGATGAAGAGTATTTTGAATATGCTGGTGATGGTAATATAGACTTTGATGCTGGTCTTACATACACAGCATCGGATGATGAGGGACATGTAAAAGGACAGCCATTAGATACGATTATAGACTACTATAAGACTGCATGGAACTGGTTGTTTATGCACAATCCACGCATTAAGCCATATACAGATGGCAACTTCTCCACCTTCCAGGATGATACTACGGTTGACACTTCTTATCAATATTGGATGACACAAGCTGGAGGCGGCGCATCGTTGTATGACGTGGTACGCTATGATTTTGTTGATAAGAAATGGGTTCCAGCTGGTCTGCCAGACTCATCTAATCCAAGCGGATATGCGACAAAAAACTTAAAGACGTTGTATAATAGTGCCATTAGCAATATAGCTACTGGTGCATGGTCAGAGCTTAACACAGCATTTATCTCTGCTATTGTTGCAGAAGCAAGAGAAGAAATTGGTGACTACTTCAATAAGAAATCATTGCAGTTTCATTACTGTTTTGTAAATTTCTTATTAGCTGGAACGGACAACTGCTCTAAGAATACGTATTATGCTCTTGATCCGATTACACACTTGATAGAGTTGCATCAAGACGATTTGGACACTATCTTCAAAACGGACAACTCTGGTTATCAGATTAAACCGTATTATATAGACCGTTTGCATCCGTATTCAGATGAGGGCGAATTGCTCTATACAGAAGGTGGTGGTAACGTACTCTTCAATCTGATTGAATTGATGTGGGAAGGTGGCAATAACGAATTGGCTAATATGATGAACACCATTTTGAATGAAATGGCTGGATTGATTACCGCAGAAGACCAGAAGAAAGGTATTGAAAAGTCACCTTGGGGCTGTATACAAAAGTATTTCTTCTCTATTCAAGAGTACTTCCCAGCTGTAGCGTTTAATGAGACAGCTCGTATTCGTTATGAGTACCCAACTATGCTGGAATATGTCAGTGACCGTAATGTGAAGCCTATATCTCAGTCATTGGGAGACCAGTTGCAAGCTGAAAAGCAATACATGAAACGTAGACTTGTATATGCTTCTTCGTATGCTGCTTATGGTGAGTTCGCTTTGAATGGCGGTAATGGCTTTGGATTCAATACTTATCCAAGAATAGATGGAAGCGCACCAACAGCAATATTGGATGTGACACCGCACCAGTATCTTTATCCAACAGCACGAGTTGGTCAGACTTTGCGTAACCCTCATGTGAGAGTAAAGCCGTTTGAGACTTATCATTTCGTCATTGACAATAGTGGCAACTTGGGAGATACAGTATGTGGATTGAAAGGTGGTAACTATTATCGTTCATTTGGCAATATTGGTGACTTATCTGTAAAGCCGACTAATGACTTTTCATTGCAAGGAGAGCGACTGGTAGAGATTATTGCTAATCCAATCGGAAATCCAGAGTTCCGTCCTACCAGATTAAATATCACCACAGCTTTGGTGAAGAATATTTCGCTGAAAGGTGAGAAATTGTTAGGTGGTCAGCTTGACTTATCGGTTTGCACCAGATTATCGACAGTTGATATTCGAGACACCAAGATAACAAGCGTTAAATTTCCAGCTTCAGAGTTGCTGACATCCATACAGCTTGGAGGCTACCTTACAGCATTGGAAATCAATAATTTGCCGAAATTGTCTAAACTGACATTGGACGCATACGATTATTTGACCTCGTTTATTATTGGTGAGAATGTAGGTCAGTTGGATTTGTATCAGACGATTGCAGAGTTGTATGATGCAAAACACAATGAGACAGACCCATCCAGAATGTTGCAAGCACTTACTGTAAAAGACGTGGACTGGAAGAACGCTACAATAGACTTGCTGAAATGGCTGCTCACTATTGATAACTTGAAAATTACAGGAAGCATCACACTTGCAGCCAGTGAATATATGACGTTTGAATTGAAAAAGCAACTTATGGAACGTTTTGGCGATATAGACTCGCAAAGCAATTCGTTGTTTATTTCATACGTCCAGCGTACAATCAGTAGCATACAGATTGCTGGTGACAATACGTTCAGAGAAGCTGGTTCTCGCCAGTTCACATTGATTCCAAATAGTCCAAATGCCAACAATTTTAAGTTAATCAAATGGTCACTTACAACATCTGCATACGCTTCTGTAAATGAGAAAACAGGAGTTGTTACTTGTAATAAGATTTCGACAACAGCTCTGACTGTTACGCTGAAATGTGTTGTAGAAACTACGGACAGAACAATGGAAACCACTTTCCCATTGTATCTGTATGATCGTCAAGCAGAGTTGGGTGATTATGTGTATTCAGATGGTACATATAGCGATATGCTGAACCCTTTGAAAACAGTTATTGGAATATGTTTTTATATTGGAGCTGAAAACAATAGTGACGGCACTCCAGACCGAAGAATGGTTGCACTGAAAGACATGGAATGTCTGAATGGCGCAACATCATGTCCTTGGGGATTGTTCGGATATACTGGTAATACAGACCCCGATTATATGAACAATTATGTCATTTCTGGTATTCAAATTGAAGGTATGAATGACGCATATAATGTTGCTGGTATTACTGACTTTGGAGGTAGTGGCTTAGAGCCACGTTCCGACAATGATTCTGTATGGTATATTGGTGACAATAACTATCGTGATGAGGACAGTGGCGATAAGTATGGATTCAAGACAGGGTTCCCAGCTAATACAGGAGCTGGAGACTTGCTGTTAGTCAAGCCGACTGAAGAGCAGAAGAGTATGATTGGGCCTGGATATATTGGAGATAAAAAGATTCCAAGTGGTCAACAACACACATTGGCAATCATCCAGCATCGCAATCAGATATTGGATTCTATATCTTATCCTATTCCATCCGCACAGTATGTGAATAGCCAAATTACTCAAACAGAGATTGAAAATGTCCGTGAGTGTATAGAAAAGATAATTGCCAATATGAGTGCAGTGAAATACCAGCAATACTATTACCCAGCAGCTTCATACTGTTACGCATACGAGCCGAAAGGTTTGTTGGAAGGTGAAGAGTTAGCCGATAGATTTAAGGCACACAATTGGTATTTGCCTTCTTCTGGTGAACTTGCTCGTTTGTATTGGTATTATCAAAGAGGTAAGGATGATGATAAGAACATCTTTAAGGCAGCATTAGCTTCTGGCAAGATGACTGATTTTACGTCCTCTAATCGCTGGAGTAGTTCCGAGGGCCTCAGTTGGAGCGCATGGAACGTCTACTTCGGTAGTGGTGGCTTCGGCGGCAACTACAAGTACGACAGCTTCGTTGTGAGGGCAGTCTCCGCATTTTAGAGAAATTTAGACCCGAATCTTACATTCGGGTCTAAATTTCTTACTTGTTTGTAAACCTTAATAAACTAATACTCTATTCGTAAGTAAACATATATAAATTAAGTCTGATATAGACGTGTATTAAAATACTGGAAATATGAAAGCAGCGCAATCATCTATATATCGCTCCATTGAAAATGTGATGATATGGTTTATCCCTGTATCAGCACGAGTTCCGAAAATAATTGCACTTCGTTGTTTAGCAGAAGAGTGTACCACTAATATGAGTGATGCACTAACTTCTGTTGCGTTGGGATTGCAATCAGAGAACTGGAACGATGTTAGAGATTGCATTGATATGGTATTGCTACACATGACCAAAGTAAAAACAGCGGTGAAGATACTCAAAGAGTATTCTGATAGAAGTGCTACAATACATATCCTCAATGATCGCCAATTATCTGTGTTCTCATTATCTATGAATAAGATAATGACTGAATTAGGTAAATGGAGGAAGAAAGTAGAAACACGCATTGGCCCTGTTGACATTCACGAATGAAAACAAGTGGTATATATTTATTAAATGGGCGCACCACTGGGGTGAATACCTTAGTTAAGAACAAGATAGTGTGCGCAGCACAGTCCTCTAATCGCTGGAGTAGTTCCGAGAACAACAGTTGGAACGCATGGAACGTCAACTTCGGTAGTGGTAACTTCAACAACAACAACAAGTACAACAGCTACGTTGTGAGGGCAGTCTCCGCAACTGATAAAGATATACAAAGTTGGTTAATTGCTTTTTACGATTGTTGCAAACGCAAGAAAACCAGTACTCAATGCACTCTATATCGACTTATTTTTGAAGAAGATTTACCCCTACTCGCAACTGAAGTAAAAGAACGTGCTTACCACCCTACGGTAAGCATTTGTTTTTGTGTAACCAGACCTAAATTGCGAGAAGTATTTGCTGCCAATTTTAGAGACCGTATTGTGCAGCATTGGATTTGTTTGAGATTGGAGCCACTATTTGAAGAGCGATTCCAGTCTCAAAATAACGTGTCGTATAATTGCCGAAAGAATTTTGGAACACAGAAAGCAGTGCAGAGACTCGCCACCCAGATGTATAATGTGAGTGGCGGCTATAGATACACTGCATACGTTGGCCGTTTTGATATATGCTCTTTCTTTATGAGTATTGATTGCAAGATATTGGAAGAAATGCTCATACCATTTATAAAAGAGAACTATAAGGGTGATGATATTGACACATTAATATATCTTGTACAAGTTATTGTGCGCCATGAACCTCAGAAAAACTGTATAAAGAAAGGTCAGACAGAACTATTTGAACGTCTTGAACACAATAAAAGCTTATTTTATGCAGAGTATTTGATTGGTATGCCTATCGGAAACCTTACCAGTCAATTATTTGCCAATTTCTATATGTCATTCTTTGATGAGTATATGTTGAGGCTATGTAAACGATATAAATGTAAATATGTCAGATTTGTAGATGACTTTTGCATTACTGGACGCAATAAAGCCAATATATTAAAGATGTATAGAATGGCAGACTTGTATTTGAAGAATAAGCTGCATCTAACATTGCATCACGATAAGTTCTATTTACAAGAAGTAAAACATGGTGTGAAATTCGTTGGAAGCGTGATTAAATATGACAGAATATATCTTAGCAATCGCACAGTTGGCAATCTGGTTAATCGTGTTAAAGAAGCTGAGAGAATATGCAAGGCGGCAGTTATGGCAACTCCAGATGAAGAATTAGAAGCCTATTATAATTTGGACAAAATAGTATGCGCCTTGAATAGCTATTTCGGTTTCTTGATACATTGCAACAGCTATGCAATAAGACGCAAATTATTCAAGAATTGCACATACTTTTGGAAATGCTGCTATGTAGAAGGAAAGTTTGCCAAAGTATGTATTAAGAATCAATATAAGCTAACTCGTAAATTACTTTCAGAAGAATGAACATGAACTATCAGTATTCAGATGTCGAGCCTCAATTTATTGTATGTAACAGAAATCTTGGACGCAATGAATACACCATCAATTTTGATGTAGAAGAATTGAACAAAAAAGAACGATCAGAAGGCAGGAAATACAGCTATTTGACCGTCACACTTCCAGCTGGCAATTATAGTCGAGATATTGTGATTTCTAAAATTATTGAGTCAAGATATTCTTCGGATGAAATGACCGCTGTGATTAACAACTACCTTCTGGACGATGGCGATGAGGAGTCGTTGTTAGAGTTTAAGGAAATGCAAGCATGGAGAAAACATGCCAAAGAAATTGCGGACAAATTCATATCCTCAATTTGACATCCAGCACCTTCTAATTTATAGGAAAGCCAATGCCCTTTGATGGAATTGGCTTTCCTATTCTTTTATAAAATAGAAATCAAGATGGCAACAATAGCAAAAGGTTCAATAACTCTGGTAAATGTGAATGATGCGTATTCCGTGTTGTTCACTCCAGACTCATGCGCTATCAAAGCAGATTTTGACGGAACAAATCCAGATTTAACAAATGCTTATACTGACATTACTGTAGTTCGTGGTGAAGAAAAGCATACGTTTAAGTTGACATTGGCTTCATTCTCAAATACTGCTATAACATATCAGCAAATAGCGATAGACGCTTACACAAAACGCATACGACTCACAAGCATCCCTTCAGATGTATTGAGTGGGGCTTTAACGTTCACCATAACCACAGATGATGAGTTTGTGGCTGATGTGACGTTTACCTATTCTGTTATACGAGAAACTTCAATGCTGGACTGGATTCTGGATTGGGAGAGCAATAAGACTGTAATAGGAGATAGTTATTTAATTTCGCCAAAAATATTTGTTGGCAAAAAAGTAGAAAATGCAGAAGGATTAAAGACCCTTACAGGTGTTTATATCGGGCCAGATGATACAAATACGGCTGGTATTTACGGCTATAAAGAAGGTAAAGATGTATTCCATATAAATGCGAAAGGGGCAATGCTTGGCGGCTGGAATGTGCTAAGTGATTGTATTACAACATCAAATGACAAGGGAACAATTAGTCTTGGTGCTGATGGCAACATCTTTTACAGAACAAACAAGAATGAGTTAGTGTGGGCATTATTCCAAGATGGTAGTGCAACCTTTGCAAAAGGAAATGTTACGTTGAATAGTGATGGCAGTGCCATATTCGCAGGAAGTATTAAATCTTCCAGTGGCATTGTGGGCGGTTGGACTATTGACGAGGAAGTGCTGTACAATGCAAATATAGCTCTAAACAGTGCCGAGCATATCATTGGTGTTGGAGGAGCTAACAGCTTTGATGTAAATAATATTAAAGGTTCAGTTCAGCGGAATGGTGGAGTCTATATGTTCTACGACAACGCTAATTCGTATGGATTACAAGGATATTTGCCAAGAAAAAGTGTAGGTGATAATCTTGACATGATACAATGCAGTTTTTCGCTTGGGTCAACTAATCAGATTGCTAATTGGAACTTTGACGAAGATTCTTTGTATATGGGCGCAAAGGTTAATATGCAGAAGAAATACACAGCGTCATCTGGAGATATAACAATCGGCTCGCAAGGCATGAGAGGCAATAGCTGGTATATAGATACAGACGGTTCTGTGTCATTTCTTAAAGGAGAGGTGCAATTTACGGAATCATCTGGCTCTATGGTAGGTTGGAATCTCAATGCTAAAAGGCTGTCAAATCCCAATGTGGCAATTGTTTCAGATACTGCAAACGCTGGTATCTTTATGTCAGTTGCTAACGGTACAGATTTCAATAGTTTGGCATCGTCCAGCTTGACTGATTATATTGATACTCATGGCGGCATTTACATGAAAATCAAGACAGATGGAGTGTCATTTGCTGCATACGACCAGAACGGATATAAGATATTAAAGTTGAGAAGCAATGGCGTAAGCTCAATTGCGGACTGGAATATTGAGAATGATGCTTTGTTTGTAGGCTCCAAGAAGGTGGACGCTGGTTCATTTACAGATGCTGCTGGAAGCATAACATTCAGTGGTACAGGTATTCGTGGTAATAAATGGAGATTGGAAGCAGATGGCTCTGGCTCTCTGGCTGGTGATATGATTTCATGGAACGCTGCTGGGGAAGTTGACTTTAAGGCAAAGGTGTCTGCTGATAACATTACAGCTGGAACTATATCTGCTTGCACAATTCAAAGTAGCACTGATAATCCAACATGGAAACTTAATCCAGATGGTTCTGGATATTTGGCTAATAGAAATATCAGTTGGAAAACTGATGGTTCTTTGACTATGAGTGGAGAAATAACAGCAAGCAGTGGTAAAATTGGTGATTTTAGTATCAACAGTGATGGCTTGTATTATGGAAACATAAGCAAATGGACTTCAACTGAAAAAACCAACATGTCACAAATCGGCCCCAACTTTGTTCGCATGGAGCAGCAAGTTGGGTATTTTTCCGCTGGCGATATTGCTTATCAAAAAATAGGTCTTGGTGCTGGCTCAGATCCTACGCAGGATTATAAGAGCGATAAATATTGTGGTTCTGCATTATATATATATCGAAAAATGAACTCTATTTCAGATATGTATTTCCCAGCAGCGCAAATAATATCTGACAATGTGGCTAACCGTAATATTGGACTTAGAGTTGTTGGTGGATTGCAAGTTCATGGAGGAATAATTGAGTCTGGGTATGTGATGGAATACACAAAATCTGGTGACGCAACAGTTTTGAATGTTAGTTTTGGCACCACGTTTTTGCTGTTCAATAGAGCAAGCGAATCAAATGACTTCTTTTTCCCAAAGCTATCACAAATAAGAGAGCAGTTGGGCATAAGCGACAAAACAAAGTCGTTTTGTGTTCCAGTTAGGGTTATATGTGGAAGTGGGTCATCTGATTGTTGTATATCAGCAGCATCCGCAGCGTCAAATAGTCCTGGGAAAGAAGAAGGCGGCTCAATAGTTGACAATAATGGCAATTGGGATTATAAAAATAACAAACATTATGGTGCTAACCGCATGGCATTAGGTGCAGGAGATTCATGGTCTTTTGCATTAATATACACCCCAAGTACAGGGTATTATATACAAATTCTTAATACGCAAAATTAATGCGCAAAGATATAGAAATACATATTGGAACAGGCGATATAACATTGCCATCCAAGAATAACTATCAATTGAGAGATTTCCAGTGGGTACAGAACCCCACTGGACTGTCTCGTTATATATATGGTGAGATTATCGTTCCAAGCAATCTGTCGGCAAATACACTCTATAACAAGGGCGTGTATGCAGCAATACCGTATACTCCTATCTACAAAGAGTTTATGGTGCGAATTAAACGGCTATATGAAAATGGGTTATATGAATACCTCCAAAATCCAGCTGACGGTACAGAATGGTTTGTTGTCAAATGCAATCTATATGGGACAAATGGATATAAGAACGTCTATGCTTCACAACTGAAGATGGTTGCAGACAATGACTATTACTTCCAGTTTGACAAAGGGATATTGAATGTATATAGCGCAATGGAATCAGACTTAAATATCGTGAAAGCAAACAGGCAAAACTCCAATATGTTATTAGCTTGCGTACCAACCAACAACTATCGTTATCCTATATCTGGTGTCGGCTTAATACGTTGGATGAATGGCAATATGGATTACACAGCATTGGCAGATACAATTAAGTCAGAGTTTACTGATGATGGCGTTGTTGTCAATTCTGCATCTTTTGATTATGATACCCACCAGTTAAGTCTGGATGCAATACCAGCAGAAGAATAATGGCAACATATAAAGTAACAACAAATCAGAACCTATTTGATGTAGCATTATTGCTATATGGCTCCATTGAAGGTCTTTTCGACCTCTTAATAAGCAATGACTGGTTGGATATGGAAACAGATTTGACACCTGGCATGGAGTTGACATACCATGATTATTTTGTAGTCAATGACGGCATGAAGAGTGCAATCAATGAAAAGAATCTTATTCCAGCGAATCGTGAACGTCATGTGTATTTGAAGCATCCGACAGAAAAATTGGTTTTGCTATGTGATATTGATGCCCATGAACATAGTGCATCGTTTAATGTAAGCGGCTCTGGCAGTATGTTGATAGATTGGGGTGATAATTCTGACATTGAGATAGTTCAGCTTACAGTAGACCAGCAAATTGTAGAGCATTATTTTGACAATGTGGCAGAGAATCGCAGAATTAAGGTATATGGCGATTTCCAAATTATAAAACTTGATACGACAAAGTTAGGTGGCGCATTAATGTTAATGCGACCGATGATAGTGGACGAATATACATCACATTCAAACAGCTATCCATTGCAAGGACTATTCTTGTTTGATGGTACAGTGTCAGTAGATTTAAGCGGTTGCCATATAGACAACTTATTGCCAATAGGAGACATGAGCTTGCAGATACTTGACTTGCGCCATGTAACATTCGCTGACGTTGCAGTGTTGGATGATTATTTCCAGTATATCGTAGATAATTATGGAAGTAGGCGAAACTGTACGGTTTATCTGTCTTCTGAGCCAACAGAGAAAGGTATGAAGGCAATAGAAACCATTCTTGGTGAAGATGCTTGGAATGAAGCAGGGAATTGGGTGTTTAACATTAAAGACAAGATATATACAAGAAAATAATGGCAAGAACATTATCAGAAATATACGCACTGGCAAAGGATTGTAGGAATGAACATCTGGAATTGACAGAGTTTCAAAATTCCTCGAAGATGTCAATATTGGATGCTATAACATGGACTACATCTGCCTGTATATGGGCATTTGAGAATATTATGGATGTATTCAAAGTAGACATTGCCAAGGACATTCAAAACCGTATTAATGGAACTCCAGCTTACTATGCCAATGCGTTGCTGAAATACCAGTCAGACGATGATCTGGAAATTAGTGAAGACGGTACTTCGTTTTCATATCCAGCTATTGACGAGACCAAGAGAGTTGTGTCAAAGGTTGCGTATTCAGAGTCATCGCAAGATGGATTTTACGATAAACAGCTTCTATTAAAAATTGCCACTGGAGTTCCAGGCAATTATTCGCAGATAGCCGAAGATGAAATGGTGAAGATACGAGCTTATCTTAACCAAATTATATTTGCTGGTACATCTGCAAAGGTAGTCAGTAGAAAAGGAGATATATTAATCCCTCGTGTGACTGTGTACCATGACGGTGCTGTAACCAATGATGAAGTATATAATAACATTGCAGAATCATTGAATAACTATATCGGCAATATGGACTTTAATGGTGTTGTTTATGCTCAGAAAATCATAGACGCAATCCAGTCCGCAGAGCATGTAGTAGACGTTTATATAGATAATGGAGCTACAGATTTTCAAGGTATTTTCGTTGCTCAATATGATGATGACAACAATTTGATACCAACCGCACACGGTTCAGATGGCAATGTGACCAGCTATGAAAAGCGTGTAGAGCGTTGTTTTGTTCCTAATAGTGGTTATATCAAAGAAAGCACAAAGTCTGGTGACGAAGCTGCATTGCAGAATTGGAAAGAGTCCATTACGCTCAAAATTGAGGGAGAACAGTAATGAGATATTCGATAAACTTTGATAAGACCATAAATCAGCTTACGCCACACTATATTGGTGGTAGAAAGCTGATTTTGCTGATGCAAGCGTTGGTGTCACCATTGCAAATCTTGAATAAAGACTTTTCTGAATACGCAGCAGAAAAAAGAATAGAGGCATCAATGACCTCTCAGATATTGCCATTCACATGGTTTTTGAATAGGAAGTTTAAGAAATACTTCATTCAAAAGTCTGGACGTATAACGATAACCAACTTGGCAACGCTTGGTGTTCCGCTATATAACGAGAGTGCCGACATTGTTCAAGGCGATAACTTATTGCTCTATACGGAAAAAGAAGGAAAGGGAAAGGCTTTTTATTATCAGAATGAGCGAACAGACACCAATACATACAGTTTCATAGTTCATACGCCAGCGATAGATACCTCTTTGATTTCTAAAGAATCATACATATCCATGCTTACATATTGGATAGAGCGTTACAGATTGGCTGGCAAAACATATAAAATAGTATTTGACTGATGATAGAATTTAGCGCACAAACTGGTGGTCGTTACACATACGTTGACGATATAGTAAACTTGCAAGAGTTAGCACTTGCATTTTCCAGTATTTTTGCAGCATGTGACAATTTCATAGTAAGCGGTTGTGAAGTTAATGGAACTTCGATAGGTGCTGGCTATGTATATCTTAATGGAAAGTTGCGGTACTTTTCTGGAGCAACAGGAATTTCAAAGTGGCCTCAATATCTTTATGAATCAAATAAAGCAGAGAGTGTAGCGTATGCAAGCGGTTCGGATAAAGTGGGACGTAATGTTTATGGATGTTCTATAAGTGCATCTATGCCAACAGTTGCAGACAGTCTAACTGGGAATGTTCCGCAATACATCCAGATTCAAAAAGTGGGTGGAAGAACACTGAACGATGCTTTTTTTGGAAAGTATGCCTTGTTGCTGAACTCTTCTGTAGGTTCACAAACGATTGGCGATGCTGTGACATTTGGCAATACCGTAAAAGTGCAAGGAGCATTGAGTATGAATGACAGTGCTTCTCTGATTAAAGGAGAGGCAGTATGTCGAATGTTTTACGATGGCAATGTCTTTCATATCCAGTCACGCATAGGCACTGGTGCAGTTTATGATTTTGCCTTTGACCCAAATAGAGGATATGTATTCTCTATTGGCGGCACAAGTATCATATCAATCTCCCAGAATGGAATCTCTTTGACGCAGCCATTGACAGTTGGCAAGAGTGTTATGGGAAGTGTAACGTGTAATGCTGACCATATTTATAATTCGGGTACAGGTTCAGATAATGGCACATTGTATATCAATTATAAAGGATATAATGATGACAATGTTTATTATCGCAATACAGTAATTGGCAATGGCAAGGGAAATGCAATTATTTCTATAAATGGAAAAAATTCCATTGTGAATCTATCTGGCACATTAATATCAGAGTCAGCATTGCCGACAGGACTTGTATTAAAACATAGCACATTGCAGCAAAACAATACAAGTTTGTCAAAAATAATAAACTGGCTTGATGCTTCAGACTCTCAGATGGCGTATGTTGGTTTCGGCTCGACAGCAGACAATGTGTTTTATATACATAATCGCATAGCAAATGTCTGTATCAATGGTCTAAGTGCTGTTAATTTGCTTCCAGCCATTATGGAGAATGGTGTACTGCTTTCAAATAAGTATGTGCAGAAAATAGACTTAGCAACACAGATGCAAAATAAGGCAGATGTAACATCTGTCTATTCTAAGAGTGATGCAGAATCTAAATTCGCAGACAAGACATTGGGGTTGAGTCAATTTATTACAGGAAGCAACACTAAGGAGACATTGCGTAGTCAAATTGGAGCCATTGCCATTGGAGCTTTAGATGACGTGCCAAGAACCTCCAAATATCTTGCTGACATGGCAAAGACCGAGACAGACAAGAAGAAAATCTGTGAAAACATAGGTGCGGCACGCTCTGGAGACTTCCAGCCAAAAATTCCAGATACAGGATGGATTAAAATTTCTGGAACAGATTTGTATGCACGTCAAATTGGCGATCATGTTTGCGTACAAGGCAATGCAGTAACGGTTCATACTGGCAAAACAATGTTTACATTACCCAACCAGATTTCTGCTCCACGCTATGATGTAGCTTTCAGAGCATCGCTTGATTGTAATTGCGATTGGGGTTGCAAGATTGCAGGGGGCAGTAAGAATTGTACTGTAATCTATTGCAATCATCATGGAAAGACAATATCTTTATCATTCTCATATATGGTATAACAATGAAAATTCATAATTTTATTAAAGACTCATACGGTATGGAACGTAATGAGCAAGAAGCGAGAAAGCAGTATGACAAAGTTACAGAATCAAGAGTTGCTGAATCTGCCGATAACGGACTGCAACCGCCAGAACCAGAAAAGAAAGAGCGTAAAAAGCGGAAGACGAAAGAAAAAGAAGTCGAAGCGTAGAGAGTTCTACGAAACACGGCTTGGCTATTTCATCCAGCACGAAGCACCTTTGGAATATGGCATTATTATGGATGTTTCTGGAGGTTGTGAGCCTAATGTTGATATGATAGAAGCACTTGGGTATGCGTCATTAAACCCTTTATTTCGTAAATCGAAATTCAGACGTGCGCTGATAGAATATCGAAAGCGAGGTTGTCATACGCATCATCCAAAACAAGCCACAGCTATAACTGAAATATCGTATATAAAGAAGCGTAGAATGTTAAAAAACATATAAATTGTATCAGAAAAGCCGTCTAAAGCAATTTTATACGGCTTTTCTTCGTCTTTACAAAGAAAATGCTGTAACTTTGCGCTCCACAAATTGATTTCGTACATCTTCCCAATTCTTATTTTCACTTTAACGAATATCGTATGAAAGATTTCGTTGTATCGGTTAAAAAGCTAACCGATGCCGACCTCATGCGAGAAGCGTGTCAGATGACCTTTATTGGGAAGAGTCATCAATCGCTTCTCAGTATCTACAAAACAGAACACTCTCCAGTACGTTCGCAACTCTTTTGGGTAAAATTTGAGGGCATCCCCTTGTATATCTCTACCCATCTTCTTCGTCATCATGTTGGGTCAGTTCCCTTCCAGTTGACTTGCCGTTCGGACAGGCAAGGCGGTAATCCTGGACTTATTCAGAAAATCGACTATATCAAGCAACAGCTTGAAGAAGTTCCAGAACTGGATGAGGATGGTCGCAATACTGTTGTGTGTGAAGCTATTAACGATTTGACATGGCTTCAAGAAAATGCAGACCGTTATACGCCTGTCAATCTTGGATTGCTTGTCAACGCCCAGTCGCTTATTGATATGGCAAAGTTGCGGTTGTGTTTACAAGCTGCAAAGGAAACCAGAATTGTATTCCAGGCACTTAAAGACGAAATTAGAAAGGTAGACCCAGATTTGGCTGACATGATGGTTCGTAAATGTGTTTATCGTGGCGGTCTGTGTGGTGAAGCTCGCTGTTGTGGCTTTAACAAAACAACAGAATTTACAAATGAAATGCGTAGTTACGCATCCTTGTTCTCTGAAAAGCAAAGAGGACTTTATCTTCCTTCAAGCAACTAAACAACTATGAACAAAGAATGGTTAATAAAGTTAGAAAACGTGACGGAAGAATCGTTGATTTTGACTTCAACAAGATTATAGAAGCTGTCAAGAAGGCGTTTGAAAGTCAAGGTGAGAATTACCATGAAGAATTAGCAAAAACCATTTATGGTAATTTTGAACTTTTTGATGATGAAAAAATTATCTCTATTGAGACAATCCAAGATGAAGTGGAAAACATTTTAATGGATTGTGGTTACAATAAAGTAGCAAAGGCGTATATCCTCTATCGTGAGCGTCATAATGAAAGCCGCTTTATCAAAGAACGTATCGACTACATGGATAGATACAGTATGTCTGGCGATAATGCAGCTACTTCTTCAGAAACAGATTCTAATGCCAATGTGACAATGAAAAATGTCGCTAATTTGGAAGGAGAAGTGTATAAAACCACTAACCGTATCATCCAGCGACAGAGAATGAAAGACGAATTGAACAAGTTATTTCCAGAAGTTGCGAAACAATATGAGAAGGACTTGAATCATCATATCATTTATTGTCACGATGAGGCCAGTACGCCAGTATTGAAGCAATATTGTATGGCAGTGAGTCTTTATCCGCTTATGTCGGAAGGTGTTGGCAATATTGATGGAGTCACGCCTTCAGCACCTAATGATTTGCAATCATTTAGTGGTCAGATTACCAATCTGATTTTCTTGCTCTCTTCTCAGTGCAAAGGTGCGGTAGCTATTAGTGAATATTTTATTGCACTCAATTATTATGTAGTTAAAGAATTTGGCGAGAAGTGGTATGACTATTTGTATTCTCCGACAACCACAGAGTTTTGTGGCATCCATCGGACAGTAAAAGATAATATCCTTAAAGCCTTCAAGCAGTTCGTATGGGGTATCAACCAGCCAGCTGGAAACCGAAGCTATCAATCACCATTCACAAACATTTCATACTACGATAAGACCTACTTTGATTCATTGTTTGGCGAGTTCTACTATCCAGATGGTAGTAAGCCAGAATGGAAGGCGATTGACACCCTCCAGAGATTGTTTATGAAATGGTTTAATCGTATTCGTCTGAAGCAAGTGTTGACATTCCCAGTTGAGACATTTGCGATGGTACATGATGGCAACGACATTGTGGACAAAGAGTACAAGGATTTGTGTGCTGAAATGTATGCTGAAGGCCACTCTTTCTTTACTTACATTTCAGAAAGCGCAGATTCATTGGCAAGCTGCTGCCGATTGCGTAACGAGTTGGCAGAAAACACCTTCAATCCGACATCTGGTTTGACAGGAGTGATGACTGGAAGCTGTAATGTTATTACCTTGAATATCAACCGTATCATTCAGGACTGTGTGAAGAGTTATGGCTTGCATGGCGGTTGGAGAGAAAACACATCGTTTATTCGTGACTGTTTGGTGGATATTCTCCAGCGTGTATACAAGTACCACATTGCGTTTAAGACGATGCTCTATGATATGGAAGACAAGAAAATGTTTGCTGCTTCTAATGGCGGCTACATCTACGTCAACAAACTCTATTCTACTATTGGCATCAACGGTTTGAATGAAGCTGCCAGATTCTTAGGGCTGGAGGTATCTAATAACCCAGAATATATAGCGTTCTTACAGTTAATCCTTGGTACAATTAAGGAAGAGAACAAAAAGCACTCTATCCACGACAAGAAGCGACCTTTCTTGTTTAATAGTGAGGTAGTGCCAGCGGAAGGTCTTGGTGGTAAGAATTACGAATGGGACAAGGCTGATGGATATTGGGTTCCAGATGATGAAAACTTGTATAACTCATATTTCTACGAGGCGCATGACGATACTTCGGTGCTTGACAAATTTGTACTACATGGTAATCAAACTTATCAGTATACAGATGGCGGTTCTGCTGCTCATATCAATTTGGAAGAGCATTTGAGTAAGCAGCAGTATCTGAAGCTGATAGATTTTGCTATCTGTAATGGAACAAGCTATTTCACGTTCAATATTCCCAATTCTAAATGTGAGAGTTGTGGTAAAATTGTGAAGCAGCCAATTCGCCAATGTCCTTGTTGTGGCAGTACGGACATAACACAGTATACAAGAATCATTGGTTATTTGCGACCAATTAAGAACTTTGGTATTGAACGCCAAATTGAAGCAAGAAAGCGTGTATATAGTAAAGAGGTTTAGATATGCTAAAGTATGTTGATACGAAGGTAGTTTTTCGTGAGCTACCAGACGAAATCACATTAGCTATTAATTTGAGTGGTTGCCCTTGCCATTGTGAGGGTTGCCACTCTCCTTATTTAGCTGGTGATGTAGGTACAGAGTTAAATCATGCTGCTTTAGAGAAGCTGATAAAAAGTAACAATGGAGTAACAGCTATATGCTTTATGGGAGGTGATGGTGATCCTAAAACCGTATATGATTTAGCTCGCATGGCAAGAAGCAACTTTCCAGACATAAAGATAGGGTGGTATTCTGGGAGGTCTAAATTGCCAGGATGGTTTTATCCATTATACATGGGAAACGTGGTATTCGATTATATCAAACTTGGGCCATACATTCCCAGATATGGAGGTCTTGATAAAACTACTACGAACCAAAGGCTATACAAAATAACACTTAATGAGATTGCTGGTTATGATGTGAAAGATATAACTGATTTGCTTCGTAAAACCGAGTGTATAATATAATGTAAAAGTTAAAAACATAGTTTCACTTACTATTCAAACGAAATATTTGAAATGCAAATACCGCTGAAAATCAACGTGCTATAAATGTGTTAGATTTTTGATTGGTAAAAAGTTTGCAAATCATTTGCATATTTCAGTTTTTCACTGTACCTTTGCAAACAGAAAACAAAACAAAGCATCATGCGATGATTAAGAAAAAGGGCATTATCAATGTCTACGAAGGTAGTGCCGACATCAATGAACTTCAAGGTGCTGTAGACAGTTTGCCAGATGGGGAATTTGGTTTCCTCATATATGACAACTCAAAGAACCGTTCATTACCTCAATTGAAATACCTCTTCGGTGTTGTATTGAAGACAATATCAGAAAAATTGGACTCACACCCAACGCCAGGGGCATTATACAGATATTTTGAAGAGGTCTATGCACCTATTCATAAATCTAATATTCAAGGCGAAGAATTTGAATACTTCGACTTAAAGAACGAAAAATCAATTGAGTTGGATAGTGTCATAGAAATGATTATCCGACATGCCGCAGACCAGTGGGGAATAACTATTCCTACAAGAGAGGAAATACGAGAAGCACAAGCTCGTGAACCTTATGCAGAAGCATACGCTGAGACGTGGAAGTTTCTATCTCAAAACTAATTCATATCCAACTCAATTATGAGTGAATTAACGAATCAGATGTCGGCTCTTGACATCTTTGCATCTACCCAGGAATCTTTTGAAGATGCAAAAAAGAAGAGCGCAGCAGAGAGTGGAAACCGTGTAAAGTATTTCCGTATTTCGGGTGACGGAACTGTAGCAGTTCGTATTTTACCCCTTGCGCCTGTTATTGACGCAGAAGGAAATGTTCTCCCGATGGATCGTAAGGGTTACGAATATCCTGTAAAGGAGCTGGTATTGAAGATTAAGGGTGACAATAACAAGCAGTCGTTTGTTAATGTTTGCAATGCAAAGTACGCCTTCCCACAGCTTCAATCAGACCTTATTGACAAGTATGTAGAGCTTGCACTCTCTTTGTATTCAGACGATGAAAAACTCTGCAAGAAAGTCAAAGAGACCAGTTTCAACGGTGGCTTGAAGTGGGATTCAAAACGCTGTATGTATATCCTTGATTTGGACAAGCGCAACGATGGCATCCAGGTGTTCCAGCTTTCTTATTCACAGTATAAAGAACTGGAAGAGCGCAAACTTCAAACATGGGCAAAATTGAATAAGAAGGGCAATGTCCCCTGTCCTATTTCATCAATCACAGACGCTTTCCCTGTTGAGATAACTCGTAAGACAGAAAACAAGAAGACCAACTATTCTTTCAATATTGACACACTCTCTCCAAAGGACGAGCTGACAGAAGACGAATTGCAGAATCTTCTCAACACACCTCGCCTCCCAGAAGTGCTTTATCGTTATACACGCTATCATCTGGAGGCTACTATCGCTTACCTCAACCAGTTTGACGAGACAACTGGTATGGAGGTAATGAAAGAGTCAGAAATCAAGGATTGTATTGACCAGATTAAGCTCTGCCTCCCAGCAGATGACCAATCTCACTTCAACATGAATGGAAAGAATGGTGATGATAGCTCAGACGGTGGTAGTGTAACACTTGATAGCCTTTGGGATTTGTATGATAAGCTTTGTGATGAGGGCTTGGGTGACAAGAGTGAAGAGGGTCAGAACCTTCGCACTGCAATTAAGGAGTTCATCGAGGATAACGACCTTGACGTAAGTATTAGTCGTACAAAGACTAATGAAACCTTGCTCAATGATATTCAAGACATTCTTGACGGTGAAGAGGGCGAAGATAAGGCTCCTGCTTCAAAGTCTTCTGCAAAGAAAGAAAAGACCGAAGAACCAGAAGACGAAGAAGATGATACCCCAGCAGCAGAAGCTCCTTCTTCAGACGATGGCGAAGAAGAAGAGGCTCCAGCACCAGCACGAGCAAGTCGTAGACGTGAGCGCAGCGATGATACAAACGAGCCAGCAGCAGAGGCTCTTGCTCGTCCAGAGAGACGTGCAGCTCGTCCACACAGACGTAGATAAACTTTATTCAACAACCAAGGGCGGTGTTGTGGTTTCGCCATGATGCCGCCCTTTTAACTTTAGAACTATGTCTGAAAAAAGAATACCGTGCGCCTTACTGATAAATGACATCCACGTCAGTAAAGACAACATTCCAGAGTTTCAGAGAAATTGGGATGAAGCACTGGAAATATGTAAAAAACAAAATGTTCCAGAAATCATTATAGGTGGTGACTTGTTGCAATCTCGCTCATCATATCAAACTCTTGATGTATTGCTGGCTGTGCGCCAAGCTATTATTAAGGCAACAAATGCTGGATTGGAGTTGACTATTGCAGAAGGCAACCATGACCTTGTTGACCAAGAAGCGATATTGGGCTATTGCCATGTGTTTTCTGAATATCCACATGTTTATGTTGTAGACGATTATGTATCTATAGATTGTTCTGATGATGTTACGCTGTATGTTATGAGTTACGCTCCAGAAAGCGGCTCATTCATTAACAGATTAAAGGACATTATTGATAACGATTTTGACAAGAACAAGCATAATATCCTATATATCCATGAAGGAATAAAAGGAGGTCTTGCTATGCCAAGTGATGATGAATTGCCGACAAAGATATTCAAGGATTTTGATGCAGTACTGGTGGGGCATTATCACAATCGCTGTAAAATCAAAGGCACAAACATCGAATATGTTGGTGCTTCTCGTCAGCATAATTTTGGTGAAGACGAAGAAAAGGGCTATACCATATTGTATGATGATGGTTCCTATGAGTTCATTAAGAACGAGTCTAACACCAGATACAAGGTAATAGATTTGGCATTGCAGGACGTTGACAATCATTTGATTGAAGAATTAAATGATATTAAATCCAACGGCAAATACAAAGTCAAGACTCGCATTAATTGTTCTGCTACAGATGTGCAAAATATTGACAAGCAAAAGCTATTAGAAGCTGGTGCTGCCAAGGTGGAAATTGTTACAGAAAAGACTGTAGCAAAATCCATAGAAGCACACAGTCTTGATAGAAAGTTTGACAAGACAGGCATCAAACAAGAGTATGAGAGTTTTTGTTCAGAAAAAGTTATTGATTCCTCTATGGGATTGCAGTATCTTGATAAAATACATTGATTATGTGGAAGTTAAAAAACATATATGCAAAAAATCTGTGCGCCTTCAAAGAGCTTGATTACGCATTGGAGCAAGAACACACAACACTTGTGTTTGGAAACAATATGGACAACGACTCCCAGGTTTCAAACGGCTCTGGAAAGTCCGCATTAATTGAGGCTATTGCCATCGGTCTGACAGGTGAAACGCTTCGCAAGATTAAGATGGATGAGATTATTAATGATGCTGAAAACGAGGCTATAGTTAAGCTTGAACTAAACAATACTGAATTAGGTAAAAGCCTTATTATTTCTCGTACAATCTCCAGGAAATCGCCACAAGTAATATCTGTTGAGTTTGTAGACAAAGACAGAAATACAGAAAGCGTAGCGCAAGCATCTGTTGCAGATTACAATAAATATGTGCTGGAAACATTAGGGTTAAGTAAGGATGATATATTCTCCAATTTCATCTTATCAAAGCACAAGTATTCATCTTTTCTCTCCAGCTCTGACCGTGACAAGAAAGACTTGATAAATCGCTTCAGCAATGGAATTATGGTTGACGAGTCAATAGAAGCTCTGCAACATGACATGGAACCTATAGCTGAAGAGCTGACCCAAGCAGAATTGAAAGTAGCTGGAATCAAAGGTGGTATTGATACGCTGGAGGAGCAAATTCAGAACGCTATCAATAAGTCTTTGGAGAACACGTCAACCAAGGCGCAGCGTATTGAGGAGTGGACACAATCTATTTCTAATAAGCGAGCTTACATTCGTGAGCAAAAGGAGCAAATCATGCAGTTGGAGCAGAGTCTCGCTAAATTGGATGCAGTATATAACCGTATTTCTGATTTGGAAGGTAGCGATAAACCATTTGATGATTGTTATGACAATATAGTTGCCATGTTCGCTCCTACTAATCTAAAGCAAATCAGTGACTATCGGGAAAATATTGCAAAAGCAAATAAGAAGCTCGCAACCCTCCAGCAGTCATTGAAAGACGAGGAAGCAGAAGTCAAACGGCATGACAAAGATTGCGCCAAGCAAAAGAAAGCACATGATAAGCTTGTAAAAGAGTTTGAGAAGTTTTCCGCTTCATACGATGGCGATTTGAAAGAAATAACTGCCAAAATAGATAAATTGCTTGCTTCCGTCAAGGCTTTGGGCAATGCGAATGACGCTTTGAATAAGCAGTATCGTACAATCAGTAGCCGTGTAGCAACTATTAAGAATGTATTGAGTGGCGTTATCACTTGCCCAAAATGTCAACATGAGTTTCTTCTTGATTCCAATGCAGATTTATCAATGCTTCGTGAAGAATTAAACGATAAGGATAATGAATTGCGAAACATTGATGCAGAAATCTCCAGCAACCAAGAAAAGATTGATGCTGATACTGCAAATGGTAAGAAATTCCGTGAAGAGCAAAATGACTTGATTACGAAAAAGTCAGAGTGGTCGGCAAAGGTTACGGAATCACAGTCGAATGTTGACAGCTTGGTTCGCAAGTCATCTGAACTTTCCTGTGATATAGCCTCTATAAACAGCCAGATTGCTCTGGTCAACAATCAAATTGAGTCAGCTCGCAATGACATGTTCGATGAGGCATACGACATTGTTGATGATGAAACCAACAAGTGTGAGAATAACAAGAAGCAGTGCGAAACAAATATTGCAAATGCTGAAGGTGCTATAGAATCATACGAGGAATCAATCAGAGACATTGAACACGCTGCTGAGAATGACATTGTAGAAACGCTAAAAGACAGTAAAGCCAAGCGTGAAAAAGAACTGGAGCTTGCCATCAAGGATAAAGAACAAATCGAACAGAAACTTGCAGCTTATAGAAAACAGGAAGCTACTTTCATAGAGTTCAAGACATACCTTGCAAATTCTAAGATTGAAGCATTAAGCCAAATGACAAACGAGTTCTTAGAGGCTATCAACAGCGACATAAGAATATCATTCAGTGGCTTTACTGTTTTGAAGTCTGGAAAGATTCGTGATAAAATCTCTATTTCACTAATTCGTGATGGAGTAGATTGCGGTTCATTTGACAAATTTTCAGAAGGAGAAAAGGCAAGAGTCAATCTTGCAAACATTCTTGCCTTACATAAATTGACGAATGTAAACTGCCAAGATGGAAAAGGTCTTGATTTGTTGGTATTGGATGAAATACTGGAAGCATGTGATGCTGCTGGACTTGCCAATATGTTCAACGCCTTAAACAACTTGCAGATTACTTCACTGGTGGTTAGTCATGGTAATGTTGCTGAAAACTATCCATACAAACTTATAATCAACAAGAAGAATGACATTTCATACATTTAATGGTCACTCATGCAGACGATGAAAAGTTAAAAATTGATGAAGTGCTTGGGCTTGACATAGCTACCCACACAGGTTTCTATTCAGTTCACGAAAGAGGCACATGGAACTTCACGGAATCAATGAGACGCAACAATAACAAACAGCACGGAGCTTTCCGTCAGACACTCATTGACTTCATCCAGAAATACAACATTAAACAGGTTGTGGCAGAGGATGTGAGCTGTGGAAGAAGCGGCAAAGAGTTCAAATCATCTGTCAAACTATCTGAATTTAGAGGCATTTTGCTGGAGGTATGCGATACACTTGACCTTCCAGAACCAGTATTCCTTAATCCAAGAACAATCAAGGCTTGGGCAACAGGGGACGGAAATGCCGATAAAGCCAAAATGATGCGATTTTGTAAGTTACGCTGGAAGACAGAGCCAGTAGATGATAACGAAGCAGACGCAACGCACATCTTTATGTACTATGTAAAGAAATTCAAATTGTAAATGAGTATTGCCAGAAGAAGGCGTAGAATGACACGGAAAGAGCTATCTATGCCAGCGGATATTAACCCACATTTGAAACACCTTGTCTCACTTGTCAAGGAGTTTTGCACCTTCTTAGATAAGAAAGACAAACCTTCAGACGAAGAGGTAAGAGCCAAGTTCAAGGCATACGACTCACGTTGGATTCAGTATTGTATATCTCACCAATTTGAACCTCGTGCATCTTTATTGTTCAATCAAGAAGTGGCACGAATATGGAGAGAAAGGTATGCGAAGCCGAAGAATACGACAGAGAAGTAGACCCAGAAGTAGCTCGCAGACGCAATGAATTATTCCAGCAATATGTGATGCCTTTTCAAAACATGATTTATAAGTTGGTGATGAACTATACTTATGACTCATGGAATGTAGAGGAAAATTATAATGAAGTTCTTATAAATTTCTTCAGAAGAATCGAGACGTATGATACCTCCAGACCAATCAGAACATGGCTTCATATCGTTACAAAACGAATGGTTGCAGAATTGGAAAGAAGGCGCAAACGGCATGATAACAAGAATTATGACAGAAGTATAGAAAGTTATGAAGATTGTGGTGATGACGAAATTTTACATCCTCAGATATGCAGTGCAATCAGTGCAAATTTGAATATCAGTTCAAACTGCATGGGGCTTGAAAACTACCGCCAGTTCTACAATGACGATATACTTGAAGTACTTGATAGCATGAAACCCATTCATCGTGATGCAATACTTCTCCAGGAAGCTGGTTATCCGCTTCGAGAAATTGCAGACATTGAATATAAAAAGGGAACATTACCATCGCATAATATTGAGACAATTAAAAGTCGTTTGCTTATCGCACGAAAGATACTGAAGAACAATTTAACAAGGAATGGCGAAAGAATTACAGATACGCAATGTGAAAACAGTCTTCAGTGCAATAGCAGTGAAACTGATGAAGCCGACCTTTAAGTTTTCTGGTGGTGGTGCAACCACCAGAACGCTTAATAGCTTTCTTGACCTTATGGAAAAGGAGTTTGGGTCGGTCACATCTGAAAGATTGGTTGACTTCTGTATATGTGCTGCCTACGCCTTCAAAAACAGGCCACAATGGACGATAAATCAAGTCTTTGGTAAGTCATCCATCAAGCGTCTGAAAGAGCGTACAAAGGGAGGTAAATACTACGAAGACCAATGGCTTTCCAGCGTGTCGTTAAATCGTGTTGACCTTGTAGCAATGATAGCAGATAAAAGTGTACACCCACAGGCTAAGTTCATATATATAGCCTCTGAGGAACCAACAAAGAGACGTATGTTGAATACAGCCGTGGGATATCTTATCTGCCAGACATCTACTTTAGGATGGAGTCCGATGTCGGAATCATGTTCTAAATGTAATTTGGCTGAAGATTGCAAACAAGAACTTCAGAAAAGATTTCCAGAATTGTATCGTATTCGTATAGAACATGACAACAAGACAGAATAATAATGTATTGACAGAGGAATTTCTGATGGATCTCTTTTTCACCTGTATGAACAACGATTATGTTCTGGCGGTGGTCATGGAACAGATAAAGAAATCTTATCTGCCAGACAGAGATTTTATTTCTCTTTTCAATCAACTTAAAACATACTACAAGGAGTATAAGAAAGCTCCAACATATAGTATATTGGGACAGTCTGTTTCTCGTCAAAAAAGCGTTGCAGCATTATTGGATGACATCTATGATAGTGGCAATGAACTTGGCACGGAACAAGCACTGGAACAGCTGGAAAACTACATTAAACAAGTGAGATTCCAGCAAGCGTACAAAGAAGCTGGTGAGCTTTTCAATAAGGCAGACCATGAACAGGCGAGCTTGAAGTTGCAAGAATACGCAGAGTGGGTATCAACCTTTAGTTTGCGAGAATCGGAGTTCGTAGATGTAATTGGTACATTCGGAATCAGATTCAAAGGAAACAGGCAAAAGCATAATGCTGTAGATAAGCAATTGCCTATCACCAGATTCTACATAGATGAACTGGACGTGATGAATAATGGGCGTGACTTACGAACCCAGCTCTCTGTATTCTTAGCACCAACAGGTGTAGGAAAGTCACATGTGGCACGATGGATAGGCAAGAACGCTTGTCAAATAGACGGCTTAAACGTGTTACATTTTCAGCTTGAAGGTAGCCGTGATGAGGTTGTAAATGCTTATTCCGCTTCATTAGTGAAATGCAGTACATTCCGCTATGAGACAGGAACCATTCGTGATGCGGAAGTTGAACGTATGGAAGAAATGCTTAAAAGTGTGGCTGGAAAACTCTATGTTAAGTCATATCCTAAGTTCAATTCTCACGTCTCTACTATAGACATAAGGAATGGAATACAAGACTTCAAAAAACGCTATGGAATATCTCCAGATGTTGTTATCATTGACTCTATGGACTTGTTGACAGATGCTTCTGGACGCAAGTATTCGGAGAGTGGAGAACGTCACAAGCGTATTGCTGTAGCGAATGATTTGAAGGACTTGGCAGCGGACGAAAACGTCTGGATGGTTGGGACGTACCAATCTACGGTAGAGAATCGTGATTGGTTAAATGATGAGAACAATGTGCTGACAGAGTTCAATACAGCGGAAGCAAAAGGACTTGCCAGACCATTGACACACCTTATCACGTTGAATCAGTCAGATCGTGAGCGTGAAGAGAATATGATTCGTCTCTATGTGGCAAAGTCTCGATTCTTCAAAAAGGGCAAGCCATTTAAGATAGCGACCGATTATGAAAATGAGCAGTTCTATGACAGAGAACGTAGCCTAAACATTAGCAAAGTAGCATAAATTATGTATATCAGCAAACAAGACAAAGATTTTCTCATCAAGGAATTGGAGATAGAACTTCACGCAAAACTTGATGGCCCACGCAAGAACCTCATTTGCCCAGAGTGTCCTTATTGTGGCAAAAAGGGTGGCAAGTTCGGCATCTATGTAGGGCAAGAAACAGAGAAGAAGAAGCTCTTTATGAGTCACTGCTTCTCATGTGGTCATACTACAAAAGATGTCAATCAGCTCTTAGAAGACATTGGTAGACCAGACTTAATGCTGGAAGATACTGCCAGCTTCGCTCCATTACAGATACCGCAGTTCTGCAATCTGGAAGAAGATGAGATTGACGATGAACTTGTTTCTGTTGATATGCCAGAAGGATGGAAACGGTGTTACCGTAACGCCTATCTGAAGAAGCGTGGCTATACCTGTGATGATTACGACTACTTTCCTGTCGGTACAACCAGAGGTCTTAATTTCAAATTTGACGATTATGTCGTATTTCCCATCATTGATAATGGTGACATTGTAGGATATGTATCTCGCCATACATGGAGTAAAGATAAGATAGATTCTTACAATAAGAAAGCCAGACGTAACGGCAAATTTGAAATTAGACGATACAACAACAGCCAAGAGAATGACTTTACAAAGTTGCTTTACAACTATGACGCTGTTATAGAAGATGTAACAGATACTGTTATATTGGTTGAAGGAGTATTTGATTGTATCTCACTTGTCAGAAAACTGGATTTGTATGACAATCATCGTATTGCAGTAGTGGCTACATTCGGAAAGAAAGTTTCAGAGGCGCAGATTTACAAGTTGCAAAGTAAAGGCGTAAGAACCGTAGTGGTTGGATATGATGGTGATGCTTTGGCGGCAATTAACACAGCAGCAGCTATGTTAAACGAGTATTTCGATTGCTATATTGCCTTCATCGAAGACCCCGAAGCCGACTTTGATAGTATGGATTTTTGGGACATCTACGATGCTTTCAGTGAGAGATTGATGACACCAAGAGAGTTCAAATTAAACTTAGTGCAATTATTATGAACGAATTAATAAAATGGCTGGAGGATAATAAAATAACATATAACCAAATTGACAATGAGGTTATTGAGCTTCCAGATTTCGGCAAAATGTTCTTTGAAGATACGGAAAACATGAAATCTATATTCCGTACTAACAAAGATGATGAGCTAATATTTAACAGTATGGAAGACCCAGAAGTCTTGATGGCAGAAGGTATCAACTATATTGTATTCAAGTTTGGAGACAATTGGTATTACTATGACTTACATAAGGACTTCAAGTTGAATATCCTTAAATATGTGGGTAAGAGAACGCCATCAAATCATAAGTTTGAGTACGTCAATTTAGGTGTCCATACACCTTTTGAGTTGCTTAATGGTAGTTTTATGCCAACATATTGGGTAAGAAAAGCCAAGTATTTGGGACATCCAGGAATCGGTATTTGCGATAAAAATACTATGGCTGCTTGCTATAATCTGCAAAAAGAATGTGAGGCAGCTGGATTGAAATATGTATTTGGATATTCGTTGACCTTTTCTGATGGTGAGCATACTGTTGGAGCAAAAGTATATGTCCAGTCACAAAAAGGCTTGCGAAATCTATTACGCATACAGAAAGCCATTATGGTAGATAGTACAGATAAGATTATTCCTTTGGAAGAATTGTTGAATCGTGGTGAAGGCAATGTAATTGTACTTGACAAGTATTCTTCATTCTGGATTACTGAAAACCAAGACATTGTAAAGGATTTACAAGGAGCTTTTGATTGTGTTTTTTGGCAAGTAGATTTGTCGGAATATAAGGCAGAACGTATTGACATCAAAGTGTTAGAAGCAGCCAAGCATTATTTCGACAATATATATGGCAAGATGGATGTATACCCAGTACTTCTTACAGATGCCTATTATCTGGATGAAGATGATGCCAAGAACAAAATCATCCTCAATAAGGTTGCTGAAGGTGCAGCGCATGAGCAAAGTAATCAGCAATACTTCAAAGATGTTGATGAACAATACCAACTCTTTGCAGACACATTTGATGCTGATAAATGGGATATTGACAGTCTATTTCAAGAATGTTGCGACAATTCTATGGATATATTAGAACACGCCAATGCAAGGTTTGAAAATAATAGAAACTTCATGCCTAAATACGACATGACTCCAGAAGAACAAGCAAAATATGGAACATCACACAACATGTTCATTCAACTCTTAGAGGAAGGATTGCAACGTCTCGTACCGCCAGAGCAGCACGATAAGTACCGCAAGCAGATGGAATATGAGCGATACATTATTGAATCAACTAACAATGTGGACTACTTGCTTGTACAGTATGACACCTGCAATTGGGCAAGACGAAACAACATCCTTGTCGGTTGTGGGCGTGGTTCTGCTGCTGGATGCTTATTGCTATATCTGCTTGGCATAACATTAATTGACCCAATGCGATACGACCTTATCTTTGAACGCTTTTTGCTGCCAGAACGAGCAGGGCTATATCCAGCCAAAACAACCATTATCGGTGAGGATTTGGAATCTAAAGAATATATTGAAGTAGAATTGGACTGTGGCAAGGTAATAAAGATAGACAAGGATGCCCAACTGATTATCAAGCGTGAAGGCGAAGAAGAACCTCGTATAATATACGCAGATGAGCTGGAAGCGAATGATGACATTTTGTTCGATAATAAGGATTTAATATTCACAATAAACGAAATTTAGTTATGATGCAATTGACAAATGAAATGGTTGAAGCTGTAGACATCATACAGAATACCAACCAATCGCTTTATATCACAGGAAAAGCTGGTACAGGAAAGACTACATTCTTGCGGTATATTGTGAACAACATCAAAAAGAAGTTTATCGTAACAGCATCTACAGGAATTGCAGCTGTAAATGCTGGAGGCGTAACGCTTCATAGTTTGCTTAATATTCCTTTTGGAGTGCTTACGGAATCAGAGAATGTGCATAGTAGCTATAAGCCAGAGAAGGCGATGCTGCTTCGTTCTATTGATGCTATCATCATTGATGAGGTAAGTATGGTACGTCCAGACGTAATTGACTACGTTGATAGAAAGTTACAGATGTATCGTGGCAGCAGTGAGCCTTTCGGAGGCGTACAAATCATTATGTTTGGTGACTTATTCCAGTTGCCGCCAGTGGTGAAAGCTGATGAACAGCATATATTGTCACAGTTCTATCGTGGCATATATTTCTTCCATGCTCATGTATGGCGCAATGTTGGTTTCAAAGTCATCGAGTTGACACACATCTTCCGTCAGAACGACAAACGTTTCATCGAAATACTCAACAATATACGAGAATATCGTATAATGCAAGAAGATATAGATGACCTGGCTGCATTAAGAAACAAGAATGAAAACAAGGATTTCTCCAACTCCAGCATACATATATGCGCTTATCGCAAGGATGTACAGAAAATCAACACAGAGTTGCTTGGAGAGCCTACGCATATATATGAGGCAATGGTCACTGGAGATTTTCAACCAAATTCAGCACCATGCGAGCAAGAACTGAAGCTTCGTGTTGGAGCAAGAGTTATGATGCTTGTAAATGACCCAGCTCATGTGTACTGCAATGGTTCATTAGGTGAAGTGGTTAATCTCAACGATAAAGTGGTTACAGTAAGGCTTGATAATGGATGCACCGTAGGCGTAATGCCAAATACTTGGTCTGCTAAAGAATACCGCATGGTAAATAATAAAATTGAGACCATTGATAAAGGTTCTTGCACACAGTTTCCAATAGCATTGGCATGGGCAATTACTATACATAAGAGTCAAGGTTTGACTTTTGACCATGTAGTAATCCATACAAAGGGCTGCTTTGTTCCTGGACAATTGTATGTGGCTCTGAGTCGTTGTAGAACACTTGAAGGTATTGTATCAGATACATTCATTGACAAGCGGCATATTTTAACGGATATGGAACTGGTGAAGTTTACGAAATCATATAAATTGAACAATAACATCTTTAACAACGAAACATATAAGATTATGAGGCAAGTATGAAAGTTGTAAGTGCAATATTAAAAACATCGAAGACCCCAGTCAAGACGATAGATACTTTTGTTGATGATGGGTATTTACAAGGTGAAGGCGGCTCTCTTCCAGATGTGGATAATGATTTTCAAAGTGACAAACGCCAAGAAGTAAAGGAATATACTGAGAGACGGTATAATAAAAACGGCTTACAACGTGTATTTTCAGCTGGAACCTATACGACATTGAAGTCTAAGGCTTGTTTGAAAGATGTGGCTCGTACAATGCGTATTCCCACATCTATCGTGAACTATATTACCGCCATCATTGATGATGATAAGTGCGATTATACAGGTCTGTTTAAGTTAGCAGCGACCAACAAAAAGGTTGCAAAATTTATAGGAGACCACCCACAACTCTTTGAAGATGTGCGCACATTGATGTTTCAACCACGCTCCAGTTCTGTTCACGCTTCAGCGTTGCTGATAACTCCAGATACAAAAGATGGCGAAACAATGGAGTGCTTTGATTATGTACCTATCAAGAAAGTTGATGGCATTTTGGTTAGCGAGAATGATGGCTACGAACTCGATGAACTTGGTTTACTAAAAAATGACTGCCTTGCAACAAAAGAGCTTTCTAAAATTCACCAAACTCTCGACTTGGTAAATTCTGTATATCATCAAGACATTACTCTGGAGAAGTTGGCAACAGGTTCATTGGATGATGAGAAAGTGTATGAAGTGTTAGCCAATGGTTGTACGCAAAACGTATTCCAGTTTTCATCGCATGGCATTACCAAGTTTTTGACAGAAATGAAGCCAAGTAATATTGGTGACTTGATTGCTGCAAATGCTCTCTATCGCCCTGCTACAATGGGTAACTTGGATGATTATGTGAATTGCAAGAAAGGACTCGTAGCCCCTGTTTATCTTTGGGGAACATACAATTCACTGAAAGACACCTTCGGTCTGGTAGTGTTCCAGGAGCAAATTGTGATGATGGCTCGTGAGGTTGGTGGATTCAGTCTTGGCGAAGGAGTGAAACTCGTAAAATTCGTTTCTAAAAAAAAGACAGATAAGATTCGAGCTATGAAAGATAAATTCATGGCTGGAGCTAAGAAGAATGGATGTCCACAAGAGGATGCGGATAAGATTTGGGCGCAGATTGAGGCTGCTGGTACTTACTGCTTTAACAAGTGTATATCTGGCAAAGAACGAATCCGCAGAAGTAATAAAGTTTCTGGCGGTTTGACGATTGCGGAAATGTACAAAGTGATGAATGATCGTGCTTGGGCTGTAGCTCATGGTCATAAAGCATTACATGATAGATATAGACGAGTTGGATATGGAAAAGGTTGGTCACTTGCTCATGCCGACGGATATGATGAATATTTATTGAAAAATGATATTGTTGATATTCGTTATATGGGTATTCGCCCCATCTATCGTGTTACTTTAGAAGACGGTAGAACAATTGATGTAACAGACAACCACAAGCATCCGACAAACAATGGTATGAAACGCACAGATGAATTGCAAGTGGGTATAGATAAGATGTATGTAAATGTTGGTTCTTTGCAAGAAGATACGGTTTATCGCTTTACCGACAAAGGCGGTTCCAATGACACATACTATCATTCTAACGATAACGTTCAAGAGTATAAGCTTAATTCAGAAAAAGGACATTGTGGTTTTACAAAACGTAACACGAGCTATACCTTACTGGAAAAGTATCGCAAAGAACGAATGAAAAGTCATTGCGAAGTGTGTGGTAAATCTAATTGTAGATTGGAAATCCATCATATAAATGGAGACCATTCCGTAATAGGTGATGGTTATTCCAATTTACAAACACTTTGTTCTTCGTGTCATAAGAAAGCTCATTATGCAATGGGCAGGGTAAAGCAAGGCGAAAAAGGTCTGTATACCGAACTTCGAGCTGTTATTTCTGTTGAATACATCGGTGATGATGAAGTGTATGATGTTGAAATGGCAGACCCATATCACACATTTACAACAGAACAAGGTGTTGTGACATGTAATAGTCATGCTACAGCTTATGCGGTAACAGCTTATGCTGGAGCCTGGTTGAAAGTGCATTACCCTACAGCCTTCTATACTGTTGCTCTCCAGTGGGCAGACGATAATGAACTCGTTGCTCTTATGGGAGAAATGGAGGCTATCAGTAACGCAAAGGTTGTACCGCCAGACATCAATGTTAGTGAGGATATATTCCATACAGACTATAACACCAACGAAATATTCTGGTCAATCTCCAGAATCAAGCAACTTGGCGCAAAAGCTGTACAATGGATTATTGATGAGCGCAAAAAGAATGGCGAGTTCACAAGTATCACCAACTTCATCGACCGTATATTCAAGTACAAGCTGAAGAAGTATGAGTATTGGGATGATCCAGACAATGAAGAAGAGGCTACACGATGCCCAGTGAACGCTCGTTGTGTGTTGAATCTTATTCTTGCTGGTTGCTTTGATAAGGTGGAACATGCTGGTTCCGTAATAGAACGTTACGCCATCATAGAAAAGGCAGCAGAACAGCTTGGTTTTGAGATAAAAGAGAAAGACATACCAGTGGATATGCGAGGTAAGCATTATTTCTGGAGCCAGCAACAAGTAAAGGTGTCTGGAATTGGTTCTGTGGACTATAAACGCATTTATGATAATTCTGCTATTAAGCCACAACTTAAAGGCAGAGTGTCGTATGCGACCTTGCAAAGTATCATGCCAAACGAAATGGATGGCAAAAAGGTTGGCGTGTGTGCTACTGTCGTTGAAGTTGAAGAGAAAAAGTTCAAAAGCAAAAAAACAGGTGGCGAAGAAACTTTCTGCAAACTCCTTCTTCAGCAAAATAATGACTTGTGTGAATGTATTGTGTGGCCAGAAGAATATAAATCCATGCGCCCACAACTCATAAATTCAAAAAACAAATTGATAATTTTCTCAGCAACAGTCAAGTATAGTGATTATGCTGGAAAGAACAACTTACAGTTTATGAAACGAAGTTTATTGGAAGTATTATGAAGCCAACAATAGTTTGTTTGGTCGGGGATTCTGGAAGCGGAAAGACATTTGCTTCCTTGCACCTCCAGGAAGTTCTTAATTGGAACAGCATTGTTTCTTACACAACTCGCAAAAAACGTGAAGACGAGGTGAATGGTAGAGAACATTGGTTTGTAACCGACAAAGAAGTTCCAGATAAGTCAAAAATGTGCGCTTACACAATGTTTGGTGGCTATCAATATTGGACTGAGTGGGAGCAGTTTATAAGCGATAAAGTAAATGTATATGTAATTGATGAAAAAGGCTTGATTGATTTGCAAGCAAAAGAGCAAACACCATTCAGCTTTCATCTGGTGACAATCAAAATAAACCGTCAGCATAAAGATGGTATTGACAAACAACGTATAGCTCGTGATAAGGAACGTGTGCATATTCCAGAAGAGTTGTATGATTATGTTATCAATAATGACTATTCAATTGAGGCTTTTAGAGCCACGTTATATCTTATTGGCAAGTGTATAGAAAGAAAATATAACAATGGCAGCACCAAAAGATGAAAAACCAGTACTCGTCATGTTCACGCTGGACTTTGAGACTGGAAGTTTGAAGTGTCAGACAGGCGCAATCACACAGATAGCAATTCATGCCACAAGACTTGACACATTTGAGAAATTAGGTTCTTATGTACGTTATGTATATCCGTACAACAGAAAACAGATAGAAGGCGTAGGCAAGAAGCGTAAGGTTCTAAAGAGTAAATATGATGTTGACAATGCGGAGCCTATGGATTACGAAGAAAAAGCTCTAACATATTCAGCAATCACTATGAACATGCTGGAGACAATGGGAGAAGACATTTGCGATGTTGCCAGGGGAGCAGTGGATTTCATTGCCGACCATACGCCTAAAACTCCAAAGAATATGAAACCTTTCTTACTTGGACAGAATATTGAGTTTGATAAAGGGTTCTTCATGCAGTTGATGGAATACGCAGGGTTAGTTGGAGAAATTAAGAAACTCCTCAGAGGACATGAGGATTTTTACGGACACTGGCAACCAGATGTACTTGACACCATTATGCTTGGACAGCTTGCATTATGCCATCTTCCAAATGTGGATTCATACAAGCTGGAGATTATGTCAGAACGTCTTGGAATAGAGCTTGACGATGCCCATGATGCTGATGCTGACGTTTCTGCCACAACAAATGTAGCAGCGGTTCTCACACAACGCATGAGAAGTGAAGGCGGTGTTATGACAGGTGGAGGTCTGGCTATATCCAAAGCAGAAAAAAGTCGCAAACACTTTAAGATATAGTAAAATGGAAGAGGTAAATGTACAGACCGTAGACGAGCCTAAAGCTGAATTTCGCACATTGTCAGATCGTGGTGCGTTTACAGTAAGGAACGCTGATAATAATGAAATCCTCGTTGAAATATCTGGATATGACCTTCAAGTAAACTTCAATATGGAATACTTGAACAGCATCCAAGATGTAGAAGCTGCCGTAAGTGGCATAGGTGATGTGTTCCGTCAGATTATTATGGAGAAATTGCTTGAATACAAACAAAAGCAATAAAGTATCACTATTCATTATAAACAAAAGCCTTGCAATCCAGCAAGGCTTTTTAATTGACAGATAGTAATGAAAGAGACCAAACTGACAGAACAAGAGCAACTTTTTTGTGAGTTGTTTGTGAACGGTGCGGCTCCTTATGCAGGTAATGCCTTAAAATGCTACCAATCTGTTTTTTACAGTTGCGATGTAAAGGACAATATCCGTGCTAAGAAAATGCTGTCAAGGGACGATATAAAGGAGTTTATGGCAGAGTTGGAAGAATACAACTCCCTTGAAACAACTCACATGAAAAAGTTCCTTACTGAAAATCTAAAGCACATTATTGAAGAGACATCGACTGCTGTTTACAGAGATAGACGAGGCAATAAACTATCTCCAGCAGCACTAAGAAGTGTGGCAGTAGCGGCTTCTAAGACATTGATGGATATGTACCCTGTAAAGGAAGCACAAGTTAGTAAGTTGAACATTGAAGGCGGTGGAGAAAATGGCATAGTATTCAATGTAATTGTACCAGAATCAAAACCAAAAGAAAATGAAACAGATTAATGCTTGAAGCTATCCTCACAGGAATTATAGGCGTAATTGCTGGAAATGCTTCGATGTTCTTGTTCTTCAGACAAGAGCGAAGATCAAAGACACTTGACAATGATTCTAAAGAACACGACAATGAAGCCAAGGAATCGGAAGAGTGGAAAAAGTTGTACGAATGTGTACATGATGAATTGAGAGAAAAAGACCAGAAAATTGACACACTTTACGTTCAAATTTCTGACTGGCGGGATAAGTATAATGCTTTAGCGTCAGATAAAGCACAATTAGAAGTGAATAATGCTAAGATGTGCCTATTGAAATGTGAAGTACCATCTTGCCCTAATCGTAAGCCATCAACAGGATATTAATGAAGGAAATTGTAATTATCCCATCATTTGCGTTATCTGAAATGAAGCTGGATACACTTGTTGGCAGAAGGGCAAATATAGTTGAAGTCCTCAAAGACCATAACGGAACAATTCGAGGATGCTGGGCATCGCTTATTGGCGAGCCGTATATGGAAAAGAAAGAATGGTTTATACCATATAGCTCTTTTATTTTATGAAAATCGAAGTCAAAAGAATTGCTCTAAAAGATAAATATACAATCGGTCACATGTATATTGATGGCAAGTTTGTATGCGACACACTGGAAGATAAAGTGCGAGACTTGAACAAGAATGGCAAGTTTGACAATGGTGAGGTGAAAATTCCAAATGAAACCGCCATTCCTTATGGAACGTACAATGTTGCTATGAACATTCAGTCTCCAAAATATTCAAACTATGCAAAATATCCGTATGTCAAGAAGTATAATGCTTTCATGCCACGCCTCCAGAATGTACCTTCATTTGAGGGCGTATTGATTCACGCTGGCAATACGGCAGATCATACCAGTGGCTGTATTTTGGTAGGAGAGAATAAGATTAAAGGACAGGTTATCAACTCTCAGAAAATCTGGACGAACTTGATGGATAAATATTTCTGGCCAGCTAAACTTAGGGGCGAGAAAATTACCATTGAAATGAAGTGACATGAAGAAAAGAGACATTATATATGCGCTTGTTATCTTGCTGTTGACAATAGGATTGACTCACTTGCTTATGAAGAATACTCATGTAGATGTGAGCCAATCCTTACAAAAAACAGACACCACTACCTATGTTGATACGATACCTTATTACAAGCCTGTACCAAAAGACAGTATTGTGATCAAATATCATATCGTCAAACTTCCAGCACAAAAAAAAGATTCAACTACTGGAAAAACGGATAGTATAGATGTAGTTTTGCCTATTACGCAGAAAGTATATGAAGACAGTACATATCACGCTTGGATAAGCGGTTATCTTCCACGACTTGATAGTATTCATATCTACAATAAGAATACGACTATTACAAAGACTCAAACAATAACTGTTACCCAGTATAAAACAAAACGCTGGGGTATTGGCGTTCAAGTTGGATATGGATATAATTTTAATCGAATTTCGCCATATATAGGCATCGGAGTTCAGTACAACATTTTTAATTGGTAG